AGAGATGAGTACTGCTGAAATTAAGTTTTTATGTTAAAACAGGAATTACTTAATATTCACGGTACTGGCATCAGATAGAAATTGACAGAGTAGCGGATTGGCTATCCGGAGCAGGAAGTGAATTTCTGCTTTGGATAGCCGAAACTGCTGCTCTGCATAGTTTCTGATTATGTTACAGAAATTTTTGCTTCAGAGAATGTGAAAAATGTCAGTAGCAGAGAAACTTTAAAGACATGGTATTTTTGTTATAATATATCGTAAATTTTCAGCCTGATTCGTAAATTATCGTAATAGTAGATAAGTTCGGTACATTTATGCATATTCCAAAAAAAACTTTACTTTTACATAGGGCTGTGATAGAATGATAAATGGAAATTTAGTAACTAAAGAACATTGAAGGTTACTGAATTTATTGTCTTACCTGCACCTGTAGCTCAGTGGATAGAGCAGTGGTTTCCGGTACCATTCTAAAATGCTTAAAAATACTGTAAATTCAATACCTTATAAAAATGTTCACCCTTGTTTCACCCTTATTGCATATACCATTGGGTGAATAACTAAGATATGGGTGAACTTAATTTATATTGTTGACAAGAAATATATACAATAACATCTATCTTGAAATCTAATATTCCACATTATTTAAAATTTAGATTCAAAACATAATTGTATATACAATATTACATGAATGTTATATGATGCACAAGACCACATTATTTCCATTTAAACAGAATTAAATTGTATTTACAATTCATAAACGTAAAAAATAGGACAGAAGAGTATCATTACTCAACTGTCCTAAATTATTTTATCCTCTTGACTTACAGAACAAATGTTTGTATAATGTAAGCATGGAGGTAAGATGCTATGAATACAAATCAATTACAATATGAAAATAGTAATGCAGAAAATCTTATTAATGAAATTTATCGTATAAATCCAAATGTAAAATTCAATACTTTTGGGAATGTAATATCTGAAAAAGAAGCTATGATGCTATATCGTGCAGTTTTAAAGAATATCCATAATAAGAATAAAAATCTTGTTTATATACCTGTAATTAGTATGTAAACGTAAAAAATAGGGTAGTCAAATTGATTTCTGACTACCCTATGATATTATTTGTTTTTATTTCTATTTTTAATTCTATTGATTGCGTCATTAGCGCTATGCATCTTAGTAGATAAGAACTTTTCTATTTTATTTGATGGCACAATAAACGCTCTATTTGTATCTTTATCTTTCATAAAAATCCTTTATAATACACTATCTTTATCATATTTAATTTCCAGATTTTCTATATCTGGAAGAAGAATTTCGTGGTATATATCATCACCACCAACAGTTTCATAAAGTTTTCCCATTTCAAGAAATGTCTTTAATCCATCTGGTGTAATATATCCTTGTGACATAAAGTCCCTATGCATTCTCCATAGAGAGCTTCTAAATGATGCAACCGTACATTTATTGGATATTTGAATAAAATCATTCATTATTTGCTTTAATTCAGCAATTTGATTACTTAAATTCTCTTGATTTTCTTGTAAATGGTTACGAATTTCAATGCTCTGTCCATGATATGTTTCTTGATTATCCAGAAATGTTGTCTTGACGTTTTCTAATTCACTTTCTAATGTGTTTAATCGCTCGTTTACGGCATTTTCTCTTAATTCCTTACCAGACTTCAAGTCAAGTGATTCAAGTGTTCCTTTCCATAATTTTGTTCCTTCTACAATCAATAGAAGAACTAATACCACACAGAGAATAATTGTAAATATTCCCTGTGAATTTATTTCATTCAATGTATTAATCATCTCATATCCCTCAATCCTTTCCGCAAAAAGCTAAAATCATTTTTTCTTAATGTACTGAGCAGATACATAACCTGTGTATTTACCTGCAATTCTAACTTGATACCATTTGTTTCCAGATGTATCTTTTTTGGCTTTTAACACATCTACTAAGTTCCCTCTTTTAAGAATTGGATAAGATGATAATTTACTATAATTTGTTCCTGCGCCAGTACGCACATTTAACTCAGATGCGGTTACTTCTCCGACAAATGGATATTTAGTTTTACTTGTAGAAGCACTAGGTTTTACAACAACTGCATTAGGATCTTTGATGTTAGTTTTCTCAACATATCCTACAAATTTATCTGCAATTTTCACTTGATAACGTGTTCCAGATACACCAATTACATCTACTAAGTTACCTTTATTGAGCTTTTGATATGTAGATAATTTTGATGTTCCTGTAGGATTTGCAAATACATCTGTGTCATCTTTTGTAGCTGCGCCCACCCATTTTTTATAGGTTGTTGTGGATGGTTTTGAGGTAGAAGATGAGCTCATAATTGATTTGACGATAGAATAATCTGGACGACAGAATTTTGTTCCAGGGAGATTTGAATTATTATAATGCTTGAAACATACCTCCCCGCCATTGGCTATTATTGTACTTCCATTACTTGTATTTCCTTCAATTGTATAGAACTTATCACCCTCAACTTTAGTAACAATACCAGTATGAGTAAATGTACCGTTACGATAAAAAATTACAATATCCCCACGTTGAGGATTTGCATATTTTGTAAATCTTGCTCCAAGAGTAGGACAATAAACATATGGAAAATCATTCTCATGTTTAAGTAATTTTTTCGCAGTTTCAAGTCCAAAGGTCTTATACATACACCACGATACCCATACGGCACACCAAGCAGATCCATTCCATGACGGCTTTAAATCTCTCCAATATTTTGTGTAATTACCATCTCCAACATTTGCTGTTTTATCATCAAGTTGTGCATTAGATTTCTTTTCCATATATCCAATTTCCGCTTGAGCAGTAGCAATAAGAGCATCAATAGCTTTATCAATTGTTATAGAGGATGTTGTAGGTTTTGTAGTGGGTTTATTTGTAGAAGTAGTAGAAGTTTTAGATAGATATTTCTCAGAAAAGCAGACGTTAGTATCAAATTTTTTACCTGTTAGACCAGGTACAGTACCTCTGTCTGTATACTGGAAAAAATCACATTTAATAGGTGGTTCATGATATGAATAATCAGATTTATAATGGGCTAACCAGAATACATAACCTTTATTTTTTACAGCAGAACTATACATGTTATTGTAATAATCTGTATTAGCATAATATCCTGGAATATATCCTGCTTTTTTAACTGTTTCGCAAAATTTAATAGTAAAACTATTACATTCTTTTGCACTAAGTTTTACGCCTTTCTTAGCAGCTTTTGTAATAGTATCATATTCAAAATCTGCAAATACAATCTTAGGTTTGTACGCTTTAATTACTTCTAAGCATTTATTAGCGTTTGCCTTTACATCTGTAAGATTTGTAGCATATATAAACCAATATACAGCCACAATATTGATGTTATTCTTTTTACATGCAGTAGCGTATTCATTAAATTTAGAATCAATAGTAGTTCCATATCCTGCACGAAGAATAATATTATTGTATCCTGCTTTTTTGATTTTGGTAAAATCTAAAGTATCCTGCCAGAAACTAATATCTAGTAATTTTGTTGCCATAATTATCAAGCCTCCTTTAATATATTTTCTTTAACTAATTCATCATACTCATTTTTATACATCCAAATATATCCACCCGCAGTTTTGTGCCGATGTGTTTGTCTACAAGTACTACCAATATTTCCTCTATTAATTCCTGTTTCGTTTGATGCTTGTTGTAAACTATCATATAATTTAATAAAGTCATAATCTAAATCTAATTGAACTACTTGTGTTGTGTGATACTTTAGTAAAATATTATTTATAATATCCTCTTTATTATAACTCCCATTTAAATAATCTGATTCACGTAACCATATATAACCACCACTGGTTTTAGTTCGATTATTTAGAACATTATATATCGAAGTATCATTTATTCCAGTAATTTTGCTTGCTTCTTTAGTACTTTTATATGTATTTATATAATTCATTTGCAAATCAAATTGACAAATAGGAGTGTCTGTATTTCGAACAGTTGAAGTATTGATAATATTATTTATATACTCTTGTCCACCATTTTTATTAAATTCTTCTTCATATATCCAAATATAGCCATTATACGTATGTTTTTTATTTTTAGATAATATATTAACCAACGTAGATGGTTTAAAATCAAATACTTTTCTAACGTGTAATTTTGATTGATATTTATTTACTAATTGTCCATCAAGTGAAAATTGTAAAATGACTTTATTATCAGTATTTGATTTTTTACGTATAAATGTTTTTGTTTCTTCATATGATATTTTTGAAGGTGCATCATCCCATGAATATCTAAAGACGTATCCATTTGCTGTTCCATGATATTTACAGGCATATGTAACTTGGCTATTATTACACCCTATAGTTTTTGCAGCTTTCGATGCAGATACATATTCTGCGATAAAATTTCCATTGTAATCACATTGTTTTACTGGGGTTAATGCCTTATTATTTCCACCAGTTCCACCTTCGGCATAGTTATATCCGTATTCTTTATCACTAGATCTTAATACTGAAATAAGTTTCTTTTCTATCTCATTTGCTTCTTCATGCGTTAATTCACCAAACGCTATTTTACTTTCAAAATTGTCCCATCCATATTTCTGAATAGCATTCCAAAACAGAGGAGAATGTTTATAACCTTGTCCATCTTTACCTGCACGTTCTTTTAAAGTTCTACATGTTTGACCTACATATTTCTTTCCGTTGATTTTATTAGTATAGACATATACTTTATATTTTCTTTCGTTGTCAACTGCTTTCATAATAAAATTCCTCCTTAAAATTAAACATAAAAAAGAACCGCTATTTCATAGCAGTCCATAAATTCAAAGCATCATTTAGTTTTTCATTTCTGATATAAACCCAAAACATTTGTTGATTATTTGGGTTTAATCCTACAACTTCATATCTAATATTTTTCTTAGTTAAAAACTTTCTCTGTTCAAGAGAATAGCAACAATATAAAGGTGTTTTTCTTTTCATAAATTCACCTCATTTAAATAAAATTTACATAAAAATAGAGAGCCTTGTCATGACACAAGGCTCCATCTAAATTTAAGCATAAAAATAAGAGGCATCTCACCTCTTCGACAAAAGTTTATACATTCTTTTTATTCATACTTCAACAATAACATCGTCATAACCATCTGTGATAAGAATAGTATCTACATCTTCCTTCCAGTTCTTATACAGTTTAGTTTTCACAAAATACGCTCTGTATTTCTTCTGACCTGCTTCAATACTTTTGTCTGCTTCTTTCATAATCATACGTGCGATAAATGTTGTCATATCTTTCATATCCTTTCTATGTCCTTTCTATTAATAGAATTATATAATTACGCACCCATAAGGGTAGGTAATACATCAGTTAAGATACTATCTACAGTAGTAGACAGTTCTGCATTCATTGCTTCAAGTTCAGCAATGCGTTCTTTGTCAGTCTTTACAGTTGCTTTTTCATAATTTAGATATTTTTCTGGATTTGTTTTCACATCATCAATATCCAGAACTCCAATATCTTCAATGATTTCTTTGTAATCATATTCATACATAGTTACAGGTTTGGCAGATTCTTCACTATTTATATGATCTTCTGTAACTTCCTTTTCATTTAGACAGATGTACACATACACCTTATCTTTTTCAACAACTTTAACAGAAGGCTGCTTTTCCATAAAACGAGATTTTGTCATATTCTTTTACCACCGTTACTGAAAACTTATAAAAAAGTTATAAACTTCTATGTTCCATTCCTACTTCAACGAGTATGCTTTTGATGATATAAATATCAATCTACTCACAAGTTCTTGTACTCTCCATAGGCGTAAATTCCTGACTAACGTATCAGTACCTATCTGTAATAACTTTAAAGTGTTATACTACAGATTCCTTCAAAACATTCTCTCCATATCTTTTAAGATTCAAAGCTGCTTGAAAATCTCTGTCGATTACATTTCCACATTCACATTTGTAAATACGGTCTGATAACTTTAAATCTTTTTTGATACTTCCACAACAACTACATAATTTAGAACTTGGAAAAAATCTGTCTGCAATGATTACTGGAATATTATTCCATACTGACTTATATTCGATCTGTCGTCTAAATTCATAAAATCCTTGTTGTTGAACTGCTTTGGATAAATGTCTGTTTTTCATCATTCCACTTACGTTTAAATCCTCAATACAAATAAAACTTGGTTCTCGTTTTATAATTTCAGATGTTGTCTTATGTAAATAATCATGACGAATATTTGTTAGTCTATGATTTAATTTTAAAAGTTTATTTTCCTTTTTGATTACATTATTAGTTTTACGGTATTCCTTTCCTTGTTTATTTTTCTTATAAGATTGAGAAATTCTACGCTGTAATCTGCGTTTTCGTTTTTCCATTTTTTTAACTTTTTGTGTTTTATTAATATTCTGATATTTATTTCCATCAGAACATACCGCTAAATCTTTAATCCCTAAATCTATTCCAATACCATTATTTAATGAAAAATTCGTAGAGTCTTCATATTCAATACCTACTGTAAGATACCAACTTAATCCGTCATATTTAATGCGAGGATTCGTATACTTACAGTTTATTGGTATTCGATTATATTCAGCAAGACGCACTTTACAAAAATTTTTATTTCGTTTGCTCCTCACTTTCCCTCGTCCAGTAATTAACACTAATTTTACATGAGTGTGAGTAAATTGAATTTTTACATTATCTTGATAGAAGGATGGAACAGAATATTTACGACTTTTAAATTTAGGAAACTTTGAACATCCTTTGAAAAATCTCTGATAGGCATTACAAGCATCTTTTATAGATTGTTTCGTAACATCACAATCTACATCATTTAACCAAGAATATTCCTCTGTTTTCTTTAATTGTGTAAATTCTTTTCGTAATTTACCATCAGAAATAAATTTTCTACCATTTTTATAACTTTCTTGTTCTTTTTCTAATGCCCAATTATAAGTAAACCGAGCAGCATTAGCATATTTAAACATTTTAGATCTTTGTTTATTGTTTGGAATCAACATTATTCGAATTGTTTTTATCATTTTTCAATTGCTTATCGACTTTACCACCTTTTTACAAATTTTCATAATATCCTTCACATGATACTTTTGAATTACTTTTACCGAGTTACTATTTTTTAATAATCCCCAATAGGAGATCATTTTCCTTGCATGAGATTCTAAAACTTTTTGATGAATCTTTATTCGTTTCCATATTCGTATGGCTATTCTGCGAATTCTTTTAAATACTCGTCTACGAATAGTAATATGAGTTCTATAAATACGGAATCCCATCATATCAATAAATGATCCATCACATTTCTTAACAAACGGCATTTGCTTTATAAACCATGATTCTTTTATTTTTAAACCAAGTGTTTTACAATATTTAATTGTTTCTTTAACAGCTTTGTGAATATTTTTAGATGATGTTCCAATCATTAAAATGTCATCCATATAAAACAACCTATGATATACGAGACGAATAGAAGATTTAGTCCCATCTTTATGTTTTCTTACTTTGTGTAAATGTCCTATAAAGTGATATATTTGGGATAGATACAGATTACATAAATACTGAGAAAGAAAAGAACCAATAGATAAACCTTGTTCAAAACTATTAACAAGTTCTTTGATAAGCCACATCAACATGTCATTCTTTATATGTTTTTCTAAGAATTGAATTAACTTATCCTGTGGAATAGATGGATAACATTTACGAATGTCCAGTTTAGAAAAATATTTAAGAGATTTATTACGCATCCATCTTTGTATTATACGAGAGCCTTTTAAGCATCCTCTATCTTTGATAGAAGCGTATTGATGAACGCCTATGCGACATAATAATGGTTTAAATCCTTCAATTGCAATATAATCATATATTTGTTGTTTTACATGTTGGATTCCTATATTACGGATTTTATGAGAAGAAGGATCAATCTTTTCTCTGTACCAGATTGATGGAAATGATATAGATTTGCTGATAAGTTCTGAACGAATAGTATCTATTAAAAACTCAATAAATACTTTTAAAGCTTTTCTACCATAACGATAATGAATATTATATATTTGACATTTTCTCAATCCAGAAATACCAGATAATAACTCTAATGTATCATTACGTGTATATTTATCTTTCAAACACTTATACGTTGCTTTTGAAATTAAATTACGGTCAGTTATGTCGATATTTTTACAATATCGTTTCATTATCAACAGGTTCCTCCTTTTTATCTTTTTGTATATATACATCGTTATACGATTGTATTTAAAAGGCTTTTCGTAAATACTACTAAGCCCCACTATCAAAGTGCTCCCTATGGAAGCAGAGTTGGTCTATAAAAATCATTTTAGCCATCCGGCTACGTCAGTCTCCTGAACACTTTTTAAAAGTGCGAAATGTGTTACTAAAGATTTGTAATTGTAAATACAATTAGCGGCGCAGTAATTCCAATTCGTCCTGTCAAGCCTGTTCCTGCAATTCACGTAAGAACAGCCTGCATTCGAACCATTCCTGAGATTACCGCCCGTAACACAAGACCGTTTTTTATTTAAGGTTTCAATAATGCGTTGGTCGCAATTTCATCAGCCAATTCATTATATATAATTCCGACATGGGATTTCACCTTAACAAACCCCATTTTTATTTGTTGAGAATACAGAGTCATTTCATCTACATAATTTTCAGTATAATTTGTATTCGTTCCCCATTCTTTTGTTAGCCACTTTAAAATACCTTCATAATCATAAAAGATTGTTATTTTTTGAATGCCTTTTTCTATAGCTTTTTGAACAGCGAACTTCACAGCTTCACATTCGGCGGCGACATTATGAAGCTTAATTATTTCTTTATGTGACTGCGTATTCCATCGGAATACTTTGTCATAAGTTTCTTTATTCCATTGAGTGAAAAGTACAACTCCATACCCAGCTTTATTCTTATTTTGTGAGTAAGCTCCATCCGTAAATGCGATCGCTTGGTTAGGCGGTAATTTAGTGATCATTTCATCTACAGATGCATTAAATATATTTACTTTTTCAGGTGTCCAAATTTGTTTCATGTGTTATATCCTTTTCTTTTTATAGAAGAGGGGAAGAGTTCCCCTCTTTTCTCTCTGCGTTTGCTTCGCAAACTTGCTCGAAAATTCACCCTTTCAGACGACCTGTTTTTAATCGGCGGCGCAGAAATCCCAATACGCCCAGCCAAGCCAGTCCCTGCAACCCACGCAAGAACAGCCCGCATCCGAACCATCCCCGAGAGCACCGCCCATGAGGTATTCTCTTGTGCCAGAAGTATTAGCTCCACCTGCGTATAACATATCAGCCCAACCTTGAGAATTTGAAGAACCTTTTGCAGATGGGAACCATCCACCAGTATTAACGTCAACTGAGATGTCGCCAATCCAATAATCAGATCCTTTTCCATCTGGATTAGCAGGAATTGTACCAATACATGTATATTTACTTCTAATTGTTGTATCAGAAGAACTATGTGCAACACCTTTTGGAGCCACATATACTTTCTTGCTATAATTACTCTGGAAATCCATTACAGTATCAGATGCAACAAGATAAGCACCTACAGCATACTCACGACCTTGTATTCTATATGGACGCTTTCCATCAGTATTAGACACAGGAGAACCATCATGTCTACCAATAACTGCATCTGTACTTCCAGACCACCAGTGCATAGAACTGATTGTAATAGGGGCATTCACGGTATCAGATAATTTAATAGGAGTGGTATTAAATCCTGTTTTAATATCAAGATATACAGCTTTATTATTCTCATCGAGCGTTTCTATACGTAATACTTTTACATCATCTGCATATTTATGAATATTCGTTACTCCACGGTCATTATTTACACCGTTCTTAGTATTATTAAGTTGTCCATAACCAACTGATACATAAGAACCAACAAGAATATTTTTTGCCTGATCGTTTGTAACAGGGAAGTATGTATGTGCATCAGCAGACTGAACAGAAGCAGAATATTGGAAATTATAATTCGTACATCCTTGGAATAGACTCTGACTATTCTTCGTAGCACCTTTAATAATATTAAAAAGAATCTGGAATGTATTTCTTTCTGCCCCTGCGCCCCAATGTCCTTTACCTTTCTTCTGATAGTTTGTAATCATATTATTATGACATTGCCATTTCTCAGGTTTCAGTCCAGGCTGACTTCTTAATAATCCATCACTTGCAATACCTGATACATAAGCTGATCCAATACACCAAGGAAGAACAGTACCATCAGCACGTTTACATTCTGTCCAAGGTTTCAGACCATATTTTGTATTAGGCATATCAGAAATCGTAACAAGATCATACTCTGGATTACTTGCATCCCAATTCCAATAAAAGCTCATCTGCATAGCACCTACATCAACTGCACCTGTAGTAGCATAGTTATCGTCATATTCTGTAGCGACAGGATAAGCAGTACCATCATCATTACGCTTGTAATTACAATGCACCCACTCAAACATAGGATGATTACCATTGAGATAGTCGTCTTTTCCTTCTGTAGTGTCTGTAGATGGAACAAATTCAAGTCCTACATTATCTAAGAGTTTTTCACCTGTAGAAGTAGGATTAGTAGCGAATTTCCAAATTTTTGTCTGATAAACTTTACCTGTACGCTGAATGTTATAATAATTTTTAATTGTTTCAACATGAGGTGTTCTATTCTTAATATCAAAAAGAGTAGACGCAGAAACATAAGTTGATAAGTCTTCTCCTGCTTTGCGAATACTTTCAAGTGCAGCATCACGTTCAATTTTAATATAATTATTCCATTCTGCTTCTGTCCCTGTAAATGTTCCAAGTCTTTTAGCAATTTGATAGGAGGATTCACCGACATCACCTTTGTCGCCTTTTTCTCCCTTGTCACCTTTTAAACCGACATCACCTTTGTCGCCTTTTTCTCCCTTGTCACCTTTTAAACCGACATCACCTTTGTCGCCTTTTTCTCCCTTGTCACCTTTTAAACAAGGAAGAGATTCAAAATTTTTCGTCTTAGGATTTTTATATTTAGCTGAACCTAAATTAAAAGTTTTCATTAAATTCCTCCTTTAAATCAAAAATAGATGCCAAAATAGCATCCAAATATTTCCATATTTACCAAATTTTTATCAATGAAATGTGCCTTTCAATCAGGTATAATTTTCCTACCAAGAAAGGAGGTGGCAAATATGGCATTATATGAGATTAAAAATTACATCAAGTTGCTCTGTATAAGGATTGACCACATTGAAAGCTATGTAGTAGATGAGTTGAATACATCTGATGAAAAAGAAATAAATGACTTCATCAAAATGTATAAGCATCGAAAAGGTCTAAAGATTCTTATATTTGAAATGGCAGATGAAACCCATGTGATCACATATGAACAAATGCAAAGTTTCATACATACGTTACATGTGTTTGATTACATCAGGCAAATCATTGAGAATGAAACAAATAAACTTGTAGTTGTCAACGACAGTGAGAGTCCTGATGCATTGCAAACAGACCCATATTTACATAGGTTATTAGACTTGGGTAAATAAGAGAGTAGGGCAGGAGAGTTTTCTTCTGCCCGTTTTGTTAGTTCAAGTTTCCGCTTTCGGTTCTTCTTCCTTATTAATATCCATCAGCTCATTGTACTGTTCCTCAGTAATCCTGCCCGTTGCGAAGAAAATATCAATCTTATTTTTCAAATCATCTGTCAGACCGTTTTTCTCTTTAAGTTTTAGTAATGTTCTATATAACATAATCATACCTCCAATTCTGTAAGTGCTACTGCGTATTCGCTGTTAACGTAGGATTCTGCCGCCTGCAAATCAGTATCCTGAGCACGTGCGTCCATGTCATAGATATAATCTCTCGTATCGCCTATCTGCTGTTTTACATAATTCCAACCGTTCTCCATGCTTATTGGATAGTTGAATACTGTATATCCGTCAAGCTGTTCGGAATTGATAAATATATTTGTGGTTGGATAATATGTTGTAAGTGCTTTAAATGCGGTAATTTCTTCCTTGGTGAGGTCGGTTTTGACAGGAGTATTACGAACTATATAAATAACGTGATTATTAGATGATAAAAAATTACGCCATTCCTCTACTGTCATTTCATCAGTATGGGCATAAAATCTTATCTGATTGTACCAAGTGTCAAAAGTTCCATAATGAGACGTTAGTGATTCATATATGGCTTTATCACATAAAGCACCTGCTATATTTGCATCAGCAAAAAATTGGAACACGCCGTTTCTGTTTTCACTTCGTTCGCTTAAATTCCAATTTTCGGTACCATTGAGAACTTTTTTCTCAACCATCCTAACCAATTTCCCACGTTCCACATCCACATAATCTGCAATATACTGCTGACCATCAATTGTGACGTTACCACCTGAACTTACAGGGATAGCGTTTAACGTGTATGGGAGAGCGACGGTCTGTTCGTGGTAGGGTTCGAAATCATCGTAGGTGGCATCTGGGTATAGGGAAGCATCTACGATCATTGGTTTGAAAAGAAGGTTGTTACAATTAATTCCAGCATTTATTCTAATTCTTATGAAAAAATTTTCATCAGCTTTTATATTTTTACCATCACCTGTATCATATCCATAAATCAAATTATTAGTTCTTGCTTGTAATTCGTAAGACGCATCATGAGCTCCCCCAACTGGACACCCTACAAGTCTAAATGAACTACAAGACACGTCCTGTGCAATATCAAATGTTGTTATCGTTGTAGCTGTACCATTCAACGTATATGTTCCATCTCCATTATTGGTACAAGTAACGCCATTCACTGTGGTAGTCTGCAATGTGGCTTTCAATAAATTTTTCCCACAAATCTTAATAGCAGGATTCACAACGCTTTTAATCTCTTGCGGATAATCAGGGTTCGGGCTTGGAATGCCGCCAGTGTAGGGTTCGAAATCATCGTAGGTGGCGGTAAGGTTAGTGGTTATCATTGGTTTAAAGAGAAGGTTGCTTGCTCTAAAGCCAATGGTTACAACAATATATATGGCCTTTGTTTCGTCATTAGACAATGAATATATAACACCGTTTCCTATATCTCTTTGCTCATTTGTTGATCCATAAGGCTCTATATGATATCGTTCGATTATTCCACCGCCTTGCGGACAACCACATATCTTATATTTTGTATCACCTGTAAAAGTAACTGATCCCAAATTAAATACAGCATTTGCATTTGCAGTCCCATCTAATGTATATGTTCCATCACCGTTGTTTGTACAAGTAACACCATTCTGTGTAGTAGTCTGCAAAGTAGCATTCAGCAGATTCTTCCCATTATACTGTTTCTGCTCAGACTTCCCATACAGCATCATATCCATAATTTTGCCATTGTCAGAATCGGCAAGATGAGTTTCGCCTTGTGAACTTGCGTAGAATTTGGTGATTTTGGTGGATATATCTTCCTTTAGTGAATTAGTTACATTATCAATTTTCTTAGAACTCCATGTGTCAACATCACTCACTTCATCATCCTTAATTTCAGGAATATTAATAACACCACTAATATCATCAGGGTTGATCCATAATCCTGTACGTTCATTTGTTGGAGTAGTAGTAGAGATTTCTACATCATAGAGCTTTTGCATTTGACTATAAATTAAGTCAACCGCTTTCTTATTTGTATTAACGGCAGTAGCTTTATTTGTAACGTCCGTTTGTACTGCTTTATATTCCTCTGTAAGATCACCGTCAAGTAATTCAAATAATTTAAGCCAACGATTATCTGTAATCTCTATATTTTTTTCAATATCGGTTGTAGCAATATATCCACAACTAATTTTTCCAACTTTATTTGTTACAATATCTAACTTGGTATAGTTTGAATTTTTATCCCATATACCTTTGGGAGTCATAAAAACCTTACCGAGATTTTTACTTGCACTCATTAATAGTCGTCCTCCTTTATATCATTTTGTAATAAATATCCATTCTGTATATAATAAGCAGGAGAGTAAGTCTCTAATGTTCCTGTCTCGAAATTAATCCAAATGTCATCTTCTTCTGGAATATCGTCATCATCTAGTTCCAAAATATCCATAATGTTTTCATCATTGTCTTGAAAACAATCAAATGACATTGTAATTTCTGCTGGTGAATCATCTGAGGAAAAATTAATTTCTAATTCACGTTTTGGACAACATTTATATGCTGTCAAACGCATGGCAGATTCTTCTCCATCCTCAGTTTTATTCATAGTAATCATTTGAATAAAATACATGGCAGAAATATTAGAATAACTAAAAGAAATACGTTTCACTCCGCTTGATTTATTTTGCAAATAACCTACTGCATACGTCTTATTTTCCTTAATTTCTGATGATATAAAATCCTTGTCATCAATAGAACCTTTGATTTCTTCACCTGTAAAATCATTATATGGATAAACAAAAACACTCCCCGAAATAGGAGAGTGTTTCAATCTAAGAGCACCATCTGTAACAGCAGTAATATTTTCATATCTTGTAACAACACCATCAGATAATATTTTTTCACCAGTCAAAAGAGAATATATCTGGAATGGATGAACTTGAAATGTAATATCAATATTTCCTTCAATTGGTGCATCAATTCTAAAATATCTTGCACCATTTCGTCTTACATAAATAGAATCAGATGTGAAATTATAAGTAGTTGTATTGCAAAAATCTACTTTTAATATAGGAGCTTTGGTATAATAATCTCGGATGTCTAAATCGCAACACATACGATTTGCCATATTTTTGTCCATGATTATTTACCTCATTACTTTCCTGTATCTGATGTATCTTTTTCATTTTGTTTAATAATATCTCTTAATGTTGGGAGCGCATTATCAATCTGTTCATCAATCCATTTAACAAGTTCCTCTTGATTTACAACTTTTGCAAGAATGGGATATTCCTTATAAATCTCACTGATTACTTCACTACGCTTAATACTTCCTGCTTTCTCCCATTCAGCATAATCTTTCTCTGCTTGAGTAATCAGTTTTAAGATATTTTCGGAAATCTGTTTCTTGGCAATTTCAATTTTCTTGTCTGTGGAAAGTTTTGAATATGATTCAATTTTTTTCCATAGAGCTAAAGCCAAACCAATGATAACTAAAATAGTAGTCCAATTATCATTGATTAAAGATAAGAAGTTTTTGATACCATTTAAAATATCCATATGCGTCCTCCTTGTATTATTTATTATCCAACAGCCTCATTACTGTCAGTTTGTTCATCACCATCAGAAATAGAAGAATTGTCCTCATTTAATGACATTTCAAATTGACCACGTTTATGCTCATTATCACTCATTTTGAAATAACCTAGCGCAGTAGGTATGAGAGTAGTAGCTACTCCAATAAGTGCATACATAAAACTTGTGTCCTCAGTTTTTAACGCCATATATTCAGAGAAAATTAAAATCTCCAAACAAATCACAATGATTGTCCAGAGAACTTTTTTACTTGTCCGTATTTTTTTAAATTTGAATCTACTCTTTTTCATCCGATGAAGTTTCCGTTTCATCGTAATATTTTTATTCCGTTCTTTTATTTTTGCTTCTTTCTGTTTATATTCTTGTTCTGTCATTCTTTCTTATCCTCATCTTTACGACATAAGAAATCCATTAAGGCAAACATATCCTTTGGAGTTAATACATCATATTTTGAATCATCATAGTCGAATGTAGATTCATCAATGTAAAATCTTTCTACTTCAACCTCAAGAGAGAGTAAATCATTGATCTCCTCATACATCTTATGAGCAACATCTTTATCATCAAGTTCTGGAATACCAGATTTATTTACAACAACTTGTCCTTCCTTATTTTTCTTAAAGTGGTCTGAATAAGATTCATACATCTTTTGCAGAACATCAGTATAATCTTTATATTCCTTATTGAAATAGTTCTGATTCTTGATGATAGCGAAACTAATTTTTGCAGGTAATTTCATGTCACCAAATTTATTTAGAAAGTTAATTACATTAATGATTTCAATATTTCTATATTTCATATATTTTCTTCTCCTTGATTTTGTGCATAATAAAACAGACTACAGAAATTAATCCATAGTCTGTTGCAATAATTTATGTGATTATATTCTATTTAGCAGTATCTACTAAGCTATATACATATGTTTCAAACTCTGTAAAGTCTTTCAGAACCGATTCCTTATTAGCCTTGAATGCTTCGCCATCTTGAATAGATTTATTAATAGAAACATCACCATTTTTACTTACAGATGCATTTGCATAAGCTACATTCTTTTGATTTTCTGCTTCACCAACATAAATATTTGCACTTACATTAGTTGTTGTATTAATTTTAATCATGCTGATTCCTCCAATTTTTGTTTTATAATTGCAATTTCTCCTTGTAATGAGAGAATAGTGTTTTTAAGTTTTTGGTTTTCCTCTATAAGAGAATCAATACGGTGATGGGCTTTTTGTGTCATCATAATATTAATAGGTATAAATTCTTCATATGAAAGCATATATTGTTCTGTTAAGCCTAATGAATTTGGTTTGGATAATTTAGTTTTAGTAAGAATTCCATATAATGAATAATCATCTATATTGTACTTAATAAATGATTCTTCAACATCTTGTGCAATTAATCCATAATGATGTTCATTAGAATCAAAATCTGTTTTTAAATGATATGATACAGGTTTCAAATCAAGGAAAAATTTATCTAAATTTAGCTGATATTCTGATAAATATTTAATATCGTCTTTTACATTTCTATCAGAGTAAATTTGCGGAGCTGCTTGACAATTTAACTTTTGCCACAGATAATCGCCATCACCAAGATATGCCTTATAACTTCCTGTAGAAAATGGTCTGAAAACAAGATATGTTGATTTACTGTCACTTGTTAACGTCCATTGTGCAGAATATCCAGAGGAAGATAATATATTTGAACTTCCCCCACCTCCTCCAGCATTATTAATTGCTTCGGTAATTGCTTTTTGTGTCATAGTACCATCTGTGTAACTTCCAGTATAATTATACAAACACATAACACCATAGGTACTTGCATTTGCCAGATTGTAAGTTTTTCCTTGTGCAACGCTTCTCCAACCTATATTTCCACTATCGTCAGCTACGAGATACTTTGATGCAGAAGTATAATTTTTTAAATACGGAATACTAACGATTGTATTGTTGTTTCCAAGTTGAATGCCATTACCTCTAATAATGGTTTGATATGAATTATCAGCAATCATAACTTTATGAGTATTATTATTACTGTCATAATTACAATATATTCCTGTCACTTCATTTCCATTATGATCAACCATATCCCATCCTTTGTTATATTTCATATGCAATGTACCTGTTATAGGTTTTGAAGTGGTTGTACCAGACATAGGAATATAATCTCCACTTCCACCAGAACCATTAGAATCTGTCCATCCAACATTTCCATTATCATCTATAACTAAATACTTTGATGATGATTTTGGTGATAGCCCAGAGAATTGAACAGTAGTTGTCGCATATAAATTTTTTGTGCAAACTTGCAACCACTTATGATTTGCTGTTCCTAATTTGATTTCCTCATTATACCGCAATGTACTATCATTTACATCACCTGGAATAAGACATAATCCGCTATCACTCGCAATTTGTAACCTTACTTCCGCAGGAACATCATTTCTAATAGTAAAAAGCTGAACATATGTAGTGTCTTGATCTGTCACACAACTTACAGATGAACGATTAGTTTTTGCAATAGTTGCATACTGAGAAATTATAGATGTCCTTCTAGTGAACTGAGTCGTGCTTGAAGAAAAATCTATAAATTCCATCCATGATTTATCTTGGTTTCCCATGTATAAATCAGCAATACCATCTGTTGGTTCCCAATTATCACCACACCAGATTGCTTTTATATATTTATCTTTTCCACTTGCATATACCCTATAATCATTTTGTGCATAAATAGAAGTAGCTGTAATATCACCTGTAAAACTACCTGTCGCACCAGATAGTGTACCCGTAAATATTCCTTTTGCGGCATTAAGACTTCCACTAAATACACCATCAGTAGCATTAATTGTTCCTGTAATATCAACACCCGTAGCAGTTAATTTACCACTTTTAGAGATACTTGCATGAACTCCTGTTGTATCACCAATAGATAATTCTCCACCAATAATATGAGGAGAATAAATATATGTTCCTGTAATTTTAGTTCCATTATAACCAAGAACATTTGATAGATTTAATAAGTCCTGTTTTACGCCATTTGCAGTAGTATCATCAGTATACTTATTCTGTTTTGTCCAGTCAGTTGAGTTATATTGTTCAGATTCTTTTCTTGCAGTCGCACAAGTAAGAATGTCGCCAGAACTACCAACAAACCATAAGTCACCTACATTATATGGTGGTTTAGGAGTATCAGTAAATATCTGTGCTTTACCATTAATCTCATTCCAAACCGATTCTGGAACATCACCCGTAAAATCATCCCATGAAGAACCATTCCACATTTTCACGACATTATTTGTAGTGTCATACCACAAATCATTTTCGTGTGCTTTCTTTTCTTCATCAGTCCAATTTATAGATGGATCATCACTCTGTCTGAATGTGTCAATCTTGCCATCAATCTGTTCTTTTACAGTAGCCATAAACTCATTTAGAGTATCTTTCACTACGACATTTTCTGTACCCGTAACACTATCCCATGAGATAGAAGCGTTCCCTGCTAGTCGAATATTACCATTATCATCAATATATAACTGTCTTTCATAAGTTACATTACCTTCATCATCAGTAATTTCCTTACGAATCGTAAATACATTTTTGTTCATCGTGTTAGTAGTCACAATGATTCCATCTTTAGCCATTTCAATAGACTTTTCTTCATTGTAAATACCTACTTCACTTGTAAGAATTAAATTACTCACAAGAGTATCAGCAATAACACCATAGCTTTCTTTATAAGTCTTATCTTTTGGGTCATAATAAATAAAATTACCAATACCAGCTCTAGCAGTTTTCCAATTATCATCAGTGATATAAATACCGTGATTGATAATTTTTAACTGAGAATCCGTATAATCAGAAAGAACATCATCATATTCACGACATAATAAACCATGTTCATCCCATGTAATATCTTGGTTATCCGCATTACTAACGATTTTTGTATTCGTCATACTCAAACCTTTAGCAATCATTTCATTCATTTTATTCTTGAAATTAGTATTGATATTAGACTGTCTAGTTACGCCATTATAAGAAGTAGCCATCTTAGAAGAATTTGCTAAAATACTTTCCATGTCGAATACTTGATTTGGTGTAGAAACAACATCAGAAAATGTTACACTAATATTTTGCGTGTCAGAGAAATCAATTTCATACTCAATAATTCTTAATTGATATACCTTATCGTCAATTCCAACACAAATCCAGTTACCATTTTTAAAGTTATTTGTCACAGGTTCAAATTCTTTCATACGTAAGAAATTCTTAATTGTTCCTGTAATAGAATGTTGGAGAGAAGCAGACTTAAATAATTCTTTCGTAGCAACTGTAATAAACTCAATTGCATTTTTCATTAAATCTGTATTATTAAGTCCATCAGAAATGTAATTATCATTAGAATACTTATCCATACGAATAAATGAACTAAATTCTTTATATAAATCAACTCCAATGTAATTTTTAAAATTCAATGCATCTTGTACTTCTGTGATAATTCTTTCAATTTCAATCTGAATACCATCTTGCACAAGTTGATTCTGATTATTATATTTTCCTTCAACAGTATACAATTCCTCTTCACGTACTTTAATCTCATTTTGAATTGCATTCATCTTATTGTAATAAGGAATATATACATTCTCATACAGGACTTTTGTATTGATTCCATATATGTTTGATGTGCTGTTTGAAGAAATTCCTTGCTGTACCATCATATCAATACATGACTGGCAACACTTTTGGAATATTTGTAATGTATTTAAACAATACTTTTTCAACTGTGATTTAAACACAGTTATATCTTGTTTGAATAATCCTACGATATCATAGTAATTTTCATCTGAACGAGCAAGAATAGAATCTATACGTTGTTTTACATATGATTCATAGTTTTCATTGATACTGATTGATACAAATTGAGAAGTAAATTTATCATCTTTATCAGCATAATTCTCTAAGTTAAACTTACCCTTCCATACATTATTAGACAATGTAGTGTTTGTAACTGTAACTTTGAAAACACCTTTGACAATAGATTGTGCCAACATAACCATAATATTATCAGCAGTAGACACAGAAAGATTTTTAAGAGAAGTAGTAGAAGCAGAAGATGGGAGATTATCCATCAAATATTCGCCCTGTGATTTTGCATTATTATCTGGCTTGTCTATCGGTGGCATTAACTTATTTCTTAAAAGTTGCACCATATCAATTGTATCAAAATAAATACGCATTAACTTTGGATACCCAACAATAGGATTCTTAATTTCTGTATCTTTTAAACTTTCTTCATAAGTCTTATATTTATTGACAAGTATATTATAATTTGTCACAAAAGAATCATTTATCGTAAAATTATAATCAGACTGATACTTTTCATATAGGGTATCATAAGACTTTAATTTTTCTTGTAATTCTGGTGACATTTCTTCTCTTGTTTCGTCTGGAAAATAGTAGATATAATCTGTTCCGTTAGGATTGCATGATCGAATAGCGGCGGTCATTAAATCATCACCTGCTTCAAGTTTCATACAGTTCTTTACAGAATCAGTATCAACAGAATATGTAATCTCATCAGCAAGATTATCTCTTGAGATAAATACGTTTGTGTATTCTCCATATCCCAATATGATATTTGTGCTTCCACACTTAGGACATTTGTGTACGAATGTATCTCTATTTCCACAATCTATACAATTTGCTTCCAAATCATATACAGAGATTGTTCTTTCTGGTTTTCCGTTCTCATCAGAACTACAACCAAATATAAATAAACAATCAAGTTCTTCTGCTATTTCTTGCAACGCATCATAAATTGATGTATCATCAAATGTAAAAGTTCTCTGCAAATTCATCAAACTTTTATCAATATGTTTAACTTTATAGTGGGGTGCTTTGTCTGTAAGCAATCTATCCATTAATGAAGCTTCTGGATGATCTGGATTATAAAATGTTGTTGGTATTTTATAATCATCTCTAGCGATATCTGTTTCAGTATTAATCTCAATTCCATATAACATAATTTGAGATAATTCAGATTCTCCTAAAGTTTTACCAGAAACATTCTTAATATTTTCATCTTTTTCATTTACTTCTACAGTAATTTCATACCACATATCCCATTCGGGAATCCAAACTAATTTAAAATCTTTAATGTCATTCCAACATTTAATAATGCTGTCACCTATTTTTTTATGTGCAGCAAATATAAATTCGGATGCTTCTTTCATGGAATGTTTTGTGACAATGTTATCTACATTTGTAATGTTCCCAAGTTTATCTCCATTTTTCTTAGCGAGAACAAAACTAATATCCTCTACGTTGCCAGAGGTGTCCATTCTTAATTTATGTACGTTCATTCTTAAAGTCCAACTCCTTTCGCAACAGGATAGTATTTAATTGTAATTTCACATGGGATATTTACAGAAATGAAATTTTTATTATTTGTATAAGAGTTTGCAATTCTAAAGAATACAAAATTAAAATCATTGTATAATTTATGAGATGAGAGAGAAGTAGATATGTTTAAATTCTCATCAACAGAAATAACTTCATTTGTAGAACAATTCTTAATTGTTGTTGTACGGTTTTCGATAGAATTTGTAATTTTTAAATCTCCACTTGAAAGGCATTTAATCTGTATATCAGGATAAATATAGCCTATATCATCTGATTCATCTATGATAGTGAATTGTTCATTTGCCTTAAATGTATGCGTGATTGTTTTACAATCTTGCGTTGCGAATGGTTTACCCATAGTAAATGTCAGTTCAAATCCAATCACTTTTCCGCAAAATTCAATTGTTTCAATATTGAAACTTCCTTTAAATAACATTGTTTGATTTTCAGATGTAACTATCTTTAATATGTGAAATCCATCATTTCTATTTAGCCATCTATATACAAAGCGTTGCTCATCAGTAGTGAAATATTTGTTCCCTCGATTTAATTGCATATAAGGATCTTTACAAATTTGAAAAGTAAATTCACCTGCTTCATCATATCCAGAATTTACTAATTCAAATTCCTTTCCATTTCTCATGGATGTTACGTCAAAATTTATTTTAGAACCATAATCTATAGTTTCGTCATCACTTGAATCAAATGAACAAACTACAATTCCTTTGCTTGAAGCCAAAGTCCCGTCATACTCAAAATCTAATGCTTTCATACTTCACCACCTTTACCATTTATTTTTATTTATCTTACAAGCCATCTGGCAAGTTTATATTTCCATGTGTCACCTTTATTAATTGCAAGTGTAATTTCTTTCATCAGTTTTACGTCTTGAATAAGTAATTCATACTGTGTTTTAACTTTTACAGTTTCAATAAAAAGTTCATTCCACTGATGTTTCAAATCTTTGAGATATTTTTTATCTATATCGGATATTTGAGCAGATTCATTCGGTTCTATATCTTTTACTTTTTCTTGCAATTTTTGAATCTTATTTTGTTGTTGTTTTGCAACATCTTCTTTTATACTTTTACTAAGTAAGTCTTGTACAGTTTTATCTGACATTCAATTACCTCTTTCTATAAAAAGGAACTACTCCGATGAAAGAGTAGTTCCCTAAAATTTATTTCTTATATTTGTATTTGGCTAATGAACTTCCGCTCATAGCTCTACCTATGGTCATTGCACAAATAGCTTTCTCAATGTCCTTGTTTGTTGTGAGTTCATGTAATAAATCATTTGCATTTTGTACGTTAGGCATATTACACTGAATTGTAACACCACCAACATCAACACTACTTGAATTATCAACATTCTTTACACCAAACTTCTCACCATCACTATAATCACTCAAGAATGAACCAGGATTACCCATGAAGTCCCATAAGTTCTTAGTCATATCCGCATTCAGCACTGACACATCCCTACTTAATGGAGTCAGAATACTACCATCATTTCTGACAATAGCTTCTTCACCCTGTTCCTGTGTCCAAGCTAGCTGGTCATTCGGAACTCTCATAATACCAGAAGCATAGCCTTTCAACTGACTGAGTTTCACCCATCCAAGTTCAGTGCCATCTGTAGCATCAATAGCATATGGATATTTAGAACCCTTATTGATTCGTGTAATCTTAACTTTCTTGCCAAGATACATATTACCAGACGCACCAGTGCCGTCAGATGCTTCATAATATCTACCAGAAGAGAAAGTAACTTTATCACCTACTTCGGCTTTTCCGTTACCTGTCTTTGTTTCATTTGTCTTATTTGGCTTCTTCTTTGGTTCATCAGGATCAACCAACACAGCATCCTTAATGGAATCCTTATCGCTGACTTTTGGAGGGTCTGGTGTAGGATTTCCTTCTGCAACATTATCTTTATCTGGTTTTTGCTCTACTTCTTCAAGAACTCCTTCTGTCTGAGTAGGTTGTTTTAACATTTCATCTGCTTTAGCAATCCATTTTTCAGCCATAGCATTAATAGCATCAATCATGTCTTTCTGTCGATTATAGACATTTTCAATAGCAGAATTAACACCTGTAAATCTGGTATCAAACTTGCCATCATACATAGAAAGAGCCTGACTCTGACTTGTCCAGATAGTCTGCATCTCGCCAGATAATGTATATCCAACCTTCTGAGATTCTGTCTGTAATGTCTGAGAAATATTAGATGAATTGTTATTGATACTTGCAATAGCATCAGAAATCAATACGTCAACATTATCCATTCTGTCATCAAGAGCTTTCTTGTAGTCCTGCTTGAGTTCATCAAGAAGTTTCTTTTGGTCAGAAATATATTTGTCATACTGAGTTTCTTCCATATCATCCTGTGCAGATTTCAAATCCTCTTTCAGTTTCTGCATTTTGGCTTTATTCTCTTCGGAATTATCACCTTGCAGAGAAGATAACTGTTTCTGTAGAGAAGCAATCTTTTCAGACTGTTCACCAATTTTCTTTCTGTACTCATATAAATCTTTTTCACTGTCAAGACAATCAAGATACTTGTCAATCAAGTCATCCAGAGCATCCAACTGTTTATCAATGCCGTCCTGAATCAAATCTTTAATAGAGTCTTTTTCATTCTCAGCAGATAAAATAGCTTGTTGCTGTGCATCAATTAGTTCATTCTTACGGTCAATGAGTTTCTGATTGTTAGGATCGTTGGCAAGTTCCTCACTGATTTTCAGCATTTCTTGCTTATATTTATCTGCTTGTGCCATATAAGTATTATAGTTGACACCATGTAATCCCATAGTAGCAAGACCTTGTTCAGTCATCTTACCATCTTTGTCATACATATCCTTATGACTCATAAGGTCAATCAGAAAATCTGACTCACTGGTGATACGACCGATAGCTTTCTGCAACTGGTCAAACTGTTCCCATTTAAGGTCACGGATTGCCGCTTGAAACTCAACCACTTTATTTTGTGCTTCTTTAAGACTGATCGCAACCTGATCAATCTCATTCTGCATCTCATAGTATTCTTCCGTACCTTCTTTAATTGTACCATCCTGCACCGCCTGTGCAAAGTTGCGCTTCATTGCGATATATTTCTGAGACAGATTGTCAACAATTTTCTGTTGCTGTCCAATCTCTGCTTCATAGAATTTCGTACTCAGATTGTAACCTTGTGTCTGCATCCTATCCATGTATGCTTCATACATAGAGTTCCTGTTTTCCCATTGAGAAGTAAAGGAATCATAATAGTTTGCAATATTCTCAAGTTTCTTCTTTGCATTTTCTACGATAGACTGTGCGTATTCTGCCTGAGATTGTGCTGCTTCGCTTGTTGCTTTATCCAAAGCTTCCTGCTCTATCCGAAGTTTCTTGCTTAAATCCGCAGATTTCTTGACTTTTTCATTATAATCTTGAATCCATTTCAGCACTTTAGGATCAGTGATACCTTTTGTACTTACTGTTTTACCTGCCTTTAATGCCTTTTGTTGAGTTTTATTCAACTTAGACATGACAGTTTTATTGTTCAGAAGTTTATTCTGAGATTTCGTTTTATCAGCATCAGCAGTATCATACTTACTTTTTGCCTTCATATAGCTATCACGAGTCTCTTTTAAAGCTTTCTGACGCTGTTTGTTCTGTTCCTTGAGATTCTTAGTTTCCTGTGTAAGAAGCATATTCTGGTATACATATGATTTCTTACCTTTTGTTGTCGCAAGAATCTGTTGTTCCTTAGTAGAACCTGCATATAACTTATCTTTGTTTTTCTGAGCCTTTATCAGATCATTCAAGGCTTTTTCGTCTGCTTTCTTAGCATTGTCATATACTTTCTGTGCAGAAGCTTTCTCTTTTGCATCAGCGTTATATGCCTGTGCCGTAGACTTCAATATATTTGACATTCCAGAGGTCTTAACAGTTTTACCTGCCTTAATCTTGGAAGCAATAGTATTGCCTTGCTTCAAAGAACTGTTATATGATTTCGCATATTTTAGTGCAGAACCTTTCAGCCCCTTTGTATTGACTGCTTTGCCTTCACGAATTGCCTGTGCAATTGCATTATAAGTAGCTTTATTTGTACTAGACTTTGCGGCACTTTTCAGTTTCTTACCTATGGATTTAGTCTGTTTCTCGCTTGCCTTGATAAGTGTATCTCCTGTAGACTCTGCAGCAGCCGTAGCAGATTTTAAAGTCTTACTTGCTTTTGCGCGAGTTTTCTTAGTTGCATTTCTAGCAGTTTCAGCCTTATCAAGCTTCTTCTGTGCATTACCTAAACCAGGAATGTTAACCTTAATCTGATTCTGCATTGCTGCAATCGCAGATCCACCCAATGAAACGGTATCAGAAACAGCATTGAGAGATTCAAGTTTAGTCTTTAATCTGTCAATCTTTTTCTCTGCCTTTTCCGTAGGCATATTTACGATTGTTTCATATAATTCCAGAAGTTTGTTGTTTAACTCCTGTACTGTGTCTTTACAATCTTGCGCTGAGTTATAATAAGTTTGAAAACTTTTAATATCTTTTGCTAACTGTTTACCAGAGTCAGAAGATGTATCAATTTCCTCAATTGAGAATGTGCCATTGATTACCTTATTCTTATAGTCGTCACTAATATCAACAGAATCAGCTTTATTCATATAAGCAGTATAACCCTGTTCATTCGCCTTGAGTTGCTTTTCAACTGCTTTGACTTGTCTCTTGAGAAGTACAGTTTTGAAAGTTGAAGATATGTAGTCCGTAATCTGGTTGGAAATACGTTCTACAGATTTTGCAAATTTATCAAGTTTAGTTTTTACCCAGTCAAATGCTTCGGTAGAATCTTTTGCAGATTTGGTATTATCTTCTATAGCGGATGTATCTTTTTGAACAGCATCCGTATGTTGCTGAGTAGCAGGAGTATCTGATGATCCAGATGAAACTGATGTTTTATTGGATAATCCACCGCCAAATCCACCCCATCCAGAGCCACCACCAAAAGCATGAGCAAGAGAAATATCACTAAGACTTCCTTGTGCGTATGCCCTAGCGTGACCAGGTGTTGCACCATTCCTGAGTAAATCTTCTGTTTGAGAAGCGGAGAAAATGATGTCACCCTTTTTAAGATTTGTAAGATGTGCTCCACCAGGAATTAAACTCCATTGTCCATCACGTACAATAGATTCTGTTCCTACCTCATTTACCAAAGCCTTTTCATCTTTCGGTAATGAAACACGACCACCTGCATAAGCCGATAAATCAGTAAGACTACCTTGCGCATATGCTCTGGATTGACCAAATGTACCAGCGGCTTTGCCTGGTTTAGCAACACTACCTAGTGTATAGTTGATTACACCAGTAGCAACCATTCCATTTGGTTTAGCAACATTACCTAAATCATAGTTGATGATACCTGTTGAGACAGTTCCATCTGCCTTTTCAACATCACCTTTTTTATAATTTATAATACCTTGAGAAGTAGTACCATCAGCTTTTTCAACACTACCTTTTTTATAGTTAATAGTTCCTTGAGAAGTTGCGTTTGGCTTATTCGTTACCTTTGCACTTACACCAACTTCTTTCTGTGATGGTTGTACGTCAACTTTTACTGGCTTTGCAGTAACTTCAACTTCTTTTGGATCAGGTGTAACCTTTACAGTAGTATCTTTTGCTTTAACTTCTACTTCACTATCAGTATCTGGTTTAATATGAGCATTGAGAGTAATATCCTTACCACCTGCATTAAGACTATCAACTTTACTTTGAATATTATCTAAGTCTTGCTGATTATTAACCGTAACATCAACAGTAGTAGGAGTGTTATCTGGGATTTGCTCAAGACCACTTTCGAGAGATTCTACTTCACTTTCCCCACTGACCGTAGCAGTAATAGTAGTAGTCATACCTTGCTGAATAGAAGAACATTGATCAACAAAAGATGCAACACTATCTTCACCAGAAACATCCGCATTAATAGAAACTGTACTGTCACCTAAATTATCATAGGTTTGTTTTGTTTCTTCTGCATCTGTCTTAGCTTGTTTAACCTCAGAATCATCTACTTCTGGTTTGATAATTCCCATAGACTCAAGAACTTGTCCAAGCAATCCTGCTTCTTCACTCGTAAGACCAAGAGATTGACAGATGTTATCTAACGCTTGTTCCGCAGGTTTTAATTCATCACTGTCATAAGCACCATCCAATAAGTCGATACCTTTGATTTGTTCTGAATTATATTGTTGTAATGTTTTGATAGAATCTGATAATGTCTGGTTATTATCTTTATTTGCCTGTTGTACTTTATCGACTGCGCTTGCGTAAGCATCAGCAGAAACGGCATCTTCACCAAAATCAGGTGTAACAGGATTTTCAATAGTTGCATTTTGTAATGCGTCAGAATATGCTTTTGCAGCTTGCTCTGCTTGCTGTTGAAGGGTAGAAGAGTCAAGCCCATAACTTTGACCTAACTGGTCAATCTGTGACTGCATATAATCAGCAACCGCTTGAGTATTATCGCCGTATTCATTGCTCTTTAAAATACGTTCACGTTCATCTGCAAGTGTTTTCATTTGATTCTTAGCAGTTTCAAGTTCACGATTATAATTCTCTGCTGTATGTGAAGCGACTTCTTTCAGATTCGTTCCAAGTTCATCAATATCTTGCTTATATCCAGAAACTTCCTTCTCTGCTTGCTCAATAGCGGTAGTATTAGTAGGATCGTTTTTCTTTAAATCTTCAAGTCTAGCTTCTGACTCTGCAAGATTGGAATAAGCATCTGATAATTTTAAAACACCATCTTCTGCATCAGAAATGACATTATTATGGAATCCATAATCCTCAAGTCTACCAAACATATTGGACATGAACTCTTTACCCATACCCATTTGTTTAGCGGCTTCTGCCATATCTTTTACGTTATATGACCATTGCTGAGATTCTTCATTGAAATCCGCAAGACCTTTAGAAGATAAGTCATTTAAGAATGCCTTCACACCAGATTCATCCTCTGTAAGATAACGTGCTGCTTTAGAATAGTTTTCGGCAAAGTTTACATCATCTGTTGCACCAGACGGAGAGATAAGTTTTGCAAATGATTTAAAATCATCTGTTCCAATAAGTCCTTTGTCCCACGCTTCCTTAGCCGTTTTAAGACCAGAAACCATATTGTTGTACTTATCACCTGCATTAGCGGTAGATTGTGCTTGTTGCCACTGACCATAATCAGAGAAGAGTTCTTGTTGTTGTTTATAAAGAGCGTGATACTGTGACTGTGCTTGTTGTAATGCAGATAAATCCGCAAACATAGATTTTAATTTATCTTGTTCTGTCTTATATGCATCTGTGCCTTTAGTTTGAGCTTGCACAACATCGTTTTGCTCTGCAATAGCTTTAGTCTGTTCTTCTATAGAACGTGTAAAATCATTTGCTTTAATATCATGCTGAACTGCTAAAAGACTTGATAATGCTTTAGTGTTTAATTTTACACCATTTGCTGTATTTTTAAACAATGCGGCACTATCAAAATTATCAATGTCGGAGAACATACCGTCCATAGAGGTAATTGTATCAGCAGTTAATCCCGTAGCAGATGAAGCTTCACTTGTTGCAGATTGTAACGTTGATAAATTTGCAGTAGTATCAGCGACTACTTGTTTCATTGCATCAAGAGAAAGATCTTTTTCTGAAAGAGTTTGTTTTGTTTCTGCGATACGTTTCTGTAATTCATCAAATGTATTGAATGCTTCACCATCATCCACTACAAGATTGTATGCAATATCTCTATCTCCATTTGTTAATGTTCCGAGGTCTAATTTTGTAATTTTTGATTTTGCATCTTTGAATTTATTCGCTAATGTTTCTATCTGTTCACTATTGTCATCAATAATATCTTGAAATCCAAAGTTCTTTTTCCATTGTTCTTGAAGACCTTTATCATTTGGAAAAATCTTTTCAAATGCACTGTTGACTTGATTTGCATATTGACTTGCCGTAGATTTTGCTTCATCTATATTTAATGCATCAGAAATTGCCTGTTGTTGATCTTTTGACAAATTAGATAGTGGCATAATAAATTTATCATACATAAACTGTAAGGCATCACCATCATATTCTTTTGATAAAGATTCAATATCAAGATTTTTAAGATTTTTTAGTAAATTAGTTTTCAAATTAGAATCAAGTTTATCAAAAGAATCCGTTGTCTGTAAATATTGACCAAGAGAATCTGTCATCCCTTTCCATTGATCTTGAATTAATGCAGTCGTAGATGCAGATTTTGATTCCATTTCTGATGCTTTGGCAGAAAATTTATTTGAAAGATCATCAGAAAAAGATGCAATTTCTTTTCCAACTTGTTGAAGTTGTTCTTTTGTGACATCTGGATCTGATATATATAAATCTGATGTACTATATGGATTTCCATTCTTATCTGTTAAGCTTGGATCGCTACTAATTATATCATAAGAGATTTTGTTCTTATCAAAGATATCAGAAATACGATCCATATAATCGCCATATTTATCTCCAAGTTCTCTTGAATCAAGATGTATAGATTGATTTTCAATAAAATCATTTAATTTTGAATCAGTTAAGACAAAATCATAAGCACTTGATGATTTTTTTCTGTATTCTTTAGCCTTTTCATCATATTCATCGACTTGTTTCTGATATTTATCAACCTGTGTCGAAACGCCTTTAAATGCTTGTTGTAATTCATCTCCAATTTTAACATTAGCAGACAACATAGAAGATGAGTATAGATCTTGGATACTTTTTGCTGCATTTTTAGCATTAGTTCCAAGATTAAGCATAGCATTTCCTTGAGCGTCTGTTCCAGATTGAAGTTGTGGATATAGTGTTGCCAGTTGACTTGATATATCAAGATATGTTTGATAATCCTCATCTGACAATCCGATATTAGCGTTTGTCTTTTTATCAACACCTTTTGATAACTCTGTATATTTAGTTGCAACAGATTGAATAGCATCGCCTGTACTTGTAATTTGCTGATTGGTTGAAGCAAATGATTGACCTAATGTATTGAGAGTTGTTTTGCCTTTGGAAAATTCATTAAATGTGTCTGAAATTGTTTGCTGTGATTTCTTTCCATTATCAATGGCAATTTGGTCACGATTAACCCAGTCACTAATTCCACCTATAACCCATTCTAATCCTTTTGAAACAACAAAATTTAAAGCCATGTTTCCAGCCATACTTAAAGCAGTACTACCAACAGACTTTAATCCACCAACAAGTTTTTGAGTAAGAGTTGTGTCTTGTACAGCGGCTTCACCGTTTTGAATTATTATTCGGTTCAAATCTTCTAAACTTGCTTTTGCATCACCACCTGCATCCGCAACACCATTCATATGTTTTGTAAGTTTCTTTAAGTTTGATCCGTATGCAGCTCTTACGCTATCTGGCATCTGAACATTATCCCAAAAACCTTCTTGTATTTTTCCACCACTAGCATAAATCTGATTCATGGAAGATAATACGCCCTTTAATGCATTTACATTACTTTTTTGAGTTCTATAACCTTTTATTCCGTTTATTATCTACGATGTAATACATATTTTGTTATTGGGAATTTTTAACAAAATACTGTGGAAATTATTACTCAAATATGATAAAATATTATATTAAAGGAGATATTACATATATGAAAAGAAAGTTTACAATAGGAATTTTAATTGGCACAGTGATATTATCAGGATGCGGATCGTCAAATGATCAAATAAATATAGCAGAATGGATGTTTTCAGATAATCTTAATCCATATGAATGTGAAAATACTTTAGGTAAGGCAGAAAAAGAAGATGGTAATGATTATACACGATTTTTCTGGAATAACTATAATATTTGTGATAAATACGATGGAACATTATCATTACTTTATTTTGACAAACAAGACGAATGGTCTTTAAATCCAGATAGGAACGCCTATTATTTTCAATGGAATACACAATGTTATAATGATGAATATGAACACATTATAAATGATTTGAAAAATTATAAATATTTACAAAAATATACATCACTTCCTCCAAATGGGACTGATGAATCAAAGGAACAATATAAAAAGGAAAACGGAGAATGCTTTAATTTTACTACTGATTTTAATGATAAAAGCTATGATTCTTCTGATTCTGACAATAATAAAAAAGCATATTTTATCATTTCATCAAATTATAAAGATGGTATTTTAAAATTACAATGGGGCGTCAATCGTTCTTTTTCATTTTCTTAAATTCCAATAAAAGAGTAGGAGTTTATCATAATGGTTCAAGTTATAGTCTGTTTACTCATATTCGCATTTTTAGCTTTCTCTGCATATACACAAGGTGAATACGTTGGATGTTTAGCACCATTTTTAACTCTTATTGCTGCGATATTAGCATTTACAACCATAATAGTAATACATTTTGGAATATTAAAAATATCAGGTGATAGTAAAATCTTAAAATGTATATTGTATATTATTTTTGCGGCAATCTGTGTTTGGCTTCAATTAAAATTCGATGATAAAAAGTAATTGTGAATATAAATAGAGGGCTAGTATATACTAACCCTCTTAATGCCTACTATTTTATTCTATTTCAATATGGTCTACGTTTGACATTTTTATAACATAAATATGTTCACACTTTTCATCTTCAAAATAAAAATCTTCATATTCTAATAGTTCATTTGTAATTTTATCATATTTACCATATCTATTTACTGATATATATGGATCTTCTCGATTTACTTCAATGCACTTAAATGAACCATAAACATAATAGTTTTCATTTTTTATATATACTTTAAAATTTGATCCAGTTTTAAAATTAATAACATCTCGCCAAATACTTTCATATTGAGTTTTATGAGAAATAAATTTTAAAAATTTACCAAATATTTTTGAATAATATATTATACTAAATATGATAGATAAAACTACTCCTATCAAAATTCCCATAAATGAGTGTATGTATAAATTATTTTTAATTTCGACAGGACACTTCGTTGTAATGAATATAAATTCTGTCATTGATAATAAAATATAACTAAATACACATGATAAAATTGACATATATATTTTAGGAATATGGACTTCTGTTATCTTTTTAAAAATAATCAAACATAAAAATCCAGGAATGAAATATTGTAAAATAGTAGGTATATTTTTAATGATTAAATCTATTTCTTTAATATTTATTCCTCCTTTAAATTATCATTTTTCTTAGGAATTTTTCTTGCTTTTGAATAAGTTGTATTATCATTGAATTTAAGTGGTTTATTTTTATCACATTCCATACTAGAAATTTCAAAAACTGGCACCTCAAATTTTGTGTTTTCTTTCTCGTTTTGTCCCATAATATACTTCTCCTTTGTATTATATTAATTGATACTTCCAGTATATACCAATTAAAATAAGAAGTATAGACAAAACTAATGTTCTTTGAGGCAATTAAATATTTGAACTACGAATATAATGATGGGGTAACGTATTGTTACCCCAAAAAATTGATTTCTATATTAGAATTATATATTTATATCATTACAATTCTCCAATGAGATTTATCTTTATATTGCTTCTCAATCTCATTTAAAGACACTTTATCAAAATATCCATCATTATGTATCTGTGCATATACACCAGAAATGTCCAATATCACCACATGAATTAAATTATCCGTCATTTCCACTATCATATTACGCTACCTCCAAATATCCATATTTACGAAGTAATTTTGTAATATATGAAATTCCTTCTGGATAAATTCTTGTTTGCAAATGAGCTGATCCATCAGGAGCGATAGCAGGAATAGCAGTAAATTTCCCTTTATGTACAGGTTTCTCATATGGGACATTGTCATTATTTTCATTCTTAAATAAAATTCCAACATTTCTTAAATAGGAGAATAGCTTGTATTCGCCAATACCTATAAAATGTGCAATCTCATTTACACTAAATGTTCCTTTTGAGTCCATGAGCAATTTCCAATCCTGTTCAGTAACCTCTAAATCAATAATTCTCTTTTTCTGATTAGCAATAATCTCATCCTTGTGCTTGATTGTTTCATTTGCAATCTGAACAGCTCTGGCTAAAAATAATTCATTCGGTTCATCTTCTTTAATAGGGATGTAACCACCTGTTTTACGAATCTGAGGAAGAACTTCTTTTGTCACCCATAAACGGAATCTTCTTGCATTCTTTGCTTTGGATTCTAATATTAAATCATAAAGAGCATCTTCTGTAATCCTAACGTTATTGAAGTCAGTATCTAAAGTAATTGGCGAAAAGTTGTCACCAAGTGACAACCCTTGAATATCAAGGCTTTCACAAATATTTACGATTTTATCTTTGCGTAAATATTTCTTTCCTTTTGCTGTCTTGGTATATCCTAAGTGCATACATACTTCATTTAAAAAGAATAATATAGTATTGTCAGATCCTACCTCAACCGTTAAGTTTCCAAATTCACTGTTCTTAAAAATTTTTAAATCGTTCATTTTAATTCTCCTATCTTGATTTTTTGCAAGACATAGAGTAAAATGAATATGTCCGTTCATAACGGGTATGTATGAGAATCGCTGTGATCTTGCCGGATGCTGCGGTTCTCATTGTTTATTCTCTTTCCAATATTTTATTTGTTATGAGTTTCAATCCTTCTCTAGCTAATTCAGCCTTAGATTTATTTGTTATCTCACAACATTTTACCAATAAATCATGTTCTTCGTCAGTAAGACGAATAAACATTTTATGATTTCTTGGATTATCAGAAAGAGGTCGTCCCATTTTTGAAGACATATAACACCAACTTTCTGTCTATCAATAAGTTACAAGTACATAATACTTTATGATAGACAAAAAGTCAATAAGAATTTCAAATTATTTATATATAATCATTTGAATCATCTGAATACAGATAATATTCTTTCTGGACAGGATTTCTTGGAAGTAATAAAACTATAAACCGATGCGCTAGATGCGGTTATAAATAGGAACCAAGAAAATAATATTATTCATATAAATCTCTAGGATAACTCAAGTCACCCGTCATTGCCTCTATTTTATCAAATATCGCTTGTAATTCTTTTTGATATTCTTCATCTTCTTCAAGGATATTCTCAAAGATTGTCAAAAGAACAGGTTTACGTAAAATATCTGGTAATAATAACATATAAATCACCACCTTTAAAGGAGTATAATATGAACGAAAGAAAAATTAAAAAACTAATATACAATTATTTGAAGCAATATAATATTGATTATTTTCAAACGCCTCAAATTGATAATATTAAAATTATAAATAACCCTAAAACATGGGGAGAATTTGAAGCAAGCGTTTTGTATAAACAACAACGCATATTAAAAATAGAACCTGCATTATTTGATGAAAAAGAAAGTTTTATCAAGCGAATCTTATATCACGAATTCACTCATATGTATGATTCTACAAAATTTTTATCATTTGATGAGAAAGCATATATGGACATTATGCAAATCTACTCAGAAATACACGCTTCTGAGATAGAAATGAATGTTATTTTAGATGCTCAAGATAAAGATTTGAACAATTATATGAATCATGAATTAAAACATGTCGAAAATCAATTTATTATGCCAGATGGAATAGTTCCAATGGATAATACAAAATTTACATATAAGATATTTTATTATTTTGTTGGTAAACTATTATCTGTACACAAACATAATTTAGAATATAAATATGAGTTCTCTAATGAATTAAATATAGAATTCATATTATTATTTAAGGAAATAATAAATTATTTTATAGATAACTCCGAATATGATTTTTCTATATTAATAAATTTTCAACGTAAAATGGAAAACACTATACTAAATAATATAAAGATACACAATAACGAAGTAAGAATCAAAACTAAAATGAAAGAACTTGGATTAAACGAAATACCATCTGATTTATATGAGAATTTAAAAAGAGGTATTTTTGATTAATATTCCACATTGTCTTGCTTACAATTCAACCAATGTTTCATTGATTTCTTCATTAAAAATTACAGGTGGGTTATTTTTCGGGTTGTTTAGCAGCAATGTTAAAAACTCATATCATTGTAAAAATTGCGGATATAAGTGGTAACTCAAAGAAATCTTTCAAGACACTTGAAATAATCAGGATATAACTTTACAAATTTTGCAATTACTTCTTTAGTTGGTAATTTTGATTGAGTTGTCCATTCGTATTTATCTTTAGGATATTTATTTTCATTGAAAATTTTATTATTTTGTTCCACTATATCACCTGCTTCCTTGGAGGATATTATTATGAATTTACAATATGATAAAAAGATAATTTATAAATTATATAAAGAATATAATCGTATATATCATCAAATACCACGTTTAGATGATATTCAATATATACAAGGTGTTCCTGATGCCTATGCACAATTTAATTCATATGATTTATATAATAAAAAATATATTTTGTACATTAATCCAAATTTATGTTCTCTAAGTGAAAATACAATTAGACAAAAATTATTTCATGAATTCACCCATATTTATGATTCAGTTTTCTTATTAAACCAAGATATTGAATCATTTAAACAATTAATGAAAATATATTCTGAAATAAATGCGTCTGAGACTGAAATGGCAGAATTAATATTAACTCAACATAAACCATATAGTTTGAATAAAATAATATCATGTGACTTGAATGATTTTGAAGAATTGACATTAGAAGAATATATGACATTATCTGCTATACAATTAATTAACGAATTTAAAATTATTGATATTAAATCTGATCTGGAAAATGATGATCTTCTTGATTGCGTTGAACTTTATTATTTTATAGGTGAATTAAAAGCTTTGAAAAATTTTGGATTAACATTTAATATAGATATTCTTAATTCAATTGATGAACCTTTTTATGACATTATTCATAAAATTATAGAATACTGTATGAGTCATGAATTGAATGATTTAAACAAACTCAAACAATTACATAATGAATTTATTAACGTAATAAATACATATAGAAAACAGGAAGTGTAATATAAAAATATCAGTAATACACAAGAGACTACCGCTATGATAGTCTCTTTAAATTTACCTATTTAAAGGTTCTTATTTTATTTGCTCATTTAAGAGTTCTTTTATATAAAAATCATATTTGAGATTATGCCATCTCAGACTGTTATGATCGTAAGTCTTCGAGCGTGGAAGACTATATAAATATAAAGAAGCCTATCACAAGGATAGACTTCTTTATATGATTGGTTGGGTGGGTTCATGGATTATTACTCCTAATCCCCCAGTTGAATTTTCATAGTTTTCAAGATTGACCTCAAAGCTTCGCCTTTATTCAATCCGCACAAACAAGCTATAACATTCGTTTGGCTATTTGTTTGATGGTATTAGTATATCATAGATGATCATAAATGTCAAGTCTTTTACTTATAATTTTTCAGATGTATCTTTTTCATCTTGTTTATTTTCTTCACCAAGCATATTTTTTATACCTATCATATTTTGATACTTAGTATTAGCGTAATACACCTTACTTCCAATTGTTTTTTGTATAGAAAATTTATCAGGTGTTTTTTCTACAATTCTAACAATTGTAGATGGTATAAAATCCACCATCTGAAGCCCCACACAATTATCATTTTTAACAATAAACCCTAAACATTTTAAACGATCTACTTCTTTCTCTGAAAATAATTCAGACCCATTATATACATAATTATTAAATGTATATTGTAAATTTGAATTTTCATTAAAAGATCTCGATTCCACAATAATCATTCCATCTCCATCGTTTTCTTTTAAAAAATGCATAAAATTTTCAATTAAAAATTTAAATGCTACATTATAATCTGAAATAGTACATTCAGAATATAATTCTTTCATATGGTTTTTATTAAAATACACAGCTAATACTGTCATAGTATTTTCTCTGAAAATTTTCATCAAATCCATATAGAAATTATTTCTTGTAATTTGGTCATTAAGAAATGAATATTCGTTTCTTGGCTTTTTCATTTTTGAATAATGTAGAATTATATTTGTATCTCCAAAATATTTTTTCTTTAATTTATTTACCTTTGGAATAATTATTTTTTCATAATCAAAACGCTTCATAATTAAACCAGCTAAACAAAAATTTTCATTTTTATTTGTCTTATTTGTTTCATCTACGAACATTATATATTCAGATGTCCCCATATAAATATTTCCCTCTTTCGTATAATTATTTGGTAGAATTTACCATAATATTATTATACGACAGAGTACGACAATCTACAATTCAGAACGTATATTCTAAATCTACGATTATGTCAATAATTTAGCTAATTATGCAATTTTAAAATGATTTCACCATTCATATGATATAATATTTCCTATAGTATTAATAGGAGAGTGATATAAGTATGAATGAGAAAATATGCAAAATTTTAATTTATATATGTATGATAGTTGCATTACTTTGCTTAATTGGAATGACGTATCTTACATATAGTGGTTGATTTTGTTTGTATCGTTAATTCTATATTTGCAATATTTATATATACCGATACACTTATATATAAATAATTCCCAATTGCTGATGGAAGAGTAGTATATAGAAACTATCCCTGAATTTATCGGGCATCCATCTTCCCTATCGCTAGAGTGCATTTTCATGATTATATTACATAACCATGCTTTCGTTACGCTCGTTGAGGTCGGCATCCATTATAATGAAGCCCTACCTGCGGATTACTTCGTAGTTTGGATTGTTACTATACCGCATCCTTTCGGATTTGCCACTTATACATATTAAATATAAGTTTAGTACCAAACTCATGTGACATAGCCTTTTGAACTATGAAAGTTTCCCGTTCTGAAATTCAATACAGAAGAGTAGCGCATTACCGCTAACTCCATTTTAGAAAGTCACCAGAGAGTCCTTGCTTATAAATAAGCTCGTACACATTACTGCTAAACTCTCAAGCGGCATAAGTCATTTTGAAAAATGCATGGGGCGAATCCCATGTACTCTTACCGCTGTTGTTTTTACCTTGGAAAATACCTGCTCCAACTGCTACAGTACCCATGACACCCAAAGAATTAGTTAATTTATCAATTAATCCTAAAACCTCTGTGCCACCACTTACAAAACCTTTTAATGCATCAGAATCTAATACAGTACTAGACAATGATTCAAATGTACTTTTAAGTCCTTCAAGTTTACCTTCAAGAGAATCTGTATAGGCACTGTATTTTTCCATTGATGTACCAGAAGCATCATCCGCAATTTGCATATACTCTTGTGCTTTAGAGTACTGTTGCATTAACACCATAAAATCATTCATATGGTTGGTTCCTGAGAAAGCCTGTGCAACTGCCCTCTGCTGGACTGTGCCAAATTCAGACCATCGACCAGCAGTTTCGTCTAATACATCACCAAAATTTCTAAATTCTCCATCTGTATCTCTAAGTGAAATTCCAACACCTCTCAATACAGTTTCTACATTAGATAAATCTTCTCCGCCATTTTGATAATCTTTTAAACGTGAAAGTTTAATATTACCCATACGAGAAAAGATAGCATTAAGAGATGTACCAACAGAAGACATACCCTCCTGAGTTGTTTCACCAATTACAGCAGCATAGGAGAGAAGTTGTTTTGTACTAATTCCTGCTTGATTGGCATTGGCTGCAACTTCATTAAAAGCATCTGCAAGACCGCCAACATCAGTAGCAGAAGCCATATCAATTGCAGAAATCTGATCAACAAAATCCATAACTTGAGACTCATTCAAATCATATGATTTCATAGCAGCGGTAATGGTTCTTGTAGCATCATCGGAAGACAAATCACCAATCTTGGATAAAACAATAGAATCTTGTGCAAGTTTGTTTGATTCTTCAATTGTTTTACCTTGTTTCATCCATTCTGTAGCAGAAGTAGCAACATCGACACCAGTAACTTTTAATTGCTTACCCATGTCTGAATAAGTATTCATCAGTTCTTGCGCTTGGGTATTTGAAATACCTGTTGCCATCTGCATATTAGTCATAGCAGCATCATAATCTTTTACTGCCGTAATTGCTTTGTATGGTATTTGCATTACAGTATTTTGCAACATACCATATACACCAGCAAATTGCGCAATCTGTCCTGTGGCACGTTTTAATTCACCAAACCATGAATTTCCTGATAGTCCTTCTGCATCAATTCTTGATTTTAAATTTGCAAAAACCTTGTCATAGTTTGCCTTTTCTTCAATAGTCGTCATTGAGCGGTATTGTTGTTCAAGTGTTTTTAGACTTGCTCCATATTTCTTAACCGCCCTTGAGTTAGCGTTCATATACTCAACAACTTTGTTTCCAGACGTATTAGCAATCGTAGGAGATAGTGCTTTTGACGATTCGTCTCTAATTTGAGACAAAGTATTCTTAAAAGTATCTCCTGCTTTAGTCATATCTTGAAAGGCTTGTCGTAACTGTTGTTTACCTAAAACATTTGAACCATTATAATGATTTTGAAGTTTATCCAAAGCCTGATTATATGAAGCTAGAGCCGCTGTAGCCTTTTGAATATTTGCAGTATCTTGAGTTCCATATGCCCCTAATTGTTTGCTCATTCTGGATGATGCGGCTGCATATTTTCCTGTGTCAATATTATATTTTAATTTTGAAGAATTTATCTGGCGTTGAAAATTTTGCGTATACTGTCGTGCTGCATTCTGTGCAGAACGTGCCATATTGTTATTATTGAGATTAAGGTTTATTCCTTGTCTCTGAACATTTTGGAGTTGTTGTATAATATTGTTAATTTGATTTTGACCTTGAACATTGAATTTAATATCAACAGATTTATTTTGCATTTTACTTAATTTCTGTTCAAGCTCATTAACTTTTTCCGCACCATGAGTAGCAATATTTACGTCTACTTGAAATTGTACTCCCATAATAATTTATTCTCCTTTCTTACAAAAATAAAACTCTCCGAAAGAAAGGAGAGTAAGTGTGTTTTATATATTGAATTTAACTAAAATTCGCTATTACCGCTTCTATAATATCTTGTTCTGCGTTATCCCACGTACCAGGTGTACCCAAAATGCCCGATCCTCCTACTTGAATATCAGATAATATTTGCTCTGGACTGTGAGTTCCAGTACTATAGGACTGTGGTTCTAAATGAATCTCATAATGATAATTTCCATTACCACCAGATACTCCAGATGAATTAGGAGAGTTGCCATAAGTACCCGTTCTCCTATAACGCACAGGTGAACCACTAGAATAGAAGTTCTGAATATCTGCTTGAGTCTGAGCAAATCCTTCGGATTCCGCAGCTGTAACTCTAGGACGTATGATTTGGCTGTCTATCGCATCCATAATTATTCCCATAATAATTTCCTCCGTATATGAAATAGGAGAGTAGTACTCTCCAAAATTTCTATTTATTTCCAATTTAACACATGATATAATATATCCAAGCAATAGATGATTATCTTTCGTACAATAATTCGTTAGCACGATTTATTGTTTAGGTTATAGTTTTCCTGTGCGAAGTACATATGTACTCAAAACGTATGACTAGGAGGTGACAAATGATAGAGATTCTACATACATTTTTTAATTGTTGTGTAACACCAGCAGTTTTGTGTTATATGTTGAATTGTTTGACAAAGGTTTATGCGATCCACCAGATTGTTCATAATCCGAAAATGTCAAATGACAAAGCAAAATCAATTGCAAAAATTGTTAGAACTGATTTTGTAAAATTTCATTTCTAATATGTAGAGTCACAGCATTTGTCGATTTGCCTATTTAATATTGGATAATATTAGTCATAATCCTCCATACCCACAATTGAAATACATTGTGGGTATTTTTTTTATTTCTTCTTGTCCATTTTTGTCACTTTAGTTCCAGTCTTATTATTGTTCTTATTACTAGATCCATCATTCATTACATTTCTAGCACTAAAATTTCCTTTAACTTTCTTAAGTTCTCGATTTTCTTCCTGCAATTTCTTAATCTGCTCATTCTTAGCATCAATAATATCTTGGCTTGCTTTGTCAATATCAAAAGCGGCGGCATCTTTCACAATCTTAGTAAGATTTTCAGGTGAAACATCAAAACCAGTTTCTTTCAGTTTGTCAATAAATGTTTTCCCATTCTCAATCATTTCTGGTGTGAGAGCAGTAAGGTCAAGATTTGCAAGATTCTCAAATGCGTCAATAAACACATTTACACCTTTTACAATTCTGTCCATATCTGGATTTGCATGAATGATATTCTGTTTAGTCCATTCAAGTTTGTCATGAACCATTTTATCTACAAAATCCATAACCTTGATATATTTTTTATAACTTCCATTTCTTGAATCAGTGTCAGGATTAATAAAATTATCAACCAGACCTTTTAAATCATCGTCTGAAAGATATAACTTATACAGATTTTCTCCTTTTTCAAGTTCATATCCTTCAATAAAGTATTTTGCAATGGCAATAATTCTCGCAGGTTCTTCCATCCACGGAATATATTCTCCTGTGTCATCATCCCAAAATGCCTCAAGAATGAGATCAATTGCGTTTAACTTATCTTCAAATGTAATATCATTTTTGACTTTTAATAATGTTTTTTTCATATTATAAAATCTCCGTTTCAACTAAATATTCAGCTCACTCAAAAGTAACTCTACATCATATCTGTAGTTCACTTTTAGTTTCTCTTTTTCAATTAAAATAGGACTTGCATATTCAAGCAAATCCTGTTCATTAAAACTTTTCTTTTCTATATGTGAGATAAGATTATCCCAGTCATTTATATTTAAAAAATATGTATGATCAGCGGAACGGAAGTCCAATACAAATCCACTGATTACACGTTTATAATTTGCAAATTCTTTTAATTTTTCAACTTGATAATAATGGATGATTCCTTTTTCTTCTTTGTTTCGTTCAAAGCTACATGAACCTTGAAATGTTTTTAATTCAAGAGTAAGAAAAAGATTTCGTGTGCCATCAAATACCATCAAATCACATGGACTATGACGACTGAATCTAAGTTTGTTACTTGCACCTACATCAAATCCTTGAGCAGAATCAGGTGGACGGTAGGATAATGCGTAGTTTGGTACACTTTTCTTAAAATTATCTTCAAATTGTTTACCTACATTTCTTGCCATTATTCATATTTCCTTGCATTATTATATAATAATTGTAATTTAATCCATATTTGAAATGTTATAGGATTTGCAAATGTCATCTCATCGTGATAAAATTCTCCATGAAAATCCGCATGAATTTTGCCAACATCTTTTAAGCCACCTGAAAGATAAAATGACATTGCTTGTTTAAGTGTGTAAAATTGTGCAGTTCTCAATATTTTATCTGGATTTTTATATGTGATTGTCATTGTTTCCATATTAATTCTCTCCTTCAAGACTGCGCTTTCTTATGCTCTTTTTCTAATCTACGTTTTTGCCATGCCTCAAACGGTTTCTTTGTTTCGGCTTTAATGAAATAAAAAGCTAGTTTTTCATTATTAACTTCTGATGGAGTTGTCCATACAGGCTGAATATTATAGTTGCTTAAATAAAAAATAATCTGTGGCATGAAAGTAATAGCTACAAGATTATCTTCTCCAAAAGCTTCAACTACTTCATCAAAGCTATCAAATATTTGTTTTTTCATATCATATCTTCTCCCAAAATCGTAAAAAATAGGGATACAAGCCATTAATTCATAGCTAGTATCCCTACTAATTATTTATACTAACTACGATTAATTTATTCAGATTCATCCTTTTGTTCCTCTGGTGTAACATCATCAGCTAACTCAACTTCCGTTACTTTCTTTTGTTTCTTTACTCTCGAAACATGTTTCTTTTCTTTTTCTAATTTACAAGTGATAGAATATCTATCATTTTCATACTTTACAAATACAGTATCTTTATCTGTGTGGTCAGATGGCATCTGAATTTCTTTTCCATCAAAATCAACAACCATCACATACTGATTGCGTAGTAATACTTTACATTCTTTTGTCATTGTGGCTATATTCTCCTTTATAAAAGAAGTAGGATAATATTGTATTACCCTACTTCAAAAAATATATATTATTCAGTAATTTCAATAATATCCATTACATCGCCATCTTCGTTCTGAAGAACACTTAGTTCTATCTCAATTTCCGCAGGATCACCATCAGAAGAGAATGACAAATCAAGAGTTCTATTAGGAGATGCTTTGTAAGCAGTAATTCTGACTGGTACAAGATTTCCTTTCTCATCCTTATCAACAGTTTCCATCTGAATGAAGAAATCTTTTGGAGTTTTCTTATTATTAAAGGAAATTTTCTTTACACCTGCTGTCTTTTCTTCAAGATAAGATACTTCATAAGTTGTACCTTCTTTAATCTCAGAAGTAGTTGTAGCAGTAAATTCTTTTTCGGCAACAGTACCCTCAATAATCTTTCCAGTGTCAGGATCAACAGCGTAAACTGTGCCTGCTTTTGGTGTGTTTGTCAGAGTAAGTTTTCCTTCTGCTCCACCTGTTACATTTTCTCTACGAGCGATAAGTGCAGATGTTTCAATTTCTCCATCAGAATATAGTGCGTAAATCTGGAAAGGATGAACTTGGAAATTAAGTTTCATAGTACCCTCAAGTGGATTATCAAATTTAATATCCTTTGCACCTTTTTTATTTGCGTATACTGCATCAGCACTAAAACCAGCAGTAGTAGTATTGCAGAAATCTACTAACATCCAAGGTTTCATTGTAGCATAGTCAAGGATATGTACATCGCAACACTGACGGTTTGCCATATTAAGCTCTTTAGCCATAATATTTTTCCTCCATTTTCTTAAAAATAAAATAAGCCACTGAAATCTCAGCGACTTTTAATTAATAGTTTTCATTATTTAATTTTGTTCATATACTCCATAGGTTTATAGTCCTTAGAGTTTTTGAATGAGAATGAATTAGCAGCCATCATATCATTTATATCTGCTTGTCTTCCCACTCTATATTCTAAAAACATCTTCATGAATTGATAATATGTCATATCCCAAACATTTAATATATTGATTCCCACCTTGTTATGAGTACAATATTTTACAATCATATTTGGCAATGTATAATCATCATCCGCAGATGTTTGTTTTTCTTTTTGTTCACTCTTATGTTTTGCTAATTTCTCAGCAATACGTTGAGCTAACTTATTTTTATATTTAGGTTTTTCAACTTCTTTCTCAGATTTAATTCCTAATATAACTTGCAGAAACGCACGAAATTCATCAAAATTGCTATTATCAATTTTCCCTATTTCGTTGAAGGTTTCCTTTCCATCATTGTCTTTCTTGTAAGTGCCAATGAGAAAAGCATTTTGCTCTGGATTATACTGAAAATCATCTACAACAAAGAAACTAATCATGTAGGCAAAAAAATCTGCACGATTCATTCCGAATGTAAGTAAATTGTAAATAGTATTTTTTTCTTTTTCTTCATCACTGAGGGAATTGAATTTTTCAGTAAGACCAAATGTTTCAAGAAATTGTTTCTGAGTAATAGAAATATAAGAGAGAAAAATATTGAATTGTCCATAGGTTATACGTCTTATGTCCCTAAGAGTAGGACATTTGACATGACCTATACCTTCATAAAAATAAGGTTCATCACAGAGATAATCATAATCTGAAAATCCTTTCAAATATTACACCTCCTTGATTTTAAAATCAGGAATGTTATATTTGAGTTGTCGTCCATAATAACTGGACTGTGGAACAGTATAGCCAATGTCATCAAGACTTGGTTTTCCAATTCCTAAATCGTCAGAATCCCGTAGAAGTCTTTCTATAATATCTGTAAGAACGTCTGCACGATTACCCATGTAACTTTTTACATTAGATTCCATTTGCATACAATCACGATGCACGAAAATCCAAATATACAAGTCCATAGATTTTACGGTACGATTTGTACCTCTACAAACTGTTTCTACGCAAACAAAAGGCATAACTTCTTCCTGCGTTCCATCAACATAAGGATAATCAAATACTTGTTTATACTCCATATCGTTTTTCTCATCATCAGTAAAATCTTCCTTACGCAACATTACTTTTGCAAATTCATCAGATTCTAATAGACGAGAAATTACTTTTGACTTGACAAAAGCCAAATCTCTAGCAACTGATTTTGCCATAATATACCTCCGATTTACCCTACAATAGTAATAGTTGTTTCAGATAAAATGTTACTTTCATTGTCAAGAACTTGTAATATAAATGTACAGTCAATTACTTTTTCATCTGTACATTTTAATTGTATTTTATTACCTGTGATATTTTGAGTGATTTTGAAGTCTGATTTGACGTTCCATGTGAATGATGGTTGATTTTCAACATCAGGGAAAGTGACAGTCCATGTTTTTGCTCTTCCATATCGGAGAGTGCCACCGCCTGTAATTGTAACAGATGTTGGTGGATTGTCTGGTTCTGATGGTGGGAGAGTAGGAGTGGTGGGGGATTTGTAGTTGCAGATCCACGCCTTTGTTCCATTCTCTAACTCAATCAGTTTATCTGTGACTTCATTAAATTGCTCATAAGATAATGTAACGGTCATAACACCACCTTTATCGACATATCTAACATCAGATAAGAAACCTTTCTTACCAGTCATTCTATATGCGTCTGGTGGATATACTCCCTCATAGTCTATGATAAATCTATTTGTACGATTGAGTTGTTTCGTTTCTTCATCAACAGGTATAGTCAGACCATATTGATAATCACCAACGGTAATAGTGGAATTACCTTTTTCACCCATACTATATTTAGTATAGTCTTCTGAATATCCCCAACGCTCAACAATTTTACCATCTACATTTTGCCATCTAATCATCAACTGGCATAAATACATATATCCACGATTCCATACTTTATCATCAGTATCAAGTAATGTAATTATCCAAATTTGATCATTCCATTTAACATAGTCACCAAGTCTGATAATATCATTATGTCTTGATTTTATTTTTTTCTTATATGTATTATTGTCGGTATCTCTGATAATCATTAACTGCATAGGTTCATTATTTACTAGAACATCTTGAGTATCAAATGTATCTTCAAAATGTCTATCAGCATGTTTGTTTATTTTTGCTAAATTTTTCTCACGTTTATTTTTTGTACCATAAGCATTTTGCAATTTCATATAATACTCAATATCCATAGGTTAATCCTCCTCGTACTGAGCATAATTAATAAATTGTTTTAATGCGTTAGTTTTTCTATCTCGATTTTTGTAATCATCAATCTTGATAGATACATCATGTTCCAATTTGGCAATAAAATTACGGTAACTTGTTCTTTCATTTCCTGGTGAAAACACACTCAAATCAGATGGTGTAAAATTAATTTCCATTGCATGAAGAAGAGATTCATCCCTTTTCATATAAATAAGAAACATAATTTCAACAACTAATTTAATTTCTTTAGGCATTAATTTAAAACCAATTTGTTGTACATCTTCATCATAATCTGAAAAATCTACATCCAAATTCGAGAGGCATGATAATTCATCAAGTGCCTCACATAGATAATTAGTAGCACGAGTCTGAGCAATTTGTATCGCTTCACTAACATCTATATTATAATAACTAAAAAAGTCCTCATCCTTTTCTATACGATCATAGAATTTGTTGAGGATTTTTTCAAATTTTGTAATTTCTTGAGGCAATTGAGTTCACCTCCCATATTAATTTTTTCTAGGTCTACCTGGGGATTTTCTAGTAGATTTCGCTACTGTCTTTACTTCCTCAGTTTTAGTAGAAGCAGTATCAACTACTTCCTTTTTATCTTCCTGCTTAGATGCATTCATTTGTAGTAGAAGTGCTTTCATTTCAGCTAATTGCTGTTCAAGTTCTTCAACTTTTTTATTACTTGGAGCTACATCCGCATCATCTACAGAAATATTTGATTTGATTTGATTATTAAACAATTCTCTTGTGCGTGTATCAATGACATTTGCCATATCCAATGTAAGTCTATATCCTTCTGATTTTAACTTTTGAAACTGTCCACGCACTCTATCAAAGTCAGAAAGAGTAGAAATAGAAATAATTTTAATAAGTCCTTCTTTTGTTGGATTCAAAAGAATATCTCTAATTTCACTAATCTTTAATACTTTTGACTTGTCAATACGAAGTTCATCATATAGATCATCTTCAATATCCTCTGGAAATTCTAAATTTCCTGTCCTAAATGCAGTTCCGTTATTTGCATAACGAATTTCATCTAGTGTAAGTGGAATAGTTGTAGGTTGACCATCTATAGCAGCTTCAAGAACAGTGCTTTTACCTGGGGCGATATTAATACAAACGCAATTATCGTTATAATTTAAAACAGAAATATGTTTAGTTTCTTGAATATTAATAACAATTCCTCCTAATATTAGGAGGGCGTTTGCACACCCTCCTTAAATTTTTTGTAATAAAAAAGACTACTTACTTAAAGTAACCTTTGCGAAATTTTCAATATTTGTAAGCATGATTCCATATGTGAAATCTTTTAGCATAATATGAACTTTCTCACCCTGATTGTTCATATCTTGATATGTATGAATTTCACCCTTCATATCAAGATTTCCAATTTTTCCAGCTACACCGTAAATACGCTTATCTGGAAGTAGGAGAGAACCTGTGCCAGTTTTCTTTGCGCCAGAAATACCAGCAATACCAATTCCATCATATGTTTTAACAAGACCATATCTATTAAAATCATCTTTCATAGTATTACTCATATATTGTGCAAAGTTTGGCATACGTCTAATAGCTTGAGCATACTTATTAAGTGTGATAATTACACTATCGCTTGCTCTATCGTTGAGGTAAAGAGAAAGCTTATCCATAGCCTCAAGTGTTGGTGTTGCGCCATCAACAGGAATTAATTGATCTCCACCTTTCACTGCATCATCTGCTTGAGCAAGTGCATCAAAGAATAGTGCGTTCTGGCAAGCTTCTTTCATAAATGTAGTAAGAGTAGCAATTGATTTAAAGCCATTCTTACGCAGATCTACATAAGATAGATCAGTTTCAACCTGACGGTTTTTCCATGTAGGTTTCAGTACAGAAATATCAATGTAGGAACGATCTACATTACCGCCACGTGCTGCCTCATATGCAACAAGTGTATTCTTTGGATCTTTATGACCTTCATAATCATCAAACTCACCAACAGAACCTCTTTCAAAAATTTGATCCAGAAGTTCATCTGGTGCATTATAAATTTCTTCATTTACAGTTCTATTAATGAACTCAGCAATTGTACATTCTGGATCTTTTCCAGTTTTTCCAATCTCCCTAGCCCAAGCATCAGAAATCTCAGCGATTTCTTTTTCCTCGGCATTAAGTTCTCTTTTATATTCGATTTTTTCAGCGACATCAAAGAGTACACCCTCTTTGCTCATAATGTCTTTAATTTCTGTATTAATAGCCATTGTGTTAATTCCTCCTTATCTTAATTACGCCTGTGCAACTGCATCAGTTTCTACACGAATCATAATGAGATCATGACCATTATCTTTAAATGGTTTCTCATATACATATTTGGAAGATCCAGTTGTAAGTTTCTGCCATTTTCCATCTGCACCTACAGATACAGGTGTACCATCGGCAACTTCACCAGAAAAATCTTCTGCTTTATACTGGTCTGTTGCAAACTTTTCACCATCTGTATATCTTTCAAGTCCAAGGAACTCACCTTTGGCAATTTTTACAAAATCTTCATCATAATCTGACATATCCACTCTTGCCGCATTAATGCCAGTTGGAATGCGTTCTTTTGTTGCTACATAAATATTTGCTACAGTTTCAGCTTTTGGAAGCTCAACAGTAGTAGCATCTTTGATTACAACACCCATACCTGTAACAAGTGCTACACCAGCTTTGTGCATTGTATCTTTTGGCTGTGCGCCATTACGTCTAATATCACGAATCATTACATTTTCCTCCTATTATCGTCTTAATAAAAATTTAGTCATGAAAGAACTTGCGCTTTCATTCACATCATCAGTTTCTAAACTTGCTGTTGCTGTCACAGGATTTGGCTCTTCTGTTTCAACATCCTCTGCTACATCAGCCTCTTCTTTATCAAAAGAAGCAATATATTTTTCTGCGATTAAACTATTGATGGCAGTTTTGTCTCTTGCTTCAATTAATTCTGCAATTTCAGCTTTTGCGATTTCTTCCTCGGTGAATAATCCACCTTTAAGCATATTTTTCTTTAAAGATTCTTTTTCCTCTGCAATTTCAGCTTCAATCTTTTCTTGCTCTGCTTTTTCAACCTGTTCTTTATATGGTTGTAATTCAGAAATCTGCACATTAAGTTTGCCAATTTTCTCACCTGCGGAGATAACAGCTTTATCTTTAATTTCAAGTTCTGCGGTTAATGTTTCGATTTTTTCATCTTTTTCAGCAAGAACAGTATTAACATCTGATACGGAAATAGTAAGTTTTACATCTTGTGGTTCAGAAACAGTTACTTCGTCATTCTCAACTGTATATGTAAATAACTTATAATCTAACTGTGTTGGAGCATCATCAGACTTAAACCAAACAGTATGTTCTTCTGGAAACCAATAAGAAATATATCCCCAATATTTAATTGCATCTTCACAAGCTTTGTTAATCTTTCTAAACAAATCACGATCTGTTAAAGAAGCTGTTTCTGGTTCTTCTGGATTACCTTCTGGCTCAATAACAGATTCAGCAGTTTCTTTTGTTTCAGATGTATCTTCTGCGCAAGAAGTTTTCTTTTTCTTTTCAGCAGTTTCTTCATCTTTTTTCTTTTTGTCTTTTTCTGTTTCGTCTACAGAATCAGGTGTTTCCTTTTCTTTTTCTGTATCTTCAACAGAGACATCTTTCTTTGTCTTTTCAGCCAAATTCATGTCCTCCTTTTCTTCAATATCTTCATAGTTTGCTATATCAGTATTTGAAATATCAGCAATAAGAGCAGAAGATAATTGTTCTTCCAAGTCATCCATTTCGGCATATTCAATTACACCTGCCCCTGGAACAGCAGGATTTCTATTGCTGCCTAAAATGCAATTGCCAATAAATTCAAAAACTTTATAAATTTTGTTAGCACCCTTAGTAACTACATCAGTTGCAGTTAATTCCCATGAGCTGCTAATTTCTCCATCGTCCCATAATTTATCAAATACTTTAAAATATTCTGGAAAACGTGAAGTCCATAATTTAGTTTTGATTAAAATACATTTTGGTGTGCCATCATAACCATCTACTTCACGTTCCTCAATCCATGCGTCTGTCACACTACCAATCGGAACAGTATCAAAATGACTTTTCTTTTTCCCATCTTTAGTTTTTTGAATAATCAACTCATGACCACCAAAATCTACAGGTTGTCCGAAAATATTCTTTTTAAGTTTGGCTACGATTGGATATCCAATGATTGTGTCAAAATATTTTTCACCTGCTTCTTCTGGAATAATTCTTCCATATGAATCAGGTTCATCTAACACACTGATTAAAAAGACAGCTTCCTTATAATTGGTATAAGACGCTATAGATATGGGGCGACTGTTTAGAATAATATGTTCATTATCCATTTCAATCACCTCGTTTAAGTTGTTTTAGATTCTTGATAGTTACTATCATATTCTTGTTTCGATTCGTTTACAGAATTTCCCTTTGATGTACTTCCTTTAGGTCTGCCACCTTTAGAATCTTTTTCTTCCTGTTGCACATCTTCTTGTTCATCTTGATTTCCAGAAGAGTTATAAGATGTTGGATGTGGAATAAAGATTTCATCAACTCCATTATCTTGTTCTGCTTTTCTGCGTTCCATTTCATCATTGAAATTCATATCCAATGTTTCATATGCTGTGCGAAATGAACAATTTAATTTAGAATACAAGAACTCTGCAAGATCCTTTTTCATTTCAAACTCTAATAATTCTGCATCGAGAATATGTGGAGTAGGGCAGTACTCAATAGGTATCTTTTCTTCTGTTAAAACAATTTCATACCATCGTTGTAAAATTACTTCTTGACGTTCAGCAATCTTATTGATAGTACGCATAAGCTGTTTAATAGAAATATTTGCCGTACTTACTGTTTGTTGACCATCCGTATTTAAAAATGAAATTCCTAATGCAGAAGTAACACGGGAACGATATTGTTTTACAGTGCTTTCATTTGTAAACTCTACAGATGGCTCTACATACATGACTTTTTCCACACATGGCGGTGGAGTATAAACCACTGTGGGATTAGCCCATGCTGCCATTAAACAGGTATGAGCATAAGCCATGTCCTCAAGACCTTTTTTATCATAAGTGTCACCCATAGTTTCTTTACGCATAATCTGAGTGATAATCTTTTTTGCTTTAGCTTTTGCATTAACTGCATCTGCTTTGTCGCAAGTATCAAGCATAAGTTTTGGTTTCAATGCCTTGAAGATAGGAGAAAGTCCATAAGCTCTACCAAGATTTCCAAAACGATTAACACCTGTGCGTCTAATGTCAAGTCGTGCATATTTTTCTCTTGCAACATAAGCATCAATAACTTCTTTTGGATAGTTATTTTTTATTTCTTCTGCTGTATTTTTAAAGAATAATGGTTTATTCTTTTTATTTTTTAATGTGGACTTTTGAAGCCTATTTGATAATTCTGTTGTATCAACTAATACATATGGGATTCCATTTAAAGAATAATCAGAAATAATAGCTACACCCAATGGATATTTGTCAATTACATGATGATAGATTCCTTTTGCTTTCTTTGAACGGAGATACTGAATACAGTTACCCTCATCATAAGTAGAAGTAATACCAGTAGTCATGACATCATTTATATTCACTTCTTTGTGAAATCGTTTAATAACACCTTCGGCTTTGTCTTTTATATCCTGATCATATTCTTTAGGGAGATTGTCAAATGAATATCTGACATTTGCATTAAGATTTGATTCTATAGATTCATGTACCTTACCAATAATATCATCTTCATTTTCGGCTTGTCGTACTAATTGATTAATTTTCTGAATTTTAGATATATCACTTTGAGCGTTTAATGCTAATTCTTTAATATCATCTAATGTAGTTTCAGATGATGTAGAAGATGAGGATGCTTCATTGAATCTGACGGAATACTGTTGACCGCCTTTATCAAAACTTTGCATTGCTTCATACATCCAATTTTCAGATTGCTTTTTAATCGCTTCTGCTGTAACAAGGACGGTTTCATCTCCATCATTATCTTGTATGCTTGAAGCAATTGTTAATTTATAATCCTTGTCAGGATTGTCAATATATTCTGGTTCTTCTGATTTTGACATGAAATCCTCCTTTCTTTAGAATGATATTGATGATGCACAGATGGGGGCATCTTTATAATTTTCATTTGCTCTATACATTTTCTTTTTATTGTTTGTTTCAAGTTCACAAACAAAACTTAGTCCATACATTAAACTTGTGGCTCTATCTCTTTTCTTACCAGAAACAATACGAGTATATGTCATATTATTTTTATCAGTAAAATCTTGTTTGATATTACTAAGTTCACTCTGTAAAATATCATGTTCCATGTGTTGAAAGAACTCTTCGTGAGAAATTCCACCACTTTTATATAAACTATCTAATTCCGCAGATGGTATTAATAATTCCAAACTCATATCCTCGAAACATGATTTCATATATGGATAATATAAATTTATAAATCCATTTAAACCGTGTACATTTCTTATAAGTGGGAGAGCATTTTCCAATAGCGTTATATCTTTTTCGTCATCAGATACAATTGGTGGATATTCAGTAATTTCACCCGTTTTTGGATCGACATATTCCCAAGGTTCATAGAACATACTCGGCAAACCTGCTCCTGCGCCATTAGCATCTATCAATAACTTTACAGTGTTAGGGAATCTAATATGAATTAGCTCCCTTAGAAAATCTCTTTGAGCATTTAGTTTCATGCCATTAACTGTTTTTGTATAAACTAACTCCTTTACATATGTACCATTTGGACGTGGCTTTAATTTGATAACATGAGTACAAGAGTTATCAGAACCTTTTTCATCAGATACCGCAACATCATGTGTGACAACATAAATACAATTTGACTTCTTTGGTTGTTGCAATTCACATCTTTCTAATACACGACATGGATTAGTTAATTCATATGGATAATAACTTTCTCCACTAGAACCTACAAAAACACCCTCAAATTCATAAGCAAATTTATCCTTAGTCATCTGTGGCTTTTCAAGCTCTTTTTCAATATCCTCTTTATCAAATAAACCTGCTTGTACACCTACTTGATAAGGGAAGCAAATTGCCATATAATCTTTATTACCCTTTATCATAGATTCATAATGATACATAAATCTTTTATATAAAGGACTTGTTTTGAGATAAGCAGAAGAAATAAATATTACTTTACCTTTTTCACTCATTCCCCAACGAATTGCCATTTCACGTTTGGTTTTTGTCATAGGAATAAGAATTTCTTCAATAATATTATCCTTTACAAGTCTGGCTTCGTCCACAAGAATCATATTAAAACGCCATGATCTTGCACCATCACCACCACGATTTTGATCGAGAGTAATTGCACGAATTTCACTTCCTGATTTCAGTTCACAGACACAATCATCTTGTCCAGTTTTAATAGGAAAGTTTATTTCTCTAGCAACAGCTTCTTTTTTAGATAATTCACCTTTGATTTTCTGAATAATTACGTTACGAGCCTGTTTTGAATTACCACTTGCAATACCAAGTTTAATATTTGTATATAGAATAGAAACACATATATAATAAACTGCAACAATCCATGACTTACCTAAACCTCTACATGCGATCAACATTTCACTTTGGTAACGTGACATAGCACGCAATATTACACGCTGAAATGGAAAAAGATTTATACCCAATATATCCATTGCAAATTCATCAATATAATATCTATAATAAGAAATAAATTTTGTCCATGCTTCGTAATCAATACTTTCTTCTCTAATAACAGTATTAGAATATGGATTATCTAAATTCTCTCTACCTGTATATTGTTCACGAGCCTTTTTTAATCGTTCCGATGGTGATTCAGTCATATATTTCATGGCAATCACCTATAATGATTTCTTAATTGTAGATAAATAATCAAGAAGTTTATCTATTTCATCTTTTTCAATGGGTTTATGTTCTGGAATCCAGTTATGATTTTCAACCATTTCGGTAATCTTAGAAAAACTACTAATACCAACATCGTTTACACTTCTGGTACTTTCACTAAATTTTGCCGATTTAGAAAGAGTATCAAATGCTTTTGTAGCATTGTCATATTTTTTATCTGCACCCTCAACACCATTCATCATGTCGTCAAAAGTTCTATCCATTTGTAAACTTGCTTTTGCAATTTTACGAGCATAATCTCTATGGTTTTCAGTGATAATTTTATAATCACGTTCCAGTCCTGCATAATACGAATTGAGATAATCAATATCTGATTCTGTATAATTACCTTTCCATTCATCACTCCAAATTAAAGGCTCTTTCGGTTTTTTAGCTTTAGGAGAACTAATAATATCAGAATGGGTATTTTCATCTGTTTCTACATCTGTTAAATCATCAAAATATAAATTATTTTCCATAGAAAACAGTGAAGAATATTTATTTACAATTGCATTTTTTTCGCCAATTGTACGATTATTACTCTGATGCATATGTCCTTCTGATTCTGCGTCAGCCCAACTTCGTTGACGATCTTGACGCATTGCTATAAGAGTAAAATATTTTTGTAATATTTCTTTTCCATGATATTTTAATTCATTTTCGTCCATATAACTGTTTTCTTTAAGCAAAGATTCTTCACTACTAGCAATCAAATCATAATATAGGGGTTTATCTATCTGCATCAAAAGACTTTTCAATTTTATATAATTAATTGTACCATCAGTATTCAAAGCTGAATTTTTACAACATTCTTTACAAATAGGAACTCTATTATCCAAAGAATACATAGGACTATATGATAAATAGAAGTCTGTCATGTTCTTTGGATGATGGCAGCAAGTGCAGACCTTTTTTCCTTTTTGTTGATTTGCTGGCGTTGTACCAGTTTTCTTAGTAGGCATAACGCCACCTCCTTTTATTTTTATTACAATTATTTCCAAGTCTGGAAATACTTTATTGTCTTATACAGAATGACCATATAATATGGGGGCAATACAATAGTCGTTCTGTTTTCAGATAGAAAGTAAATTTAAAAAAAATATAAGAAACAATAACAGTGCATCTAGGGTACGATAATCACCCTGTATAAGACAATAATAAAAGAGCCACCCACACCATCGTGAATGACTCGCTCTTATAACATAGAATAAATCCATGCTTTCTTATTTGATTCAGCAACATTACCAATAATTTTTGCGATTAAATAACTATCTGTGACTGAGAATATATCTCCATCAGTTATTAAACTTGCAGTAGGAAAATCCACATACAACGTTATATCTTCATCTGTAATAATATTTCCATTCTCATCTAGTTTAATATTTGCCCCATTTCCACCAGAACAGGAGAGAAGTCTACTTGCAATAATGAAAGATAATACATCCATTATTCTGTGCCTGTATCTTTCCAACCAAATGAAAACAGCATATAGATTTTCACTGTGCCTGATTCATTTCCTACAATAGCTTGACTTCCCATTGGAGCAGGAGATTCAAGACCAGGAATATTTGCAAAATCACCTGTTGCACCATGTTCCATCGTAGGAAGTTTTGCAATTTCTTCAATAGCATCTACGCAAAATGTTTTGATTGCTGAGTTTGGATCGTTACCAACTTTTAATAGATTAGCTGCCACTATAACACCTCCATTTTATTTTTGCATAATAAAAGAAGCCACCAATAAGGCGACTTCTCATAAATTTCAATATTAAGTTTCTATTTCCATTATCGTATTTCATTCTACAATATTTAGTGAGTGTAATTACCTCACTATACAGGTATGGAATTACCTGAATATAAATTAAATTTATATTATTTCAGCATAACATCGAATAAATCCATGCTTTCTTATTTGATTCAGCAACATTATATGCTATAATCCCTTGCAAAGATTCTTCCAATAGTCGAATCTTCCTTGCACAGACTGAGCAGAAGATGTACCACTGGTGCAATACTGAACATAGTCCATATTGTCACCATAGCTGTTTACAAATGCCTGTACAATATTTACAAATTCGTCAAAGTCCTTTTCATTCTTCACACATGTATATGCAGCATATAACATCATCGGAAGAGAAGTTGACTTGAGGTTAAGTTTCTCTGCAAATTTTTCATCTAAGAATGACAGAGCAGATTTCAATATAATAATATCTTTCTCATCAACATGCTCATTATACCATTCCACAAATGTATCAATATCTTTTGCTCTAAATGATGTGAAATCATTATCATCTGTAGTGTTAATCAGCATAAGCGTCTGGCGCACAATATCATTCGCAACATCTTTCTTCAACTGTGTTGGAGATAACACTTTTGCAAAGAATGGATGATTTGCAATGTCAAAAATAATTGCGCTAACTTTATCACTCTCTAATGACTTTCTTTTCTGAGTGTTTGATAATGGTTTTCCACCATTCTGTCTACGGAACATTTCACGAATATCTTCATCTGTACAGTCAGAAAAGATATACTGTATCATTTCATAATCATTGATTTTATCTTGGACAACTTCATCCAACTGTGAGAACTTCTTACCTGCAATGTTATATACAGTGCCTTCAATTGTTACTGGTTTCAGCTTTTGACTTAATTTGAAACCATCAGTTAAAAAATCTCTGATAGTTGTGCTGCGCTGAACACCGTCAAATACATATCTGATTTTATCTTCTTTCTCTTCTGAACGAATAGGATCAACAGGATAGTTGCGAAGCATTGAGTCGATTAATAAGCTCTGCTCATAATTTTTCCATTGTCCTTCTTTTCGCTGTAGTTTATGAAACATATTGTATTTCTCATTTTTCATATCTCGTGCAAATGATTTAACAGTTTGTGTCTTTCTATTGAACTCCATATACAACACCTCCAATTTTTGATATTTTTACATTATCACAATTAGAAAATATTGTAAAGTACAAGTTTACTGTAGATAGGGCAGTAGTAAGCTGCCCTTTTCAGGAGAAGAGATCATATGAAAAAAGTTATGTCTCTTTGAAGAATAATATGAAGCAAGAAAAATATATAGAAAGATAGGTATTTGCCCGAAGCGGTTTGACAGTACGATGTCGTACGCTTGTTTCCATTTTGGCGTGTTTGGTCTACACTACGGGCTTTTTTGGGGATTTTGGTTATAAGTCTGCTAAAGAAATTTGCTCAACTTTTTTAATTCCATCTTCACAAAAATATTTTTCAAATTCTTCATCTACTTCGAGGTCTTTGTAGACCTGTACCATTGAAATATCACTCCAGCCAAGTATCATTTGAATTACATTATCTGGTAAAGAATTACGAGATAAGCTACTCACAAAGAAATGACGTATGCTGTGCCAGTAAAATGAAACACCTAATATTTTACTAAATGTTTCAGCCCAACTATCCAAGGTATCTGTAGAAATTTGTTCATCAACATATGTATTTCCTACTTTTTTAGGGAATAACCATTCAGAAGTAATATTATTTTCTTCTCTATATTTAAGCCATAAATCTAAATATGGTTTAAATGGTTTTACCAATGTATATACAATAAGTTGCTTTCCTCTTGATCCTCTACCTTTAGTAGTGATAGTTTCGGGAGTTTTATATAAAGAACCATAAATGATATTCTCATCATCGAAGTATGAAACTTTAAAACGTGGCAATTCACTTTTACGTCTACCATTATTCATAGCCATGCTTAACATACATGCCTTATCATATTGTTCCTTTTCAACAAGATAATCTAATAAGCCTTGTAATTGTTCTTCTGTGAATACAGTTTTCTTCAATACTTTTTCATTTGTTGGGTTTTCTATTTTACGAATAATTGGACGAAATCCTTCATACTCATCATCTAACATATTTTCAACATAATTACTAAGAGATGAGAGAGTAGATTTAACTCTTTTGATTCTTGCGGGACTCCATTTCAATTCAGTTAAACAATAACTTTGATACTTAGAAATTTCACGTTTAGACAAATTAATAAAAAATTTGTTGTTGCATTTTTCTAATAGATATACCCAAAAAATATTAAGATCGTGAGCATATGCATCAATTGTTGATCTTGCTCTGTCTACTGATACAAGATAATCTAAAAAGTCATTTCCTAATTCAACATTATCTGGATTAACTTGTTGTAATTTTTCTGGTGTTGTTAAAACATTATATTGTACCGTTCTTCCTGCCATTTGCTCACTTCCTTCCATAAAATTCTTACATGATAAAAGAAGCAGATTTACAATAATTAAACTGCTTCTTTTTGTTTTTCATTATATTTTTTAAAATCTCTAATTACATTTTGAGAATAATCCAATTCTCCAATATTCCTAACTTTATTCCAATCAATATTATTCTTATAAAATGATTCAATTCTATTTTTTAAATCCAAATTATCATTGGATAATATATCTTGAAAATTATTATTTGTTAAATCACATGGAAATAATATATAATAATGAAGATTTGCATTTTTAAGCATAGTTTCTTTCTCTAATAATTTAACTCTATATTGTTCTTTAGATTTGCTATAAGAAATGACTTTATTTTCATAATACCAAGTTTTATAATCTGCAATAATTCCTGCAATTTCTATGTAAATAATTTTATCATCAATATGAATTACATAATCACAATTCATATTACCATTATAACCGTCAATAAAATTAGAATATTTTACATCTCTAAAATAATCTATTTGATATTTGAATCCATGTTCTTTTAAATATCTGGAAAACATATATTCAAATTGACTCGTAACATGTTCTCCATCTTCAAAATCATAATTTATCCCGTTTCCCTGTTTCCCAAAGGATATACCAAAAGATGATAGATGCTGAACCAATCCAATATTATAGTATTTCTTACATGTTCTATCTAAAGTACCGTAACTCATCCAATCGCTATTTTCATTTATTTCTCTAGTAGTTATGAAATTTCTTCCATCCGATTTTATAAAATTTACTATATAATGCACTTCTTTATCAAAATCATCTTTGGTAAGTTGTTTATCCATCATATTTTCTTGAACAATTTCAAGTCCAAGTTCTTTCTTCATTTTATTGACAGAACCCCAATATTTTTTAATATGAGTAACTCCTAAAGTATCAGGAGTAGGGTATTTAAAATCTTTGTATTCCAATGGACGAGCAAGATGCTTTTGCATATTCATAATTATTGAAATACAATCATCTTTTGTATAATTTTTATTTTGTCCACCACGAGTTCTCATTTCGTATTTTTCTTCATTAGATAACTTGTATCCACACAATTCAAGCCAATCAACCAAATCACCATCAAGATATTCTTCATACATTCTTAATGTTGGCATTTTATTTTTGGGCTTAAAAGCTAACTTTTTATTTTGTGGATAACCATTACTTTCAACATAACTTTTTAATTTCCGTACAAGAAATTTTTGTATCTTTTCTTTGTTATCTTTAAAAGTTCCAACATTTAATTTTGCCGTGGGCATTACATCAAATTTGCAATCAAGACATAGATAATCATATCCATATTTTGATACATAACCATTAATTCTTGTATATTCTGATTTTGGAATCTTTTCTCTTTCTTTACAGATATCACATTCACATTCCACTAATAAATTTGAACTTGGTTTTAAATCTCTAACATCGACTTTCATAGTTGCATTACGATCATACACCCATTTATGGTCTCTTTTATTATATTTCTTAGGTATTTCATATCCTAAATTTTCATAATATTTTGCCATATTTACTGCAACTTGAATTTCAATTTGTTGTGGTAATACTAATCCCATTTTTAGTTCCTCGTTCTAAAGTATTTTTATATACAATAAAAGGAGAGAGGGTGGTAATTATCCACCAGGCTCTCCGACATTAACGTAATAGGAACATACCCTATATTTGAGTTCCGTTAATGACATTAAATCCCAACATCAACTATGACACTAACATTGAGCAATTTGGGTTTGTCACCCAATAATTAATTCTTCATTAAACAAAACAATCCAATGGATAGAAAAAGAGTGCGTAAGCTATGACACCCACGCACACTAAAAGGAGATCTATATCTATTATAGAAAAACAGATTACACTTTGAAAATACGACAAAGCATATGTAAAGTTTCAATATCTTCTTTAGGAAGAGTCACATTTACATATTCTTCGTCATCCATATCACAATCTACGCAATCATGATGACAACAGCAATCGTAACAATTGCCTAACTCTAAGTCATCTGCGAAATCGTCATATTCATCGTCAATATCTTCTTTTAACTCAACAAAGTAAGTCTTAGCAGTTTCTACTTGTGGTAAAAGCGCGCTACTACATTCATCAAGAATATAAGTTGCATCTGCTTCATTCAGAAGATAACCGTCTTTTTGTTTAGCAGGCTCAACCCAGATTTCAGGTGTATCATGATTACTGATTCTTGCGCATAACGTAATTATAAATTCATCTTCATATCCATCAATCTCAGGATCATGAAAATTTATATTAGCAAGCTCATAATCATAGTCAGTAAGAAGATTGATGATTTTTCTTGCATTGTCATATTTTGCAAAGATTGAAATATCTATAGATTCATCTGATTTAGATGCATAATATCGTCTATTAAATTCAGAATCCATAGCTTCACAAAAATCATAAACATCTTCAAAACAAATAGTTGGAATTTTATTCATATAATCAAACCTCTTATTATGCATTAATAAGTTCCTTGAATGCTTTACCTGGTTTAAACTTTGGCATTTTACATGCTTTGATCATAAGTGATTCGCCAGTTTGAGGATTGCGACCTTCTCTTGCTGCTCTTTCAACAACTTCAAATGTTCCAAATCCAACAATAGAAAGTTTCTCACCTGCTATTAAAGCATTTGTGATTACTTTAACCACAGCATTAATAGCTTCCTCAGAATCTTTCTTTGTCCATTCTGTTTCTTTTGCAACTGCATCTACAAATTCAATTTTTGTCATTTATAAAAACCTCTTTCTTCTATATATTTATACTAAAATAGGATAGTAGCGGCGTACTCTCCATGAAATTTATTTTAATGCTAATTTAAAAGTACCAACATCATCCCCGTAATAAACCTTGAGAATTTGTGTTGGAATATTATAAAGTCTTTTGCTGATCGAATAATCATCTGAGCCAATAACACTACCATTGATAGTAGCTCCATCTCCCTCTTTAGGACTATGAAAATGTCCCATATGAATATCGAATACATCTTGTCCAAGTAATTTTGTAAATGTTCTATTTACAGTTGTTGGATTATCATTTGTTCCATGTGTACATACAATTAACTTTCCATCTCTGAGAAAATATGTCACGAAATCTTCAAATCCACTATCAATTACTTGAATATCATTGTTTCGTAATTCTTTTCTAATGTAAGCAGGAATGATTCTTTCATAATTTGACTTATTTGCTGCATCAGATTTTCCTTGCATTGTACGTCCATGATTCCCATATACAGAGTATACTGTAATATGAGGAATTTCAGACTTTAATAACAAAATAAAATCTGTGAGAATATCACTCACATCTAATACTTGATCAATAATATCTTCTTGAGCTTGAGCGATTGTTGAACCATGAATAATTCCTGAAATCATATCTCCTAAAATTTCCACATTCAAATATTCTACTGATTCTCTATGACACCAAGCGATTGTTTTATTGGCGAGTTTTGTCATACGTTCACGTAATACATCAATATTATATGTATTAAATATAGAATCTACTGTTGCATAACAATGCAAATCACTTACCAATAAACTTGCTTCATTTCCATTTTTAATAGTATAATTACATTTTACAAACGGGCGTGGTTTTCGCTCATCTAACTTTAATTCGATATATTCTTTGATTGCTTCAACTCTTGAATATTCTCTTAAAACTGCACGTTTTTCTCTATTTGCATCTTGCAATCGTACACGTTCCATATATTCTTTTTCACGTAATTTTTCAAGACGCACAAATTCTTCATCTGATGAATATTCTTTTTCCATTTTATCTTGCATATATTTGTAGACACTATATCCACTATATTTACCTACATACCAAGATTTTCTAATAGAATCTCTGTGCATGTCAGAATGAAGGTCTTTTTTAGCTTTTTCCCAGTTTTTAGAATTTCCATTTTCAACAAATTCTACAAGATAATCAATTTCTTTTTGAGTCAATTCAGAATTATTTATATCATCCACCACCCAACTTATTCTTCTTCTGGAAGTTCTACACTAATCTTGAAGTCAATTGTTTCTGTTCCTTCAGGAAGAGCATCAATAACTTCTTGAGTAATGTTTTCACCTGTATCTGTGTCAATAAGATGTAAGTCATGTAATGAAATATTTTTAAGCTGAATATTTCTCTTGCGTGGATTTAATTTTTCTGGTGTTTCGTTGATCTTGATCATGTTTTCTTCTCCTTGAATCTATATATTTGCAATAAAATAGAAGAGTAGTAATAACTCTTCCTAGATAATTTCGTCTAAACTTTTAATAATTCTATCTGCTACCTTGTACTCGATAGCTTCTTTCGTAGATAAATACCAGTCATTCTCAAAGTTTTCATAGAATATATCTTCTGGTATATTTGTTCTTGATAATACAAATTTACCAAGTTCATCAATTTGTCTTTGATAATTTAAAATAGCAGCAACTACATCATTATAAGAACCACTAAATTGTCCTGCTCCTTTATGAATGAGGAATTCAGCAGAAGGTAGAGTTAGTCGTTCATGACAAGCAAGATAAATAAAACATCCACTTGAAGCCGCCATACCGACATTTACTCCAACGACAGGAGTTTGGCTAAGTGAGATTGTATCAACAAGACAATTATTTACTTCTAAATCCCCGCCAGGACTAAAGAATACAACTTTAATTTTAGTACGCTCATTAATAGGAATATTCTTTTGTTTATCTTCAAAATTCCATTGCATAATCATTTTTGCGTATTCCAATGTCATAGTAGTAATCTCATCATCAATCCAGATTATTCTATTTTCGTAATTCTTATAAAATTGAAGTAGAGATGGATCTGGTAATTGAAGGTTTTCTGCATTTTGTGGAATAGCAATATCAAGATATGCTGTATCTGCTTTCTTTTTATTTACCATAGGTTATTATACCTCGATTTTCATAATATTTTTATAATGTAAATTTCAAACTTGAATTTGCAATAACAACCCTAGTTGATTTACATTGTTTTTCAAGTTCTTTTTCTAATGCAATTTTTAATTTTTCTTTTGCTTGTTTAGAACCATGATGTAAAATAATTTTTTGGCAATTTATAGAGGTGTAGTCATCCACAAGTTGCCAGAATGGAGCATGACCACTCATTGACTTCAAAGAATAAGAAGCACATTTGCATGGATATTCTTTTTGATCAATAGTAACAGATTTACGTTTATTGTCTTTCAACAATGTCGCCAAACTTCCATCCGTACTATACCCTACAAAAAGTACAGTTGCATTAGGATTTGGAATGCATTTCTTCAAGTGATGTCTGATCCTGCCTACCATACACATGCCACTGGTTGACAAAATTACACAAGGTTCATTACTTTGTACAAGTGCTTTACTATCCTCAGATTCTTTTACAAAAGTAAACATTTTATCTTGTATCATTTCATCAAAAAGTTTTTTATCTTCACCAGTTAAACATTCTTCATAATCATCAAAAATTTTAATGGACAATGGTGAGTCTATATATACTTTTGGTTTCCATTCAGAGTCTTTATACATTTCATAAATCATAAGTACAAGTTGTTGAAGTCTTGATTGTGCAAAACTTGGGATAACAACTCTTCCTTTCATTTCATGAACTTGTGTTTCTATAATCGCTTTAAATTTTTCTAAATCATTTTTACGTTCTTTTAATCCAGTTTTTAAATCTGGTCTATCGCCATATGTTGATTCTCCAATAACAACATCTGCATAATCTACTTGTTGATAAGCACCAACAAATCTATTGTGAATAGCCTTATTCCCCAAATCACCTGTAATCAAACCGGTTTTTGTTAATCCATCAATTGTAAAATATAATTTAATCTGGCAACTTCCGAGTAAGTGTCCACTAGGAATTAACTCAAATGCAAGTTCATCATCAATAATGATCTTTTCATTTACCGGTTTTTCAATAGTATATTCCAGCATCTTATTTACATCATCAACCGTATAAAGAGGAGAATAATTCTTATTGTTTTGAGAATTGATAACAAGAATGTCTCTTTCACTAATTAATGCTGAATCAATTGCCATGTCTTTCAGAACCTGTTTTGAACCAGATGATATAATTGTTGCAGCTCTACAACCTTCTTTGTACAATTTAGGAAGTAAAAGACAATGATCGCCATGATTATGTGTAATAAATACAAAATCAATATCTTTTGGCTTAAAATCTTTATATTTTCTATTGTTAACTAGAAAATCTTTATATCTATCATTTGTTTGATGTAGTCCACAATCAACTAATATCCTATGATTCTGTGTTGAAATATAAATAAGACTCCCTGTCACATCTTCTGATGACGGAGAGTCTACAAATGATATTCTAACATTGTTTTTCTTTTTCTTTCCGATGGCATTTTACCACCTTTCATAATATATTTTTGTTTCTTAATTACTTAACATATTCCACAACATTTAATCCGTTGTGATAATTTTCTAATGCTTGATTAATAGCATTACATTCTCTATAGTAGTATTTGTTCTTACCACTATATGTTTTGAAAATATCTTCATGGAACTTAAAGCCTTTTTTCATAAGGTATTCCATTTCTTTTTTACTCATTGCTTTTATAACAATTCACGTCCTTTACGTTTATTTCTCCAATAGGAGAGTAACGACAACGGTAGGTCTCGATCCCACATACCCTTTCGGATTCACTGATTTCAAGTCAGGAGCATTTGCCAATTCTGCCACGTTGCCTTTTTTGTATCTGTCTTTCCAGATTGTCAGACCGCCCAGCAGCCATTCTATAATTAAATAATACATTTTACATACTGTTCACCTCTCGGCTCAAATATCACGTTACTCAGCTTTCTTGTTAAAATAAAAAATCAGCGATTGCACCGTTTAAAGAAAGGGGGAAATAACAGTACAACCGCCGATTACTATACACATATAATTTCTATTCGAATATTCATAACAGACTAAGATTTCCTCATAATCTCAACCAATTTGCTAAAATATTGTACAAAAATTGCACAAAATCTTTTAATTTTCATCAGAAACATAAATGTTTCGATCGAATTTGAATAATTCGTTCCTTTATATGTTTAGGCTTTTCGCCAAATATATTCTTTTAAGAATTAATATTAACGAAACGTATATTGTATTATCGAATTGACAAATTGTTGAAATATCGAAATAATGAAATCTTGTATTATCGCATACTCGTAACGCAATGATGATTAATGCGCTCATCTTGAGAATTTTAAGTATCAAATATACTTACCTTTTTTATTAATATCCAATAATTTGATATGGAATAAAAAAATCTATCACAATGTTTAGATTGTAATTATGATAATTCTGGTATTATCATCCTACCTCGCAGCATCACAGTTCATCTGCATCTGAACCGATTGACCATCACGAATCAATCTTAGTCTCTTATAAATATTCGAATAGAAGAGTAGTGGTAAATTTTACTTTACCACAATATCTTCGAGCGTATCATTCATATCATATTTGGGTTCATGTTGTACAAGAGTAGTAAGCTCAAGCTGATCAAGTTTAGTTGAAACTTCATCTGTTTCTTTCGCTAGCTTCTTTGCAAGTGCTTTAACTACATTTCTATCATAATCCAGTTGAGTAACTTCTTTGATAGTGTATGTATAAGCAACCTGCTCTTGATTAACGTTGAATCTATAATCTCGACCTTGCTTTTCAGTCTCAGTAGCTTTTCTACCAGCCATTGTCTTGAAAACTTTAGCAAGGCTCTGTTTTGTTTTATTCATAGCATAAGAAGAATCTAAATCAATCTCAGTATTTTTCTTAGCTTCTGCGATAGCATCAGACAACTTTTGCTTTTCTTGAATTGCATCCATAAGAAAATCCACCAGTTGAGTTGGCGTAAAATCTACATTATAAGATTTTGGAACTTCCAAAGTATCATCCGTTGCTTCTGGATTAGCTTTGCTTTTCATATGTTTTTGGGTTGTTGTCATGACAAATGATACATTTCCAAGATATGTCTGTGCATTGCTGATAAGGTTTGTAAGAAAGTTCTGATAACGGTATGCTTCTTTTAAAATCATGTACTGATTCTCCTTTTTGATTGATTATTTTATTAAAACATTTCGTCTTTCATTGTATTTTAAATGTATCCACGTATATATCTATTACATAATAAGAAAATTGGCAATAGTGTCGGAAACCCTTGTAAATACTTGGTTTGCGGACATTTAAAAAAGTCTAGTGTATAAATTATTCTTTATTACTCCACCATTTTCTTTTTGTTTCAAGCCGTTTATCTTCTTTACATTCTGTACAATACTGAATATTTTTACTTGTTTTTCTTATTAATCTATTACAAATTTTACATCTTGTAAATTTTCCATCTTTTATATAATTAAGATACTCATATCCTAATTCTCTAAAATCAGTAATATATAATATTGAATTATTAATAGTATCAATAAAATTAATTTTCATATTAAGATTATCATTCTTACTAGAAAAAGAAATATAACCATTTGATTCCAAGTCATTTAGTAATAAGAATTTATCCTCTCTATGTTTAACAATCACTCTTGCAGTTTTAAATATTTCTTTTATATCTGAATTAATCCAATTGTTATTATTTGTAGATGTAATATTATATAATTTTGCAAAACATAACATTGTGAATAATAATTTTTTATGATTCTTCGTTTTTGCAGATTCAATAGTATCTAACTCAGATTGAGTAATTCCGATATGTTCAATATTTCTTAATTCATATTTCTTGCCTTTTCGAGAAATATCTTCAATTATATCTTCCCATAATACAGGATTATAATTTTTATAATTATTATTCATAAACTCATTAAGTTTTTCAGAAGTTTTATTCTCTGATAGTTTTAATTTTTGACGATAATATTTAGATAGTAAAAATAGAGTAGAAGTTGGTTTATTACCAACTTCTCCTTTTTCTAATATCGTTTCTGCTTGTTTTGTTTCGTTTAGTACAACTGACATTCATTGTCCTCCAAATCTACATTTACTTTAATTTCAGTTTCTTTCATAGAAAATTTCATACCTAAATACTCAATATTTCCATTATCATCAAGTGTTGGATATGAGATTTTATAATTCTTACGTCTTAACAAATTCTGTATAAATACTTCACCACAAATATCCCATGCAAATTGTTTACTATATTTAGATTTTGAATAACATAAATCTAAAACAATATTACATAACTCATCTTCATTAGGACACTCTAATAGGCATTTTTCTTTAAATTGTTCTTTTAGTATATATTTTTGAATTTGACGTTCATCTGATTTAAGCCTTTCGGATTTAGCATATTGCATGTAACTAGATATTTCTTTTCTATAAGTTTCATATATTTTTTTAATTTTCTTATACACCGCATCTGAATATGTTACATTACTCTTCATAATAGAATAATCAAAATTTTCATTAGAAGAGTAAACAAGGTTATCAAACTTTTCTTCAATTCTCCAACAAATTTTATTAATTGTACATTTACCCATACCGAGTGGCATTCTATCATAGTAACACTTAATAAATTTATTTTCTTCTCTTGTTTTATTCTCTTTGTACATTAATTCATCAAGAGAAATTCTAAATCTCATAAGACACTTTTCATTATTTTTCTTACGATAATTATTTAATTCTATGCGTTCTGATGGATAAATATATTGCATAAAATAAGGCTTTTTATCTGCGATAATTTTTCGATTGATCCAAAATTCTTTTTTCTGGTGAGAGTCTTTTGCTTTTGTAAGTTTATTTGAAATCCAGTTATACCAATTATCAGGCATTGGTTTCGCCTCAATCCCTTTAGTTTTATCAATCGCATTTTGCTGGTATAACTGTCCACATTTGATTCTATAATCGAGCAAATTATATTCTCTTGTTCCTTGTGTGAAATTCGATTTAACTTCAAACATTGATGTAATTTTATTTGTTACTCCACCTACGGCATTTCCAAAACTATTAATATTTGATCTCATAATATCATCATCTGTAGGAATACATTTTGGAGCTTTTCTTTGCACACATACAATAGCAGGTAATCGTTTAGTATTTTTTACTAATAGATCAAATGAAGTATTAATTACACAATCTCCGTCTTTATCAAAACCATTCATCGCATCCGCACATGTATCCCAACTATTAAAAATAGTAGGAGTTGTCATATATTGATAAAATTCATCCATTGTTTCATTATGTACAACTTCAAGAAGCCTGATATTATTATGCGAGGTCATTGGCGCACGAAAACTTACAATTTTATCAACACCTTTATCAATCCAATATTTAGAATAGACTTGTCCAGCTTTTAATAGTCCAGTAACTTTCATTCCAAACATGGACTGACATAAAGAATACGGATCTCCTGATACTAAGGAATAATTTGCAGGAACTTTTAAAACCCCAACTTTAGCTTCATCAATACGCTTTCTAATCATGGAGTGAATCTGGGATTTGATAAATGGATCATTAGCCATTTCAGGTTCAATCATCAATGCTGTTGCAAATGAACTATCTAAATGTTGAATATTTTTCTCATTAAGTCCTATACCTTTTGTGTATAATATTGTTTTTCTATAATCATCATCTAAAATTTCTTTAATTTCATTTACAGTTGGTGCGATTAATTCATCAATTTGTTCATCTGTAAAATCATAACTTTGTAAAAACTGGTAATTCATTGTTCTTACATTTTCTAATTCTTCTTCCGAAGCTTTTGTAATTGCAAATGTATAATGATTCTTTTCACAATTTTCAAGATATGATTCAAGAGAAGAATAGGAGTCCCACAATTTTAGCATCGACTCTGTTAAAATGAGTTCTATTTCATTAATGTCATATGTATTCCCCCACACATCTGTTATTTCTGTAAAACCATGATCTTGTGCAAACTTCTGAAAATCAATAGGAAATACAGCACCTTTACAAAATGAATTTCTAATAACACAACCAGGTAATAAAAAATCTTCTCCGATTTCATATCCCCAACGTTCCATAAGAGATGGCATAGCAAGTCCATATCCGTCACTATCGTTTAGCTCTACATCTTTATCTTTAATAAATTTCATACTTGGTTGGTCAAGCCCAGTGTCATCTAATTCAATTACATCTGATTTGAATTTTGTAATACAATCATGAACAACAACGATTCCATTTGGCATTGATACAGGAATAGAAGAGCTGCACACCAGAGCAATATAAGCTTCAAGTTTTGCAGGAGCAAATTCTTTTTGTAAATTTCGACCATTATCTATACGTTTTTTTAATTCAGGTAGTAATTTTTCATTTACAAATACTACAGTATTGTTTTTTACTCCACCAGTAGTTCCAAGTAACCATCTATATGTAATATTGTTGATTTTAAAGCCATGTTTATAAATGTATTCAAAATCTTTAACCTTATCAATTACAACACACACATAATCCTTTTTGAATTGATATTTATCCAAATCATTATATAACTTCTTGATTTTGGGTCTTGATATAGATAAATTTTTCTCAAATTTTAATTTCTTGATTTCAGATTTAATATTTGAAATTTTAAGTTCTGTATCTGTGATATTATTTATCTCATCAATAAATCTCATTATTTGACTTTCGCTTAAAGCAATAAGCTCTTGATTTTCTCTTGCTTGATTTGGTGTCAATTTTAAATTCCATTTTTTTCTTCTAAGTCTTGAAGAATGAATTTTAAATACATATCTTTGTGATGTCAAATGTTTACTCAAATTATGATACCTCCAATTACATTTTTAATTTAATATCGGATAATTTATAACAAGTTGCATAAGAGTAATTCCTTAAATATGCATAATCTCTTACTGGATACGGATATTTATTCGAAGGTCTACCTGTTGGAGATGGATAATGAGATCCGCAACAATAATAACTATTTGAAATGTTTTTGATTTTAATATAATTTTTATATCCAACAGTATAATCAAATATATTCATCATTACATGAAACGTCCTTTTAAAATATTTTTGTTGTTTATATTTAGTTTTTAAATATCCTCTCCATGAATTAAGTTTTCCTATTTCCTTAAATGTCGTCTCAGAAATATCATCAATAACATATAAAAATTTATTTTTAAAATCATAATAAATATGTGACATTTTTTCTAATGTATTTATTCTTTTATTTGACCCAAGATACTTTTCAGTTCCACAAATCCAAATATCACATATCCCAACTGCTTGATATAATTCATGTCTTTCAAAATATTCAGAAGCAATAGGAGAGCACTGATATTCAATTACATATCGTTTATTATTATACTCAAACATAATATCAGGACGTTGTTTTGTTTCTGGTATCCATCCTTCTAATATTGCATTTGTAACACCGTTTTGTTTCTTGAACCATTCATATAAATCTCGTTTACCTTGAATATGTTCTTCTGTTTCTGATTCAGAATATTTATCTTCACATTTTTCTTTATCCATATGTCTAAAATATGGCGTTTTAACTTTACCATGACAATATTCATATGGTCTATTACATACAGGACATAAAATAATTTTCTTCTTAGTCCATTTTTTTAACTGTTCTTTTGAGTGTGTTCCATCATAACAATTTATGATTTCGTTTCCTATTTTCCCAGTTAGCATTTTAATCTTCCTCCATAATTCCAATCTCATAATTTAACCATTCAGCTAAGTCATTCTTCCCGTCAAAACATTCCCAATGAGCATAATCACCATTATCGTTCCTTATATATTCTTCACCATTATAAATTCCATTTCCGCAAATAGAGCAGTAGTGATTACAATTTTCTGGAATATAATTAGAACACGTTGATGGACAATAGCTCATGTGACAATCTGCACACACCATTAAGCAACACATCCTTTCTCTAACTTTTCATATGAATAACCATCATTTGTTGTATAATATATTTCTCTAATTCCAAGATCCTTTATCGCTTGCATACAACTTGCACAAGGTCTAGCCATTCCACATACAATATCTTTCCTTGTGCGATATATGTACAACTTCACCTTTGAAAAATTAATATTCAAATGTTTTAGTTGATTTATACAATTAATTTCTGCATGGAGTTTTGGTAGAAGTGATTCAGAATTATCAAAATCGTTGTTATCTATTCTGTATCGGTTGTAATACTTCTGGGTAGGATGGGTTTTATTTGTATTACAACCAATGCCAATAATGCGATTCTGATAAACAGCGATACATCCAATATGTACCTTTGGGAAATCAGACACCTGTGCAATCTGCTTGGCTTTTGAGAAATATTTGTAATCCATTTTTCTCATAATATTAAACTTGCTTTCTATTCTAATCTGTATATAATGTTTTAAAAATTAAATTATTTACCCTAACAACTTATCCAATTTTATTGTGAAATTTTCTACGTTAATCTACATATAATGTTTTCTGAGTAGAAACGATATTCTAAAATAGTTTTATTTAGGAATTTTTTGGTTGATATAACCAGATAAGTAGAAGAGTAGTAAATTATTTATTTTTTGACATTAATCCACTGTCATGTAGTTTTCTCATACGATCCGCAGCAATACGTTTTTGTTCTTCTGTCATTTCTCGTTTCTTTGCCCTAAATGAGATAAGTCCTTTATCTGAAATTAGATAACTTTTCCCACGACCTGTATCTTCAATAAGTTTATACATATCAGGATTTATTTTGCAAAGCTTATCCAATCTGGTCATTTGAGTAGAATCTGATGTATAAACTTTTGCATAAGATTCATCTCTCATATAACTAATGTGCGTTTCTTGCTCCTCAATTCCTACTGATAAATTTTTAATTGTTTCCATTATTTTCTTCAACCTTTCTATCTCTTTTCTCAATGTTCTGTAAGCACCGAATATCAAAACTCCAAGCAGATCCGATTTTATCAGCATTAATTGAACGACTCTGATTTTTGCCTCTAGTAATAACAAAATCTGCTTCGGTAATATCTCCACCGTATCGCATATGTAATTCTTCTCTACTTGGCATAGTATAATATTTGTTATAGCTGTATTCATGGTTTCTTCTGTTTTCTGTTTCTGTCATATTTAATGTTCTCCTTTGATTTAAAATTCATAATTGCATCACTCCTTTTTGTGATACTGGTTAATAGTTATATATGTATATTCTCTAAAAGTTCCACCTGTTTCGATATTTCATATTTATAGTCATAATTTTGATCAATAATGTGATTATCTCCATGTTTTTTGAAGTGTCTATAATCTGCAAATACTTTTGATGTAGTAATAAATTTTTCTTCTCCATTACTTGTATATTTTCTTCTTTTCATAGGAACATATTTAATAATGTTTAATGCATCTAAGATTTCAACTACACGACCTACATATCGCTCAGATATGCTTATATCATCAGAAATGGTTTTATATTGACGATAGCAGCAAAGTGGTTTATCACCTGAACGATTCATATTTAGTCTGATATAAGCCAATACTAATAATATATAAGCCGATGACATACGAGATAAATCTATATCAGAATATTGTAATTCTTCCTTATAATTCAAAATTGCTTCTAATTCATCAAAATAAATCATTGCAAATTTATCTGGTATATCAAATTTCTCTATATTCAATTCTACTTTTAAATATTCTATGGAATTTTTATGCTCAGATATAAGAGATTCAAAGTCAGGATATTTAGTAAAATAATCCAAGTGAGAGAGTAATAGTAATGTTTGGTAATATTTTTGATTGATTTTTCCATCTCTATAATTTGGTTTGAGTTTTGACCAGTGGCAAAGCTCAGTAATTGAGAATGCCACTGAATCATCAAGTGAACGTCTTGCACATAAATATGAAAAGATAATCACTCGTTTGTCCGTAAGAGATGTATCATAAATTATTTCTTTTGGGATCTTTACATAATTAGGCAAGTTTATTCACCTCGTCTAATTAACGATAGTCTTCAAAATTTAAAAATGATAACCTGTTGCTTTTTCTTACGCAAGAATTGTATTTTCTAACTAGAATATATGCAATTCTAATAACTGGTTTCTTATCAAACTCACTCAATAACGATGCTTCTTTTGCAATATCATTAGCAAAAATATCATTGCTATCAACAAAATCTTTGAATTTTTTAATATCTACATCAGTTGGATACCATTCTTTAAATAATTTTACCGCTTTTAAAAATACAGCTTCTACAGATTTTGTATTCCATTTCTTTTTGCCCTTTTTCTTATCATATGGGAATAAATATGAAATAAACTCAAGACAAGAATTTAAATCTTCTGTTGTCATATCAGCCATAGTAGAAAAACATCTAATAGATGGATTTCCATTTTGATTACATGGGATAGTGTACCCATAAGCATTTACCAATGTACTTAATTTATGTAAATATGGATCATTTGCTTCCCATAATGATTTCATAACAGCATTTGATTTTTGCGGTTCTCTCATAATTGCTTCATATGCAAAAATAGCATTTAACTGTTCTTCTGTTAAATCATCGGCAACTCTGCACATAATTGATGTGTTTGACTCTAACCCATTCTGGATTCTCCATAAATATCCTGCACAAGTATGTTGTCCAGATGGCTCATGATATGTACCTGTTTTTGTATCATAACTTAGAATTGGATCAGTTACGAAAAAATCTGACCAGTTTTTACCAATATTTATAGCTCTATCAGAATCAATTTCTCTTTGACTACCAATACAATGAGATTCAATCTTAAACACATTAACTAATTCTCTTCTTACTGCAATTCCTTTTAAACATTCTGGTAACTCCATATTTCTTTTACTCATTTACTAATTCCTCCATGTCTTTCATTAAAATATTCATTTTTTCATTTGCTTCATTTATAATTTCTCTTAATCGTTCTAAATTAGAACTATTAAAATTATCGAAATTAAGATTTGAACGGATATAACTAATTGATATATCAATATTGTCATTTACAATTTGTTTGATATTGTTAAGTTCCATATCATTATTAATCTTATCCCAATCAGCATCACCAGATTTCATTCTTCTACAAATGTCATTTGCCATTTTATTTTCTTCTGAATTTTCTGGTAATAAAATTACTCCGTTTTCAACTACACGTTTTTCTTTCTTATTATCCATATTGCTTTGTGAAGCAGTGTTCTTTATTTCTTCTTTTTTATTCTCTTTCTTACCAGTTAATTCTTTATATCCTGCATTGATACTCTTTTCACCTGAAAGAACTTCTTGTTTTAGTTTCTCATTGTCTGAGTTGAGAATCTTTGCCCCCATACGATAAGTTTCTTTTCCAACACCAGCAAGTTTGGAAAGCTTTGTATTAGTTTCATTTTCTTTTGATTTTTTAGCTTCTCCCAATTTTGGGGGAAGCTTCTCTGTGCCATTTCCATAATTTTTCCCCGCATCTGATTGTTTCTCTTTCGCCTGTTTCTCATATATAGGTCTATACTTTTCAGTAATAGCGATTTTCTGGATAGGAGTAAGATTACGGCGACCAAGCTGAATATCCAACATCCATTCCATAACTTCTTCTTTTGTCTTATAAGCAAGTGTGCCAATAATAGGTTCTATATTATGTTTCTTGCAAATATCATATCGGTTATGACCATCTACAATAAAACCTTGCCATTCCATAATAGGGAAGTTCCTATCAAAACCATTCTCTACAATATTTTTTTCAAGCTGCTTATATTCCTCACTTGTAAGAGGGGGAAGTAAGTCTCTCAATTCTGGATCAATTTTTAATTCTCTCAATTTTGTACTCCTTTTATATTTTTAACATTCTGGCAAAATTGCCGTAAGCTTTATTTGTTACATTTATACATTCTCTAAATCAATTCTCATACAATCAATATTATCACCTCAAATTCTTTATCATAGTAAAGCTGTAAAGAAAAACCCGTTTAGGTACATATATATGTACCTAAAAGTATATTTTTTCTTCATTTGGGTACATATATATAGTCAGTTTGTGCAGTCAATATCCATATAGACTCATATATAACAAGAGAAGAATATTTACACTTCGTGTATTTTGTTTGATTTTGTCTTTGTTTTTCTTTAAAACTACCTTATCTTTATCTTTTCTAAAATTATCTTCATTTAGGTACATATATTTATACCTAAAATTTTTAACTAGAATTATTATTGTGTAATCTCAATATCATCTTCATATACCCCTTTTTGTATATTCTCTCTTTGCTGGATATAAGTCTTAATACATTTTTCAATCTCTGGTTTATCAGACTCTCTTAACAGAGAGCCAATAATTGATAGTATTAGTAGATTCTCCGAATGGATTAAATCAGCATAATTGTAAATCTTGTTTAATTTCTTTTCTAAATCTGTCATATGTATTATTTCTCTCTTCTTTCTTTTAGAATATCTTCACACACTTGAATAGCCATTGTGAAATATTCAGTATTGCATTTTGGATTTACTTTGCATTTCTTGAAATACATTTTCCATTCCAGAATGGTATCAGTTGATTGGTTTGCTAAGTTTTTCAGTAATCTATTATATTTTGGGTTGCTATTTTTAATTTTCTTGGTCTTAGTGGACATTTATATATTTCTCCCTTCAAATTGATTTTTGCGTCAAAAATTGTTGATACTACAAGTTTCTCTTTATGCGTTGTTAAATTTTTCGGTCGTTGCTAATATTAAGTTTTCTATAATGGTTGATCTCTTTTATTTATGAAATTTCTTATTTGCATTGTTTTTATCGGCAATGAGTTTTAAGCAGCTCATTTCTTCTTGATTGTTATTTCTCTGTTTTACAGAGTTATTTTGTGTTGTATATAAGTTAAGTATCTTCTGTGAAAATATTTTCTTATATAAATTCTCCATATCAGATTTGTAATTTTGCACTGTGTATTCTGATGAATATGGGTTATATGAAAATTGACTTTTGTTTGAATCTGATATTAGTTTCATGAAATAACACAATTCTCTGATTGATTTACCATAACCTCTTGAGAGATGATAATATAATTTTGGTGTTATTCCTGGTATGTATATTCTCTTATCGGCAAGATATTTGTTTGTTATATCTGTGATTTTTGATAATATTGCCGATGAAAGAACATTATTGCTTTTGTGATGATGATTGGATATTCCATAGAAATGTCGTGAATCAAATTCAATATATCCATCAGATGTATGTACTCTCCAATAATCGCAATCTAAATCTTTGAGTTTATTTCTTATATAAGTGGAATATGAGATGATTGGTTTATTAATTGGTAAACAGGATAATGGTGATGTTAATGTGTTAATTTCTGGATATGTCATTTGTGTAATCTCCTTAGTAGTATTTTACTTGGCTTAAAATATCAATTAAAATTAAATATCGTATAAGATGTTTAATATGGTTGTCTAATTCTTGCTTATAGTGATGATAAGAATAGTTTTCTGTTACTAATGGATATACCAGTAACATTGGATCAATATATAATCCGTTTTCATAAAAGTAATATTCTGTTTCACATTGAATAAAAGTTTTAGTTTCTTGCGTAATCATTTGCAAAATCTCCTTTTTTATTATTTAATAATATTTATTTCTCTCTTTAGAGATTGAAATATTTGGTTTGTATGTTTCTGGTTATAGATTCTCTATTTGAAATAAATAAGATTTATTTTTTGCTAGTGAAAATTTTGAGATGGGTAGGATATGAGAGTAGTGGTTTTTTGTAGATGTAAAAATACCCCTCTATCTCTATATAAGATTCTCTGTTTGGAATTCTGCTTGGAATATTTGTTGTAAATTATATGATGTAGATTTAATTTGAAAATTGTAATGTACAGGTATTAAGTTGCTCAAGTGAAAGTAGTTGTGATGTTTATTCTAAGTTATACATTAGAATAGTGAGAATAAAATTGATTTTAGAGTTGTAGATGATATGAGATTAATATAAAATTGAAATGATTGTATCTTGAGGTGTCAATTTGGCATTTCAAGATTTTTTTGCGATGTATTTTTAAGTGAATTTTAGCAATTAGAATTGTGTGAAAGTTTGACACAATTTAGATGGGTATTTTTGATGATGTGAAAATATGGACTTCGAGATAGGTGTTTTGGGTAATAATTTTGATTGAGATAGGAGAGTGATGTGCGCTTTTAATAGGAAGTGATTGCTGCGTTTTAGGTAGATTCCACAAGAGAATTTGGGATATTGCAGGATTAAGATATAGTGAATTATCTGGAATTGTAATTGTGATCACATTGGCATCACTTCGAGAGGACTTCGATAATAGATAGGATTTGCAAGAGTTTTTGTGATTTGGAGTAGGTAATTTTGGGTAAAAATTGGTGATTTAGAATTGTAAGAAAATTTATTTTGCGTTGATATGTAAGGGTGCGGTCGAACTCGGTGTCGAACTCATTTTGATTATTTTGGTGAATTGTGTGTAGATTTTATACAATTTGTGAGGTGGGATGAGGGTGGAATTTTTTTGTTGAGGTGAGTGTGGATAGATTACTAGTTTTGATTTTTGGACGAGCAGTGTGAGTTGAACACATCAGGGAATATGATGCAATAGTGTTACCTCTATAAATGTAAACTATCCCCGTCCTACTGGTATACATTGTAAACAGGATCAAAAACTATACTAAAATAGTAAACTATGCAATCCCCGAAAACCCTTGCTATTGTTGAATAAAACTAACTTTTGCACTTTTTGGGGAAGTGTAAAAAAGTCAAGTTTTGTTATTATTTGACTTTTTCTGGACGGTAAAACATAGGGGCGGTATGCCAGACAGACAAAAGTTGGTGTGATGAAACTAAAATTTTATCGGATGTCTGGACAGCAGATCATGGACGGGAGATTTTAATTATATAGACAATTACATATATTATTATAGTATACTCGAAAAAAGGAAAAGTGAGAAAATAAGAGAAAACAAGAGAAAATGAGCGAAAAAACGTGAATAAATGACTATCGGTCAATTTTGTTCGTTTAGGTGTAATTGCACCTAAAAATTAAATTACAAGATTGTAACACGAAATCATATCACCACTTACACCACAAAAATATAACAAATTATACTAATACACTCCACTTTGTACTCATAAACAGCGGTAAAAATGGGATAGCCCACCACTACACCATAATACACAAATGTAACACAAAAATTGTATCACACTCACATAATATACAAATCTGGACGAAATAAAACAATCTGGATGCACAACAGCAGACAAGATCACATCCCCAAACACACTACAAAATCATATTAACATAACATCATATATCCATACAATAACGCCAGACAGTCACACATAAACCCACAATAATATACATTATATATATATATATATATATCACATTATATATCACATATAACATACAATATACATACACCTATATACATAATATACTATACATTACACGCTCATATACCACATAATATTACTATTATCATGCCTATAATATACCATACAATATACTCCAATACATACTCATACAGCCTAACATAATACCACATAAATGCACATGATATTATATTCATTAATCACATCAAACCATATATAATTCTATCATGATTCTACCATCATAAACTCCACTAAATAAGTACATTCTAACACCGTCTAGGCATTAAAAATATCACAAGATCAGACTCAAAACAGGACACAAAATACCACAAAAAGCAGATAAAATTATCCAATAATCACATAAAAACCACACGACAAACAGATAAATTTACATCACATTTGTATCATAAATCAGACAATTTTCCGCACACTTTACCGCAATATTTTACCCATTTCCAGACATAAGAACAACGCTATTCTATACACTTTTTTGCATAAAAATACACCACAAACAACGTATAAATATACAATATTATTTCATAAAATAGCACACATTTTAACATAAAAATACGCTCAAAAACATATTAAAAATGATACACAAATATCATCATGCTGCACGTTTTAAACAGTCCAGATATAACCTTTTCTGTACATCCTACTTACAAAATGACCTTGTAAAACGCTGTATAAACGACTTTAAACGCATAAGCCTATATAATTATCATATAAGCGCATAAAGCTCTTAAAACATCAAATACACGCTTATAACGCTATTTGTACATTTTGAGCATGATAACAGGTTATGCAGATCACATCTGTTGATATGAGTTATTTCCTATTATATATGATTAAAAGTTAGCCAAAAAACATACAGATTAAAAATATCGGTACACCAATAAAAATGATATATCCAATTATCTTTCCTATTATATAATTGACACTTACTGTTAATAATATAGACATTGTGTTAATTCTCTATATTTGGGTATGATATACCCTTGCTATCCAGATCACGCTTAACCAGTTCTTTCAAATAGCTATTTGCGCTTATATCCAATGTACTTATATAATCCTTTAAACGTTGTGCTTCTTTCTGTTCATTTGCTCCATATACAATAGCAAAGTTTGTTTTCTTCTTATTATATCTTTTATACGCTTCTTTCTGTGCATCACTACTCATAATTATTTACCCTCTTTCTTTATTTTATGTATATTATTTCTCTACTTATATTATTAAAAGGGTAGTAGATAATAATACCATTGTACCACGACTATTGTCAATATTTCCATTGTTTATAGTGCATAATATACAAATGGTTAAAACCATATACGTATATCAATTGTGCATAGTGCTAAATATGGTTTAAACCATGAAAAACACTTGCAATATGGTTTAAACCATGTTATAGTAATACCATCAACAGAGGGACAGAGATAAAATCAAAGTTCTAAAGTTGATAAAACTAAATAAAGGAGGTGACTCCAATGACATATCCAATCGGATATCGTGGTCACTGTTTTCTTGCAATAGTCAATGGCAAGTTGATGCAATTTGCAAGTGATACAGAATACTACGAATACATAACGGATTAATCATTGATGAGGGCATAGCCACAAGGCTTATAAGTCCCTCAAAATCACTTCCTTGAATGGTATTATACCATATTTAGTTTTTAACTACAAGTTAATCTAATAAGTCCCAAACAAGATTGAAACGGGCACACACTGAACCTTGATAATCGAATAAAGGGTTGACTTCCGAAAAAGTTACTAAAAAGCCCATGTGGGGCGGTGCTTGAATAGGAGTCCTGGGTATCTGCCTCGAAAGAGATATTAGCGCATTCTGAATTGCTGAAAGTATAATAACAAAATCAGACGTTTGTGGAAAAGGTTTTTAACGTGAAAAAACTCGACCGTCAATGTAAGCAACAAGGACTTACACAAAAATAATAAGTTAGGGACGGGATAATAAATCAAAATTTAGTTTTACATAAAAGCAACTTATTAACAATAGCATAGCATCCCAACGTGAAGAGAATTACACGTTGATAAAAATAAATTAATTCCATAACAGGCGATCTACATACAGCACCTGTCAAAACAAATTAGTGTGGCGGAAGATGCAAAACAATCATGTAAACGTTGTTTAGACTGAAACAGTTTACTTGTTATCTATCAATGATACATAAAAACAAGTCTTTATCTAAAAAGTAAAAAGCGTTCCAATTTACGATAAAATTAAAAGCAACAAAAAGTTTTATCTATTTCTTTTCAAAAAACAGATTTTTGATTCTGGTACGCACTTAAATAAATCCAGACGGGGTTGATAACCTTGTAAAACTGATTATCACATAAATGCAAAATGATTCATTTGAGCTTCACCGAATCTTCACTTGCATTTGATTTTTGTTTTGACTTTGCAAGACATTTGAAACATTACAACATGAAAGACGGGCAAAAGCGTAAGACCCGTGGCAGTGAGTAGTAGTTGAGTAATGTTGCTTATCTGTTTCTGAATAATGGCTTGCAAAAATGAAAACAAAAAGAGAATAAACAATATATAACAGGAGGTAGCACAATGACAAAATTTTATGTAACATATGAAGAGCCTTTAAATGGCAGATGCTTCACTGAAAAGCAGATGAAAGAAGTGTATAGAGACTTAGCAAGCAAAACCGAATATCCATCATTTGATATCTGGTTTACAGATATGATCAAGTCGGGAGTATTTGAACGGGTAAACATTACCGCTCACACCTATGTATGTGAGTTACCCGAAGCAATCCAGTCACAGATTTTACAGGAATGTAAAGAAACTTTTAAAAGCCTTGCATTTCCAGTAAACATTGAAGAAGAACTTGAAACAGTTAAATGTTGTAAGATGTGCGACATTGAAGATACTATCAACGTTCAGAAATATTACACAAGATAACAGGAGGTAACACAAGGAAGGAAGATGCAACAATGCTCAAAAAGTTATTCAGTCATAAAAATCCATACACGACAGCTATCAGAAAAGACATTGCAGAAATTTCCGCAATGTCAAGAGATTATGAGGAAACACGTAAACAGTTAGTTAAGAACGTTGAGACAATCAACGCTTTGATAGGGAGGTAACATCATGACAAAAGGACAGAAACTTATTTATGGTAATAACGACAAAGTGCATTCGATTGAATGCATTTATACAGGTAACTACAGAATCACAAAGGACGGAGAAATTGTTATTTCCGCAACTTGTGAAGATGCAACTATAACAGCACCTATTGAGATGTTCACAGAGATTAAATAAGAAAGGTTAAACAGGTGGAAATTATGACATATACAGAATTTAAAAATACATATAAGGCACTCTTAAAGAAATATCCAGAAATTTCGGGGCTTTATGGAACTGAAAACATATATAAAATCATGGAAACAAAAACAGAATACAACAAAGTTGGTTCACGTTGGAAAGAAACCGAAAAGATAGAGAAAGAAACAAGTGTAGAGTTTTATTGCAACGTGTTTGATGCTGTTCCATTCTTCAAAAATTTAGGCGGTTATGAACGTGTAGAGATGGCGTATACAATCGCAGGATATATTCCGATTGTATCAATTAGTATTTCGCCCGACAAGGAAACGAAAATTGTCCGTAAATATACGATTGAAAGATGTTAAACACACTTATAATCACTAAATAGGGCATGAATGGAATTATATCATTCGTGCCTTTTATAGTGCTTATAATGGCAAATAACACATAAACAACACATAAACAACACAACATAAAAGAAAGGGAAACTACTATGGAAAAGATTTATGGAACAAGAGCCTACTGGAAAGCAGTATTTAAACAGGAACGTAAACAGAAGATCAAGAAAGCATTTACATATATTTGCGCTTTCTTCCTTTTCAATCTGCCTGTCTGGATGTTCCTTGACTGGTTAATGAGAGGATATTAAGAGAATATAACACTATAGAAAGGTGGAAACAATTATGAAGAACAGAATTAAGAAGGTATTACTTGCTACACTTGCAACCTTAACAGTTATCGGAAACACAACAAGCGCACCTGTAAACGCTACAGAATACACGGAAGCGGTAAAAGCTGCACCTATGGTAAAAATCATTGATTGCAACGACTTAACAGAGGAAATGCTTACGACACGGAAAGATCATAACGTTATGTACATAGAACGCATTATCGGAAAAGTAACTGATAATGAAAAGAACGGAACTGTACTCAATCCTCCTGTCGATGGCGGTTACTATATCTCATATGCAAGCGTAGAGGATGCGGAAATTGGAGATACAATCATTACCTATTGCGTATATAACCCATTTTCAAATTACGATGATGACGTTATAGAACGTTGGGACTTTATACAGTGAGGTGGAAAGCATGAAAGAAGTTAAGTATACATATCATCATACCGCAAGCGATAGAGGATATATCCCTGTTGGGAAAGAAATTAAAGAACCTTATAGAGGGAAATACGGCAGAGGTTACATCATAAAGCGTAATAATCCACGCTCAAATAGGTTTTACCTCAAAGATTATTATATCAGACAGGTGGTGGAAAGATGAAGAAATATTATGTAATGTTCTATAACGGAAATGAAAAAGTATGTGGAACGTGGAAACAAGCGGAAAATGAAGAACAAGCTTGTTTATTTGCGGAAATTACATTGATATGTAAATATCCGAATGTAAGATATACAAGTTGTAACGTGGTAAATGTGGCATAAAGAATAGATGAATGTACAATTTCAAAGTTTGATTGGAGGTTGGATATTATGAATGAACTTGATAAATTATTAGTGGATGTTGATAAAATTGAAGATGATAATAAATGGTTGGAAACAGAATATGATACAGTGCAACAGTATTGCGAGGATAAAAATTATAAAATGACAGAAGATGAAATGGAGACTATCAGATCAAGAGGATTAGAAGAAAGTTTTGAAAATTGGGTGGAATTTAAAGAGCTAATGGAGGAAAATGATGAACTGGATTACAAAAATGAATGAAATGTTAGAAGAAAACCCATATACAAATAACAAGCGTGTAACAGTGGAGTATTCAGAAGAATCAGAAAGCGTGTTTGTTACTGTAAATGGAAAGACTTCTATTATCATGTGGGAAAGTCTGACGGAATACGGCTTGATGATAAAGATTATGGAAGTGATTGACCGTTTATATAATCAAGTTTGACCGCTGATAGGCATACGGAAATATTTCTGTATGCCGATTGAACGATTAAACAAAATATATTATAATAGGAAGGAAATAGAACGGAAATGAAAGATATTAGAATGATGATTCCGTATAAGCAAGCGGAAAATATCGTTAATAGTTTAATTGAAATGGGCTACGATGTGGAAATTTTAGAAGGATGCTTGAATAATAATTATTTTTGTGAAGTGGGTGAAAATAATTTAAAGTTAGGCAAAAAGAAATTAAGAAAATATTTGATTATCGTTGAAAAGTATATAAACGAGTGGTCAAGCGGTCTGGAAATGTTATTGACTGATAGTCAAGAAAAGTATTATGATACACTTAATTTATTTCAGTCTGGTTTACAAGAATGTATGGAGGGAGTATGAATTTAGAATCTGCTTTGAAAGAATTAGAACATGAATGTTGGTGTGATTATAACCATGAACATATTGATGAATATGGAAATTGGATTTCTGACAACGAAAAAATAAATGAACAGGAGGCTAAAACTATGACAAATTATGAGAAAGCGATGGAATTATTAAAGAAAGGAAAAGCAGAGAAACACTATACATATAATGATACAGGTGTGATCTGTATTGACTTAGGTGGTGATTTAGGAGGTTATGCTGCACCAGATAAAGAGTTTATTGAAGTGGCAAGAAATGCAACTTTGGTGTGGTATGGAAATATTACAGATGATTTGACAAAGGTAACAGGAACTAGAAACAATGTAGAAGCGGTGATTGTGTAATACAAAGTAAAGGCAGTGCGATAATGGAAAATATTACAATAAGAATTAAATCTAATTCAAACGGGCATTATACGACAGTGGATGTTTTAAATCAGATTAAACGGGAATCAATAGAATACGGAATTATATTTCCGGATAAATCAATAGAACATACTGCCTTATGTGATTTATCTTTAGAAGATGGAAAACGTTGTTGTAATGGCACTACATACGGTGTAGAGGGTACATGGAATGATAATTTATGTGAATGGATGGAAAGAAATTTTATTCTATCTTTTGCATAGAATGTAACAGGATAACAGAGAATACCTAAAGGAAGTCTAATATAACAGACTTCCTTTTTTAGTGGAAAATTTACGGGAGGAATAAAGAATGAGTAAGTATATCACAATGAAAGATTATGAGCATATCAAAGAAAATGCAAGAACCGAATCAGAAAGAATCCCATCTAATCACTGTAGAATTAAAGAAGAAACAGAACACGCTGCTATCATCAGCGGAACTAGAGAAGCAAAAGAACGCAAAGAGGGGAAAGCTAGTTACTTACTTTTGGTGGAAAATTACAATCAAGGTACTAGCAAATGGTCACACTGGATTAAATCCACATATCTCGTCAAAGTACCAGATGGAAAAATTGTTACCATAGAAAGAAAGCAACGTAACGGACGTGTTATACGGAGAATTAACGGATATAGAGAAGATAAAGTGTTAGCGATTATTAAGTAAGTTAGAGAATACATATAAGAAATAAAATATTACATATCATAAGGAGATTAAAACAATGATGGAATTTAAAATTACTATGAAAGAAATGAAAGATGTTGTTAAGAAGGTTGATAAATCAGTAATGAAGAAAGCTGCACTTCCAATCTTGGAAACGGTACTTGTTAAACAGGAAAATGATCATCTTGCGTTTATTGCAAGTAATACAGAAGAAGAATTACATATTTATAAAGATGTTTTTGTTGCTGGAAATGATTCTTTCTGTATCACTTTGGATAGTTTAAAGAAAATTGTAAAACTGAAAGCGAATGAACTTACAGTAAAATACGATATGGATGATAAAAAAGTATTCATCAGTACAGGAAATAAAGTTATCACTTTTACAAGCGGATGGAATACAAAAGACTTTCCATTAATGGAAAATGATGAGCCGAAGGAAATATTTTTTGTATCAGATTATAAGAATTATACAGATATTATGAATAAATTATCTGTATATCTGGAAAGATCAGAAGAATATAATTTAGCAAAATGTTGTTATAATTTCAATGCGGAAAAGAATCGTATTACTGCACTTGATGGCTATAGAATGGGAATGTGCAATCCATCTAAGAGTGTTGGACAATTTAATAACAATTTAGATGTAAAAGAAATTAATTTAAAACGTGAATTTTGGATTAAGTTAAAGAACTGTATCGCAAAGAAAACAAAAGGTGAACAAAATTGTGTGTATATGTCCAGTACAGAAAAGAAAACATATATTAGCGGAAATGATTTTATGATGATTGTAAAAAATGCAGACATAAAATATTTTGATATTGACCATATGATTTTAAATAAGAGTGATTTAATGACAGTAAAACTTGATACAACTGAAATGAAAGAATCATCAGAATATAATGCTGCTCTATATGATTATAACGATAGAAAACCAATGTATGTAAAATTTATTGGAAATGATGTTATTACATATATGAGAACAGATCAAGAAGAATCTTTTGATAAGATCACATCAATGGAAAATTGCGTAAAAGATAGATTTATAATTGCGTTTAATCCAATGTACATGAAAGATTTATATAATGGATGTGATTCTAATGCTATTGAAATGGGATTCCATAATTCTAAATCACCTGTTATGGTATGGGATGGAGATTTTTCATATTTAGTATTACCTGTATATCTTAACAATGAAGAAGAAATTACGGAAAGAATTTACAAATTAATGAAAACTGCATAATGGAAGGATGGGAAATAGTTATGATTAAATTAAATAATACAATAGCTGAAATTTTAGAATATAATGGATTTAACTATAATGAGGTTACAGAACAGGATGGAAAATATTACATAGAACTGAATAATAATACACCATTAGGGGAAGATTGGTGGTTGACTGTATGGTTTGATGGCACAGATAAAAGTTTTGTTGATGCTATAGAAGAAATTACAACTAATTTTGATATAGATGAAGAAGTGGAAATATGGATACCATTAAGAGGGAAAAATGGTGTGCCATCTAGTATTTCAGCATTAGTACAGGATGCAGAATGGAAACTAGAACAATTAGAATCTTTGTTATCTGATTTACAGAGAGGAAAAGTTGCATAAGATACCATGAAATGTATCTTTTATAGTCTTGTAGAGAATATATCTATAAGACTATTTTTATACCAAAAAAACAGGAGGAATAAACGATGGAAAAATCATTGCTTGAAGCATTCAATTATATGAATGAAACAAACTATACAACATTAGAGGAAATAAAACAGAAATATACAGAATTTGAAATTCTTGATTGCTGGTTAATGTATGAAGGCATTCATGGATATACTAATAGGATTCTGGAAATTTTAAAAATGATTCGTTTTGGAGAAAGAACAGAACGTGAGCGGAAAATATCAGAAACATCAGCACTTATGATGCAATGCTATAACGATATGGTTCAAGATGTAACTGTATATCCTGTAAGCAGTGAAAAAGTTGATAGTATGGCATTGACAACGGAAATTGCAGAGATGGCAATTGATTTTGAAAATGGAAAATATGAAGAATCTGACTGGATTGAAGAAGTGGAAACATATACAATAGATCATTTTCTTGGAAGTGATTATGAGATTAGGAATGAAAATTAAAATGTACACTTTAGGCTATTGTTTGGGAATTGTGCTTACGATACTTATTATAATTGCGATATTTAGTTGATGGAGGAAATACATATGCAGAATTTAGCAAGCTTTATCGAATATACAGATGGAAACAGACCATATACACATACATTCATGAGAATGCAATTAGACAATGGAGTAATAGAAGAAGTCGATATGTTCACGGATTCTAAAGGAAAGAAATACCGAACACGATTAGATGATAGTATAAGAATAGGTGGAAAAGGTGTTGCTTCTAAAAGAAGAATGCGTATGGAATTGATCAACGCATTTGAAGCATTATTAAAAATATCTGGATTACATATTGCATGATTCATTTGTAGTTAGTAGTTGCTAGAATTGAAATTTTAGTAACTACGATAGTGCTTATGAACATAAAAATAATGAAAATAGATGTTGACAAGTACCTGTTAAAATGATAATATAATAGATGTAAGGAGGAAATCCAATGGCGAAACCTAAGCAGAATGGAATAAGAAAGTCTGTTTATATTTCAAAAGAATTGGAAGAATCATTAGAAAGAGAAGCGCAAGAAAAGGGAACGAATTTTTCTAATCTCATAAGAATGATTCTTGTAGAACGGGAGAAAGATAAGCAGAAATAGAAATGGTGGTTTACAGCCTGAGAAACTAGAAACCACCATTAACCGCCATCAGCATGGAAAACCATTAACTGATTGACTTATCTATTATATATCATTTCAACATGATTAGTCAATCAGAAAATTTCCAATATTTTACAAAGCACATTGAGAACTAAATAATATGCAAGTACAGGAGGAATCAATTATGAGCGAAATGGAAGTAAAATTAATCCCATTCGGCGAAGATGAACTTTTAGGTGTAAGAACATCTGATGGAAAAGTTTGGTTGGCTGTTAGAAAGGCATGTAGGGACATTGGTTTATCTGATGCACAAGGTAGAGCGGAAATTAAGAAGATACAATCATCTTTATTACTTAAAGATCACGCTCAAAAGCTGAGTCTCAAATTTGAGACGCAGGTTAGAGAAACACTTGTATTATTTGAAAAGTACGTTCCAATGTGGTTAGCACAAATTAATCTTACACCTAGTATGAAAAAGTCTAACCCAAAAGCTGTCATTAAACTTTTAGAGTATCAGAGAGAAGCAACAGATGTTCTTCACAAGGCATTTTATGAGACAGAAGAACAGAAAGAAACATTACATAATGATTTAGGACTTACGGGACGCATTGAAGGAATGCAAGTCCAGATTAACGCAATGGAAGATCTTCTAGGAGAACAGACGGAAATGCTCAACAAAATGGTGGAAAATATGACGTTATCCACTAGACAGCAACAGAAGTTATATAAAGCAGCGAAAGACAGAATCAATAAACTTCTGGATGGAGCGCATGGAACTAAATACAAATGTTACTCCAAAAGCTATTTCATTAATATGTGGAATGAGTTAAAAGAAAAGTTTGAATGTAGTTCTTACAAGGATTTAAACCCTATGTATTACAATGAAGCATTTGACTTTATTGCTGAATGGGAATATATAGAACGATAATATTACATACTTACAGGTGGTACTTGTCAAAGGGTATCACCTGTTTTAATTAACAGAGAATCAATAGATGAAAGAGATATTTCAAATTGAAGATTGGAGGAAACAAATATGAAATTAACTATAGCTTTACAGGACGAAATGAATGCAACTATTGATAAAAACGGAAACATTGTAATTGATATACCAGACTCATGTAAACGTGATTTATGGAGCGCACAGATGGAATATTGGTTGGAAAAAGATTTTTCAAATTGTGAAAATCTAAAAATTGATGGTGGATTTTTAAGAGTAATTAAAAACAAAATCAAACATGTGAGAAAGAATTATTAATGAAACAAAGTTTTAGATTGGAGGAAACAATATGAAAATAAGAGATTTATTAGAAGTATTAAATACCGACAGTGTTGTTCTTGCAAGAGAAAATGATATTCTTGTTGATTGTGAAACACTATATATAGATCAGGCATTGACAGAATATATAGATGAAGAAATTGAGAAGATAACACCATTAAATAATGTAATAGAAATTATATTGAAATAATGAAATAGTAACACACGCATCAAAACGTTTATTAAATCGGAGGAAATATCATGTTAAATATAGAAGGATTATACGGATATAGAATTGAACATTTAGCAATTGGGATTGTTAAAGCTAAATCATACGATGATGCGAGAGAGAAAGTTAAAACAGCATATTTAAAACATTCCAATGAATATAATCCAGAATGTGATTTTATTGAATTAAAGGAAATTGCTGAAAACGACTCATGGTTTAGTGATAATCCAGATGTGGCAGAGATTGATGATCTAGTATAGGAATGGAGTGATGATAATGGAAATTAACAATGTTGTAAATAATGGAGTACAGATACCAAACGAATGTATTTGTATATGGTGTGGCTCAAAGATGAAACGTGGTGGTGCTAATCGTATGGGTGCAGGAGTCAATAGTTTTTCTTTATGGTGTGATAATTGCGGAGCAGTAGTTGTATACGCTTGTGATTTTGGAAAGAAGATTACTGGATATGAAGTGAAATGGGATGTGCAATAGACTTGAAACAAGAGTTTCATGCTGAAAATGGAGGTAATTATGTTAACAGAAAAAGAAATTCAGATAGTTATGAACGCATTAAATGGTACACCGACACTTACAACATCTAAATTTGCGGATAAAATTGAAACTATTTTAAGAAAATATAAGGAGAATAAAGATGAATAAATTTTTACATTACTTAAAGAGTAAAGGATATGAGATAAATGGAAATACAGCAATGTTATTAGGTGTAAAATTTAAAATCTGTGATGGGACGATAAAAACAGCAAGAGGATTAAAAAACTCATATTGGTTAGAATTGGCATGAAATGATGATTTCAGCGAGGGAAATATTATGACAAGAGAAAAAGCAGAAAATATTGTGAATGATTTCTTTAAAGAAATGAACCCTACATTTTGGAACGGTAAAGGAAATAAGCCACAGACATTTAAAGAACAGATATGGGAATTTGACTTAACAGATAATATTTCTTTAGAAATTACCTTTGCACAAGATGGCAATGAGTGGAATCATTATTGTGATCTGGTATATACGTTTAGCGGAGAATCATTCGATATGTTAAGCGGATATGGAATTGATTCACCATTGAATTTAGTAGATACGATTATGGATTTGTGTAAAGAATATTAAAGAGGTGCGAATTATGGCTATTAAATTAGAAGAACATACGCATGGAACGCATATTTATATGAAAATGAGATTAGACAATAAAAGAATTGAAGAAATAGATGTGTATATTCGTAATGATGGAGAACATTATGTTACAAGTGCAGATCACGGAATGGAGTTATACAAAGGAAAAGAACTTGAAGAAAGAAAACGACTTCGCCAGGAAATTATTGATACTTTTAATAGACTGTATTAAGGAAGTGAGGTAAAGAAATGACTGTACAAGAAACAATTGATAAGAATGTAGAAGCGTTATGGATAGAATTTCAAAATGTTCCTGTTGATCGTAACGGAAACCTTAGAACTGCATGGTATGCGTTTCCAAAAGGAACTAACAAGAATGATGTATATGATTGGTTTAATCGCCATTATAGTGAAGGTTTGGCATATCTAATAGAAGAGGTGAAGAAAGAATGAATAGAACGCCTAAGAACGTGATGAAATGGGATAAGGATAAACGATTAGTTAAGAATTATCAAAAGTCTTATGTTGGAAATTATACTGATGAAGAATCTGATATGGAAAATTTTAATTTTGACAAATGGCTTAAAAGCATGATGTTGAAATGATTAAAACAGGAGGATATGAACATGGAAAAATATTATTATATGGATTCAAGAATGACAAATGAAGAAAGATTACAGAAGTTTATTAGATTTTTTAACAGAGATATAACAAGAACTTCTGGTTATTTACATGTCAATAGATTATCTATTTATTGTAAAGCTCCAGCGTGGATGGAGTGGGAAAGCGAGAATAAGAGAATATTATTGTATGTCGGTGGAAAATTATGGGAAGATGTTCAGAAAGAACATTTTGAAGATTTGCGAAAAGTTTTACCTTATAAGAGAGTAGAAACGGAAACAGGAAAAGAATATGGGATGTATAGAGATGAATATTCTATTATTTATTATAATAATATTAGTCATTTGAAATACTTTGCAATAGATGATGGATGGAAAAGTGAATACGAATGGGAGAAAGAACGATAAAGTGATTGTTTGGATTATTTTTATTGGTATTACTGGATTTATCATAGGGATTATACTTGATAAAATATGTTATAAAATTTATTGTAAACAAAAAATTAGCAAATGGAGGTATAGAAAATAATGTATACATTAGGATGTATAATTGCATATGTAGGAATTGCAGTATTTATTATTGCGCTGTTGAGTTAATATAATTGGAGAATAATTATGAATGACAAATATTTTAAGAATAGAATTGAAAACAGTCCATTAGGAAGTGCAGGATTAGAATTACTAAATGCACAAGAGAAATTAATTTCACAAGAATACAAAATAGAAATGTTAAGAATCAAGGCTGCTAAATATAAAGCATTTTTCTTTTGTGAAAGTGATCTGGCAATGAAATTACAGAAGCAAGAAGAAGAAAATACAGATGCGCTTGTAGGTGAATTTGATGGATTCTGTTGTTCAAGTATAAGAGCTTTTGCAGTATTTAGAACGCTTGAAGATATGTATGATGAAGGTTTAATTACAGAATCAGAATACAGAGAGTGTAAGTCAATTTAAATAAAACAATTAATAATAAGGGGTGAATTTATGAAAAATAAATTGATTGAAGCGGCTATTTTTATAAAGAATTGGTGTGCTACTAGAGGTGTATATGATGAAAAAGAATGTCCTTTTTTAAAGGATATGTTGAAGAAAACGGTATAAAAACAGTTCAGTGTGAATTAAACAAAGGTAAAACTTCACCATGTAATTGGGATGTCTGAAACAAGAAATTCATGGAGGAAATAAATTGATTAAAGGTCAAATGACAGGATGGAGATTCCAGACGGGAAAAGAGTTAGAATGTGCAAGAAATTGGTTGGTTGAAAGAGGACTTCTTGCTCATATAGATTATGAGAAAATGGAAGTTATTGTTAGTGGAACTGTAAATGGTAAATGGCTAACTGATTCTAATGGAGATTTAATACAAATTGATTAGATGAAAACCAGTATAGAATAGGGAGAAATGATATGAAACTTGGAGATGTTTATGTAAACAAAAAAGATAAGTCAATTATTCAAATTGATAGCTACGCTACACACATGGGAAATTTTCCAGAGAAAAGCATTGTTGTTTTTAGACAAATGGAAAAACATAATGAATTATTTGGTAGTCTTCCTAGTTTTAATGGATATGGATCACGAGAAGAAATTGAAGAAGAATATGAATTATTAGTTCCGCAAGAAAAATTACAAAATTATTCTTATTGGGATGAAATTTTTGATATGGTTGAAAAAGAATAGATGAAAACCAGTTTTTCAAAATAAAAATCTTACAAACAACACAAATACTACATATGGGGGAATGATTAATGGCAACATCAAAAAATATTTATAAGACAATTTATTCGAGAAAATTAGCTGGGTATCTTCTGCTTAAAGGATTTGAATTGGAAATTTTTCAGAAAAGTCATGCTGATGAAGATAGAACTATATTTCAGTTTTATAGTTCTCCTGAATTATTACGGGCAATGTCAGAATATAATAGATTGAACAATTATCTGGAAGCTGCGGTTAATATATAGCTGAGTCAATGAGTGACAGATTAGTTGATGTGTGGTAAAATAATAGAAAGAAATTATCAGGAGGAGTAACTATAATGCAAAAGAAATGTACTGTATGTGGAAAAGTATTTGAAAGTCACTACGGAACGGAAGTATGTAGTGAAACTTGCCGAATAGAGCGTAAACATTTATATGATACTAATTCTAACACAAGAAGAAAAAATCATGAATCAAGTATTCCTGTGATAAAAATATGCCCTATTTGTGGAAAGAAATTTGAAACTTTTAGGAACAAATATTGTTCCAAAGAATGTGCAGGTGTCGCAAAGAAGAAAAATCTTCATCTTTATAACAGATATTATTATCAAAAGAAAAAGGGAATAAAAATTATGACAAGTGATATGGTATTAAATAATTTAAAGCAATTTATTGGAAAAGAATTTGATGAAGATGATATTATCTGTGCATTTGAAGATTACGAAGTTGATGGAGAGACTTCTGTTTATGTCGGAGATAGTGATAATAACAGATATGATAAAATTGCATATATAAATGCAGAAGGTTCTGAACAATTTTTATTCACTGTAAATTCAGAAAATATCATTGAGGACGTATGGATGGAATAAAAATGGATGAATATATTCGCTTTAATGGTAGTCGTATCAAAAACATACAAGGGCAGCACTTTGGACATTTAATTCCACAGAGGATTGTAGGAGTTAAAAATAAATATGCCATATGGGAATGTTTGTGTGATTTGTGCGGTGGTACAAGACAAGTTTCTGTAAAGCTACTAAAGGGTGGCAGCGCAACAATGTGCGATAAATGTATCAAAGAAAAAAGAAAAGATACATTAAGAAAAAACTGTTATAATGAAGATGCAATTGCGTTTAAAGACCTTACTAGGAAACAGTTTGGATTTTGGACAGTTTTGAAAAAGGGCGAATATAAGAATAGCACGCAGATGTGGGTATGTAAATGCAAGTGCGGAACAATCAGAGAAGTTTCACCATACCATCTTATATACGGTAAAAGTATAAGTTGTGGATGCTCTACATCTTATAATCTAATCGGAAAACGTATAGGTATGCTAAAAGTAATTGGCATTACAAAAGAAAATGGATTATCTTGTGTATGCCAATGTGATTGTGGTAACACGATTACATGTACCGCATCTGATCTTGAGTGGAAACGCTCATGTGGATGTGCTGATGAAATAGAAAAAGAAAAACATACTAAAGCGTCTATCGTTTTAAACGGTCAAAAGATGAGAAAAGATAATACATCGGGAGTCAACGGGGTACATAGGGCTAACGGAAAGTGGGGAGCTGCAATTACATTCCAAAAACAATCATATTGGCTTGGTACTTATGATACTATAGAAGATGCTGCAAGTGCCAGGAAAGAGGCAGAACGGCATTTATATAGTGACTTTTTGGAATGGTATATGGAATCATATAGAAATAAAAAGCAGATGAAAGAATAGTTTTATGGGGGTGATTTTATGATTAAATATAGACCACATAGAGGATCGTTATATGATTCAATGAATGCAATGAAAACATTTAATACACTAAATGATATGCTTAATTATATCTCTGATGATTATAATGGTTTTATATCACCAGAAGATATTGTAATTGGCGAAAATGATGTTGATGATAGAATTGATTGGAAAGAAAATCGTTATGTTTACACAAAAAGGATTGGAAATAATAATTATAACATTCCACAGTGTATAGGAATGTGTTCATTCGAATAGATTCATGAGGTGAATAATATGACAAATATTCAGTGGAAAGAAAATGGAAAAATACAATATGAAAATCTTTTATCAGAAAGTTCAATTGATGATTTTGTAATGAAATTAAAAGAAAGAGGATGTACGGATATAGAAATTACAAAAGATGTTGAAAAAGTTATTTCTGATAAAATTAAAAGATATAATAGTAGTAAAAGAAGATGAAACCTAAGTTTCAGGAAAGGTATTAAATGAAAAATAGTTGGAGATATTTTATTGTTTTAAATGAAACTAAATACGGATTGAGTAATATTGTGGAAAATAAAGATTATTCTGGTGAAGGATTGCCATTGTGTCAAGATTTTTCAGTTGCAATTAATTTTTCATCACCTGATGAATTGATTGAGTGGGTAATTAAAAACACTAATCTAAATATGGAAAATGGGGATTATCATATTGAAGGACATTATCTACCAGACGAAATTGATTTTTAGGAAAGGATGATATTATGGAATTTGCAAAGTATTATAATGTGACAAAACTTGTTGATGATATGCAGAAAAAAGAAGAAATCGACACATATCCAACAGAAGCGAAGGATAAATTTGTTGGTGTATATGTTTGTATGGACACAAATGATTTCTGGATTTCAAGAATTAGTAAAGACTTAAATAAATACTACAATCATGAAGAAGGAATTTATCTTGTAGAAAGAAACAAATTTGACATTTATACTGTTGCAGACAAGTTATTTGAATTGTATGAGAAAAGAGTGCCAACGACATTAAATAAAAATATCTGCCATGAATATTTTGATAAGTTTAAAGTGAAAGATATTTGTAGAGCTGTTATTATGTTGGATGATTGGGATGGATTATGCAACTGGGATAATTGTGAAGAGAAATCACTTGAAGCTGCAATTGATATTATTGATGGCGGATATGGAATTTTACCGTTAGTAGGATAAAATTTGATATTCTATATAAATAGTATTATTTATTCCAATATAAAAAATCAAATGGAGAATATATCAATATAAATAATTGCTATATTTGAAAGGAGATATTTATATTGGATAAGAATTGTTATATCGGAGAAATTAACAAAAATACTAAGGGAACTCAAATGGAAATCATCAAAATAATAAATAAAAATAATTTAAGTGTAAAGTTCCTTGATAACCATGGATATATAAAAGATCACGTACAATATATTAATTTTTTGCGTGGACAAGTTAAAAATCCATATGATATTACTGTATATACAGCTGGATATATTGGAGTTGGTATACATAAAGTTGCTATTAAACAGAAGACTACAGATGTTTATAAAGCATGGTCTTCAATGTTGAGGAGATGTTATTCTGAGTCAAATTCCCAAAATAATAAAAGTTATTATAATAAAGTAACAGTTTGCGATAAATGGCATAACTTTCAAAATTTTGGAGATTGGTATGAAAGCAATAAATATGAATGTGATGGAAGATTACATGTAGATAAAGATATTTTATATCCTGGAAATAAAGTATATAGTCCAGAAACATGTATATTAGTTCCTCAAAGCATAAATGCTTTATTTATAAATATCCCAAATAAAACTGGTTTACCAAATGGCGTAAGATTACAGAAAAATGGAAAATATTTAGCTGTATATAATAGTAAGACATATGGTTGTTATGATACGATTGAAGAAGCATATGCTGTTCATGCTAAATTTAAAAAAGAAGATATTTTAAATAGGATATATGATATTAAATATAGAGTTCCACAAAAATTAATAAAAGCAATAGAAAATTTTGAGTTTAAAATAGAAAATGATGTAAATTATCAACTATAAAATGACGGTTTTAAAGAGGTGATATTATGCATAGACATGCTGTGAGAAATGGAATAAGGAGACAGGTATATAATAAACAAAATGGAAAATGTTCTATGTGTGGTGATAAGATTAGTTATTTGAATTTTACTGTAGATCATATTATTCCAATATCAAAAGGTGGTTCTAATACTTTGGAAAATATGGAAGCAATGTGTGAAGTATGTAATCAAATGAAAAGAGATCATATGAAAAATGATTTTCTTAGGCACATAGAGAAAATTTATAAACTAAATTTTTGCAGTTGAAAGATTGTTTTCATGGGAGTGTGTAAAGATGAGAGATAAAAATATCTTATTAACATATATTAAAGATGGAAAACAAGGATTCGATTGGTTTGATGATATTACTGATATGGAGATTAGTATTATTGAACGTGGAATAAAAGAAAATGAAATTTGCGATATAATAAAAATTAATGATTGCGAGGATTTAGAATTATCTTTTGTATGCAAAAATTGTATGGAAGGTGATAAGAATGACTGTTGAACAAGCTAACGGGAATTATAATTATATGTATGAATTTAGGATTGATAAGTCCTGGCATCCATGCCATCTATTAAATATTTCTAACGATAAATTACATGGTGTGATTTTTACCAGAAACGGATCAGTAATACATGAACGATTACATGATATTAGAAAGATGTGAAAAGATGATTAGAGTAACAGGAGAAACACAGAAATCTGAAATTGCTTATGCAATTCAAAAATATAACAAATCTACCATTTATTCTTATGGTGACTTCTGTCCAAGCTATCTGGATACTTATATGACGTATGATACAGAGTGTGATCCTATAAGTTTCTGTAAGTTTGTGATGGAAAATTTAAAAGAAAAAGTAAGAGATAACGAAGGATTACCTATTCCAATGATTGTGATTTATACAAATTTAGATGATTTGGTTAAGATTACCGTCATTGAAAATTATATAAAAGAAATGGAAAATGAAAAATTAGTCGGAAATGTAGTATTTATGACACGATAAATCAGACATTTCATCGGGAAAATACCACTAAAAATAAAAATTTAGTGGTATTTTTTGTTGTAAAATCAAATAAATATGTTGACAATAACAACATATAGATATATAATGACAATATCAAAGGAGGTAAGCATTATGAAGAAGGCTTTTAATACTTCCATTGATGCAGAAATACTTGAACAGTTTAAAGAAAAATGCAAAACAGAAAAACTTCCAATTAATATAGTATTGGAACGATTTATGCAAGGTTATATTAATGAAGATTTTAAACTGGAAATGAAGTATTTCCATAGTGGAAAATAAAATAGTGTAGGTTCTCAACCGACCAAAGCGACAACCTACACTACAACAACTTGAACCAAAGTTCTAGTCTTTTTCATTATATTACATTCCTAGGACTATTTCAAGTCATATTTTCCATACATAAATTGTACCTTGATAACTAAATATTGAAATGATCGCTTATGTGATTGCAAATATTTACAAACTAAATGGAGAAATACTGTTTAGAAGTAACTATTAACAATTTTACATACGAAAGGATTTTAATATGAGTAGAATTAAAAATCAAGATGAAAGCCCACTATGTAACGATAGAACACTTAGAGATAAGTGCGTTAATCATTATGAAATTCTTGAAAAGGTAAAACAATTATTGCTTTTACCTGGAACAGATATGATGTCTATTGATCAAGTTGCAGATTATTATGAAGTAACACCAGAATATATAAAGATTTTATATTCTAATAATAAAGGTGAAATTGATTTAGATGGTGTTGAGATGTTCCCAAGAAGTTATTATGACGGAAGTAAACTAAATATTACTTCCGTTGAAAAGAAACAAACTTCCGTTACATATACTTTTGAGGATGGACAAATCATCACAATTAATAATCGTGGGCTTAAAGCGTTTAGTAGAAGAGCTGTTTTAAGAATCGGAATGTTATTACAACAATCTGATGTAGCAAAAGAAGTCAGAACACAACTTCTTAACATAGAAGAAAAGACTTCATCCGAAACCAAAATTATTGATATTACAGAAGAACAGAAACTTATGTTAGAAGTTGGGATGGCAATATCAAGCGGTGATCCAAGTGCAGCGGCGGTAGCAACATCAAAATTAATTGCATTTAAGAATCGACATATTGACAAGTTGGAGAAAGATAATAAAGCCCTTGCAGGTGATATTCTTGAATGGAAAGACAGAAGTGTTCTTAATGCAGGAATTAGAAAACTTGCTCTTGTAACACATAATCGTTACCCTGATATGTGGAATGAGCTATATAGAAACTTGCAGTACAAATACGGAATTGCGTTAAAACAACGTGGCAAATCTCCATATCTTCAATGGATTAAGGAAGATGAATGGAGTAAAGTTCTTAAAACATTCGCTGCATTATGTGAATCATACGATAAATCACCTACTGAAATGGTAGGACAAACACCAATGGTAAGCTAAATACATATTATTAACGCTGTATATGCGTTAAGCAAGTTCTATACTTCTCTTGATAAAAGAAGTAGTTATAAAAAACATAGGAGGAAACCAATATGGCAAAAGACAGAGAAACACCCTGCTTATACTATATCTGCATGGGTGAATGTAGGAAAGGTAGAGATGCAAATCATTGGCATTATTGTCAGAAGTGCGACAAATATAAGCCAAGAGCAAAGGTGCGACATCTTAATAAGAAGAAAGAGAAGTTGGAGAAAATAAGGAAGAATGAAAAATATTAGGAGGTGGAATTATGCCAGCGTTAGCAATCCAACAGCCGTGTTATATCAATCAAAAACAGAAAGCAACGATATACAACTTTCCAAAACAGAAAACATTACGGCGTGGGAAGTCAACAGAGATGGAATGTTTATATAATAAGGATGAAATTTTATCTGTATACAATGTATTTAAAACAGATGTTGATAATGCAACTACTGTTAATAAAGAAAAGAACGCTATGCGAAATCTTACAATGTTCATATGCGCAATCAATATTGGATTGCGTGGTGGTGATTTTTGCAAACTTACATGGAAAGATGTATATGAAGATGGATGGAGAATTAAAAAATCGCAGAAGTTTGTTCCAGAAAAAACAGAACGTAGAGATAGATGGGGAAATGTAATTAAAAGAAAATATGTCAAATTAAGATACGACAGTGATTTTAAAATGGCTATTCAGAAGTGGTATAAATGGTTAGAGGATCATGGTGAAACACCTGAGTTGACTGATTATATCTTTTCTTCTAATAAAGGTGAACATATTGGAGAAATGACATGGTATAGAACTGTTGAGAGGAATAGAATAAAAGCAGGTATTAAACAGTCTATTGGTACTCATGGACTTCGTAAGACTTTTGGACATAGTTATTATTTAGCAGCACCAGACAAACAACAGGCTCTTATACAGCTTATGACAATTTTCGGACATTCTGATATGCGTATTACTTTAAGATATATTTGTATCACTGATGAAGAAATATTTAAAAACCAGGAAAGAATGTGCATTTTCTCGAATGAAGAAGAAACACCAGAAGATTATTTATGTCCACAAGATGATCCAGATATGATAGAATAGGAGTAATTAATGAAACAAACAGAGAAGTATATTATAGAAAGATTTTGGAGGTATATAGATGATGGATAGTTTGATGAATAAACCAGTAGAGAAAGAATTTACATACGATGATATTGTGAATGCCTATAATAGAAGTGGAGACAAGAAAGATGTTGCTAAAAGATTCTGTATAAGTGTTTCAGAAGTGACTAAGATTTTGAAGAAGAAAGAATAAAGGGAAAATTATGGAGATTCTTTATTTATAAACAAGAAAGATGTCAGTGTCCCAAATGTGGTGGAAAAGGTCTAAGATTTAACGAAAAAACCGTGAATTATTATGATGTGCATAATATCAACTGGAAGATTGTTGCTATTAAAATTACAGTCAATGAAAATAATAATCCAATTATTTCCTATAAATTAATAGGATTTGATTCATATTACGGTAGAGTTAAAGAATTATCAGATGAAATTCATTTGTTTGAAACATATGATGATGCAAAAAAGTATTGTGATGAAAAGAATAACATTGAAACTGGAGGAATAAATAATGCCTGATATTAACGATATTTATTGTTGTAAATGCGGTAAATTCATTCTTACAGAAGAAAAAGGAAATGATGACGAAATCCGATGTGTTAAAGGAAGTTATGAGGATGGCTATTATGTCAGTAAAGAAGATCAGTTCTATTGTAGAGAATGTGCGGAGAAGTATAATAAGGAGTGAAGCAAAAAGTTGAAATGAAAGACTGATTTTATGGAGGAGATATAATGAACTTAGATGAATTTCTTAAAAGAATAATTTCTGATTACAATGATGCGTTAAATAGAGGATTCGATAGTATTGTTGTGGCAATTGATACAGATTTAGATACTACATATTATATAAATGATACACAAAATGGATTTCAATGTGATTTATGGGATTATTATTTTGACGATCTGGAATCCATAGCAACACAATTATACGATGAAATGCATGGTAGTGTAACAGACATTAGAATTGAGTGAGGTGTTGAATAGTGAGACAAAGTAATCTTGAGATAATGAGAAAGACTAAACGCATAAAATTTGATTTTTTTGATGTTATTAAATGTCCTACAAATAAATACTATTTATCTGTAGATAAGTTTGGACATGAAATTATAAGAGGTAAATCATTTGAAGATGTTGTAATGAAAACTAAAAAATTACAGATTGAGTTCAGTATAGGAAATGATAAGTACTTAGGTTGGTTATAAAATCCAGCTTTCAAGTGAGGTGATTAATATGGATAGATGGAGATATGCGGTTAGATATTGCGATACACATGAATGCAAAGACTGTTATATTTATAAAAATAACTTAGATACAAGAACTAAAAATGAATATCTGTTACATACTCCATGTTGTGAAAATATCCATGATTTTATGGAAAGAAATAATTTGGATGAATTGCCAAAATAACTAAGTGAGGGATACAATTGGGAAATTGGTTTACTTATAATGATATTGAAAATATTAAGAAGATGTATAAAGATGGCAAATCGTTTGAAGAGATAGCAAATATTATTGGGTGTACCGCTATTGCGATTGAAACAACTTTAAAATCAGAAAGAGTCTTATGAAAGGGAAATCTTATGAAATATACAAAATTTAAAGATATACCACAATTTACAAGAGATAGAAATTACCAATGTGATGTGGATATTAGCAGAATACCACGATGGATTAATTATATGCGGGAAGATATGGGACTTGAACTTAATCCAAATTTCCAAAGAGGACATGTATGGACAGAAGAACAGCAAATAGCATGGTTGGAATTTTTTCTTAAAGGTGGTAAGTCTGGAAATATAATATACTTTAATTGTTCATTTTGGTACTATAATGTTCCAGACGGAGATTATAATGAGTTTGTATGTGTCGATGGATTGCAAAGACTAACTGCTATTTGTAGATTTATTAATAATGAGATTATGGTATTTGGTTCATATTTTAAAGAATATGAAGATTTATCAATATTGAACAGGCACACGTTAAAGCTGATTGTAAATAATCTTAAAACAGAAAAAGAAGTATTGCAGTGGTATATTAATATGAACGCAGGTGGAACGCCTCATAGCCAGGAAGAAATTGATAGAGTTAAGAAAATGCTGGCAGAGTGTGAATGAAAGGAAAATATGAATTTAACAAATATTAGTAGATATATGAGCTTGATTTTAAGACACAAGCCAGATGTAATTGAAATTAGTCTGGATGAACATGGATGGGCTAATGTGAATGAATTAATCAACGGAATTGCTAAAAATAATACTGGATTTAATATGGAGTCGTTAGAAGAAATTGTTAGAACGGATAGTAAACAGCGTTATTCTTTTAATGATGATAAGACTTTAATTCGTGCTAATCAAGGGCATTCCATACCTGTTGATGTAGAACTGGAAGAGAAAGAGCCACCAGAATATCTATATCATGGTACTGGTGAAAAATATGTAGAATCTATTAATAGACAAGGTTTAATTCCTAAGAGTAGGTTATATGTACATTTATCTAAAAATGTTAAGACTGCGGAGAGCGTAGGTGAAAGACATGGTAGACCAACTGTATATTTAGTTCATAGTGGCAAAATGCACAAGGATGGATATAAATTTTATCTATCTACAAACGGTGTATGGCTTACAAAGAAAGTTCCTGTAGAATATTTACAACGTTGAAATTCGACTTTCAAAAGATAATTAGAGGATGAATAATATGAATGTTGGTAAATTTACATTTCCAGATGATGAAGATTTTTGGGAAATTTTTGATAGAATGTCAGATGATGAAGATATTGGAAAAAGTGAATTAGAGTATTTAATATTTAGTTTAATTAAAGCAAATTATGATAATATTTCTGACGAAGAAAAACAAAAGATACAATTTACTCGACATAAAAATAAGCTTATTAAATGTGTGTCAGAATTTTACAATAGTTTGGAAAATATCTTTGAAAATTTTGAAATTAAAAATAATAAATATACAAGATGGTTTGACAAAAATGGATCTTCAATTATAAAGTCATATGATTTTAATTTTAATGATTTAGTTTTTCTTAAACGAAAGTTATATGATCAATTAATAGAAAAAACACAAGGGAGCATCAATGGAGAAGATGATTTTATTTTCTTGAATGATGGTACAGCACTTGTAAAAAAAGATGTTCCATTAAGTAATCTGAGTTTACTTGAAGATAATGTTATGAATTATTTTAATGAATTAAAAATGGAAATTCGCAATCAAAAATTTATTAAACATGTTAATACATCTGTTTATAATATGTATGATTACCGTGGTATTTTAAATTATACTCAAAGTAATAACTCAGATTATTTAGAACATTACAAGAGAATGGGAGAAGAAAAAGAATTAAAAGAACATAATTTAATATGAAGTATGTATAGTGGTGACTATTTGTCACCACTTTTTTCAACAGAAATAACATCAGTAACATCACAATCCAGGGCATTGCATATCTTTTGCAGGACAATAAAATCTATCTTGCTTGTCTTATTTGCGCAAAGATTACTCAATGTAGATTGGGCTATACCAGTTTCTTTTGCGAGCCAGTATTGTGATTTACCTTGTTTTTCAAGTGTTTCTTTGAGGATTACTTTCATGGTGATACCTCCAAATTTTAATGAATAGATTATAACAAAAATATTTATTTTTTGCAATAATTAGTGTTGACAATAATTAGTGTATGCGCTATAATATGAAATATCAAAGGTAAGGAATACATACCACAATAGAGAGGAGGTTACATATATATGGAGGGTATGAGAATTGAATATCACAGATATGATATTGTGGAAGCTGAAATTAAAATGACAGAAACATCTGGATCAGTTCAGAAAAAGAAACGTCCATATGTGATTGTGGGAAATGAAATAGGAACTACTACAGCTCCAACAGTTATAGCCATGCCTTTGACTCATATTATTAAGAGAACTAATCTTCCTGTTCATGGATGTATTAGTGCAAATAGTGATACTGGTTTATCTTTCTATTCGATGGTTCTTGGTGAACAACCTTATACACTAGATAAAAAATGTGAGATCAAAAGAAAGCTTGGAGCCGTTGTAGATAAAAGACAGAGAAATATGATAAATAAAATATGTTGGAATACAATGTTTCTCGGAGAAAAAATTAACTGGGAGGAAGTATTAGCATGATGGATGGATATTTGACAGTATCAAAAGAAGAAGCTAAAAGAATAATTGATGCAGCGCCAGGTGACAGTGTTACGATTGCAATTTATAACACATCAACAATGGTTCATAAGCCAACATTAAGGAAGAAGAAAAGAATAAGTAAAGAAATTATTGAATTGGCAAGAGAAATTGGATATCAAGACAATGATTTTTTTGGTGTTATTGGTTGTCTATCAAGCGAAAAAGAAGGGGAATTGATGAAAAACATAATGTTCCCATATCCAATGTTAGAATGAATTTTTAATGAATTTGGAAAAAAGCCAAACAAATGTTCTGGAAAGTATTGACACGAACGAATGTTTGGTATATGATATGAACATCTTCACAAGATAATAAAAAAGTAAGGTTCTTATCTCGGTGCGGGAACACCATATGAGATAAGAACCTTACAAACAACACAACATAGAAGATTACGGGAATAATCTAATATGTTATAATTAGTTTAGAACTCTTGGTAAAAAATGTCAAGTAAAATCTTTATTAATCATAGCGTTTCTGCGATTATTCCAATAAATTACAACTAAATATAGAGAAATTTATAAATGAAAGTCGGCTTTCATCGTAGTTTTTGTACTCATTTTTTGGAAACTTAGCTCAATTGGTTGGAGCTTTCACCTCATAAGTGAACGGTTATGGGTTCAAGTCCCATAGTTTCCATTAAAATAAAAATGAAAGGAGAGATACAGTTGGAATGTTTTATTACTAACGGTAAACAGTACATCCGACTTGATTCAAATGGTACTCCACAAACGTGCGGTCAGGTACTTGCCGATCAATTTCCAGAAGATAAAGCACGAAACATTATTAGAAATTTGCCAAAGCCTATGCGTAAGTTTCACTTTAATGTGCAACTTATCCCTGAGATCAACACACCTGTTAAGCAAGTTGAAGAACCGTTACCAGATGATATCAATGATGTACTAACGGAACTTGATGATTATTACGAGGATTATCAGAGAAATCCCAAGTATGACAATCCTTACACCTATCACGGGGAAACATCTTTAGAAAAAGAAATGTCTGTAAATCATGTAGATATAGGTAATTTCTTTAAGATGGTGATTGAGTGTGTTTCTGATAGAAAAAATTATATTGAGAATATGGAATATCTTATCAAAGAATATGATTTAAAAATTCTTGATGTAAGGCACTTTATTAGAGATGAAGACACTAAGTTAGGTACAGTTGCAATGAGTAGAATTAGTTACTTGTTGCAATATTATGAACGTCAACGGGCTATATGTAAGAGAAATAGAAATTGCGCAAAGATTTTTCAATATCACGTTGAGAGATTTAAGAGCAAGAAGTATATGAAAGTGATTGATACGATCATGAACTCTAAATATAAATATAGGCGGTTGAGTAAATCTTATCTTGAAGATTATGCGAAAGGCATAACCAGAGAGAAGAAATAATTATTACATAGTAACTATTAACAGAAAGGAATCGGTGATACATATGCACTATAAAGATATTCTGGAATCCTATTATGAGATTAATGAAGATCATCCAGAAAACTCAGCAAGGAAATTACATAATTTTGTAGATAAAATTCTCTCAGAGTTTGGTGGTATCACCGATTTTGATAAGGATGAGTGCTATTCAATAGCTAATTTATACATTGCAAAATACATAAAAACTCAATTAGAAGACGGAATTGAGGATTTAGATGAGAAAAAATTTGATGCTTTTATGTATTGTGGAATAAAAAATAAAATTAAAAGCTATATAACAAAGAAGAATAGAGGAAAGCGTTGCAAAATTATAACTACTAAAGAAGGTGATAAAGAAGTTAAACAGTATATTTATCCTGTTTCTTTAGACGGTATGAGTGCCGATGATGGAGAAGCTAAATACATAGATGTAATTCCTTCTGATTTTAATTTGGATAAAGAGTTGGATATATCAGTAGAAAATGAATCGGTACAATTGTTTTTGGATTCGTTACCAGATATTCAGAAGAAATTACTTCTTATGAAAATGGAAAATATACCTGTACATGAAATAAAGAAGTCATTAGAACTTACGGAAAACGCATATGCACAATGTATGCAGTCGATTCGTGAGAATAAGATGATTAATTTATTCAACAAAAATAGAAAATACCTTAATCAGATTCAAAAGGAGAGTAAGAAAATGGAGAACACAACTGTTAAAGATGAAGATTTAATCATGGATATTGATACTACAGACGGTTATAGGATGGATAAATACACTCTTGAATCTCTGATTGAGGATAAACAGGATGGAGAACTTGATTGTGAGTATATATCTCAGCGTGTTCCGTTTGTATGGACAGATGAAAAAGTAAACAAATTCTATTCAAGAGTATTAAATAATCAGCCTATACCAGAGTTGATCGTGTGTGAAATGGTTATACCTGGTATAAATGGTGGAAAGATTTCTTATCTAATTGATGGTCTACAACGATTGTCATATGCCGAAGCATTTAGAGAGAATCGTTTTCCAGTTGGAAAGAAAGGTGCAGAGTTTACGAAAATCCGTTACAGAAAATATGAGTATGATGAAAACGGTAAAAAAGTGCTTGATGAAAACGGTAGAGCAAAATTCACAATTGAGATTTTCGATATTTGTGGAAAATACTATAAGGATTTACCAGAATTTTTACAGAAAAGATTTGATAAGTTCAATGTAAACGTAACAAGATTCTTTGATTGTACTCAGGAAATGATTGATTATCACTTGAGAAATTATAACAATCATGAAGCTATGAGTAAGAATCAGTATGGAATCACATGTGTATCAAACGAAACATCCAAACACATTAAAGATATTTCTCAGAAACATACTTTTATGAAGAACAATATTAAGTGTACTAATAAGAGTTTAAAGATGGGAATGCCGGAAGAAATGGTTTCAAGAGCAATTATGACTATGAAATATATTGACGATTGGAAGAAAGAATCTATGGATGTATATAAGTTCCTTGATGCAAATGCGGATGAATCTGATTTTAAACACTTAACATTCTTACTTGATAGACTTGCAATCGTATGTGATAAAGGCGTGAAAGAACTTTTCAACACTACCAACTTCAATATTTGGGTTGCAGCGTTTGATAAATTTATTGATTACGGAATGGATGACACATGGTTTGTACAGTTTATGAAGCAATTTATCAGTGAATTACATAGCAAAGAAATTAACGGACGTTCATATGATGATGTTAATACAAAAAATACAAAAGACAAGAATACTGTTAAGAATAAATTAGCAGTAATTGAAGATCTGATGAAAGAATACTTACATATAGAAGATTCTGTTGAGGAAATTACAGAAGAATCTGAACCAGAAACAGTCGAAGAATTACCTGAGAAATCTGTTATTGCAGAAGTAACGGAGTATTCGGCAATCGGAAACGTGGAAATTGAACGCGTTGAAGGAGAAGTAATAGATAACGATACACTTGATTTTGTGAAAGAATGTGTTGATAAGAACATAACGGATATTGATGTTTCTTATTATGAAGATGATTTAAACACTATCACAAAAGACGTACAGTCTAAGTTGCTTGATGAGGTAAACAGAAAATCATTAATTGCAGTTATTGCATATGCTTATATGCAGGATGAAAACTATGAAGAATGGTTTGAGAATTACTTTAAGAGAGTTGATACATATGATGCTGATCAGAAAAAGAATTATCTTAATATGAGAAACGATTTGCTTTCTTTCAATAAAGGAGCAGTTGCATAAGAAGGGAGAGTGCATATGAAAATGAAACTTTCAGAAATTAAAATTCCTACAGATTTTGAAAGCAGTAAACCAAACACATCGAAATATTTAAAGTGTGAGAATTACTATAAGAAAACAGGAAATCAAGATAGATACATAATCGTAGATGAAAATAATGTTTTAGTGGATGGATACATAATGTATTTAGTACTTAAAAATAATGGTGAAAAATTTGGAGATTCAAGACGCATCACATTAAGAAAACATACTTATACTGATAAACAACGTAAAAAGTATGGACGATTGATTCCATCTAAACACGTTGTTACATATAAGGAAAAACCAACTGCTTATGTACACGGGAAACATCCTAACAGTAAAGATGATAAGGAATTTGTTTGGAGATTACCACAAACATGGGGTTATATGAGTCTTATGTTACAGAAAGGTGATGTAATTTATTGCGGCACAAGATTTGGAGTTGCACCTGTTGTTGTAACTAAAGTGGAATTAAAATCTAATTTTGATACCAATTTATGTATTAAAAAAGTATGCTCACAGAAGATTTATAGAGATGGAGAATTACTAAAATATGATACTAAGGATGGAACAAATAATGTGTGATCACAATTGGGTACTACTAGAGAAACCAAAACATTTGAAATACGATTACAATGGATTAGAAGTTGTAATTGGAAAATGTAGATGTACAAAATGCAAGAAGATAAAAGACAGGAAGATGATTGGTCATCAGATTGGAAATATCTTTGAGGAGACAGGATAAAAGCGTGGTTTCAAAATGAGGTACATAATATGAAAATTGGAGATATTGTAGTATATAACGGGAAAATTGGAAAAGTTATAAAAGATGTAAATGGTTTTAGATTTAAGCCTATGGGTTATGGACGATATTATATTAGTGATTTAGATACGATTTTTGATAATAGCGTAAGAGAAGCAACGAATGAAGAAAAGATAAGATTAATTAAAGAAGAATTTGTATGGGGATATATAATTAACATACATTGTATTGGAGAATATCAGATTATAGAGTATGAAGATAAAAACACACATGAGATATTTTGGCATGGATATGTTAATTATGAAGATACAAATTGTACTTATTCATCTTTAGATTCTGCATTAATTGGATGTATTGGAATAAAATATGAAGGTTTGGGTGGTAGAGCTTCAATGTATTTTGAAAGAATGCTTGGATTAGAGTAGCTGAAACTTGAATTTCAAAGAAAGGAAGCGAGATGCAATAAGTCAGGAATTTGAAAATGAATTTTATAAATTAGATTACATTCATAATTACATTTTAAATATTATGAATCACATACCGAAATATGTTTATGGCAAACCAAAACAATCAAAGAGACTCATTAAAGAATACATGTTGAAAAATGAATATGATGAATATTTTACAGAAGAAATTAATAATGATTTTTGTGAAGGCTTTGGATGCGCAGTTGATTTAATATTTAATGAATTTTTAAATGACATTCACGAGAAACATGAATTATTAAAAACAAGGGAGAATACATGAATATAATAGTTAGAAACGACAGATATGAAACAATATTGAAACTACATTGTGAAAAGAATGGTACATTGACTATTGAACCAGTACCATCAGAAAGAAAAGCATATATGATTGAAATATTTGCTGATAATAATGGAGAAGTTACATATAAGGTTGAAGTCTCAATGCCAGAAGAAATAATTGAACAGATTAGCACAGATGATCTGTTAAGAGAAGTGAGAAGAAGGATGGTAACTAAATGAGAGTTAAAAGATTATTGATTGGATTACTTGTATCTGGATTAGCATTTTCATTTACAGGATGTGGTGACGAAGTGATAAATGACAACGGAGAAAAGGTTAGTTCTTATGGACAATTTATATAAATTAATAAAAAGAACATTGTATCAAGTAATGGTTTTAAATTTATTCAATATTTTGTATATGATAAAACCACCAAAATTGTATATGTATTGCAAGGCTTAAAAAATTTTAGTGGAATCGCACCATATTATGTATTAGATGAAAATGGCAAACCAGAAATTGCAATCTATGGAGAAAATTATAATGGATAATGGGTTATTGAGTTATCCGATTTTGATGGAAAGGATATTGAACTGGAATGATTAAACATATCAAACAAGGCGATAGAATAGGTGTAGCAAAACAAGTTCAAGGTGCAGTAGTTGACGTAAAATCACATCTAAGATTTACTGGGATGTATACTTTTACATATAATGGGGAACCCTGGACGTGTAGCGATTATGCATTTGATGAGGAATATAAGAGTGAAGTGGATTAAGAGAAAGATTATTATGTGGCTATTTGGGTATGATTTTCCACGGTATGTAAGGCAGTTTTATAAAGAGCAGGATCAGATTATCAAAATGTATTCTGAAATGTTGCGAGAGGAAGAAAAACTTCTTAGATGGCTTAAATTAGCAGAAGAAAAGAGGTGTAAATAGTGGAAGAAATCATTAAGAATTATGATTCATATATATCAGGAATGAAGAAATCAAGTGCAGATAAGCTATTTTGGATGAGTAAAATAGAAGAGATTGATACAGTGGTTGATTTTGGATGTGCTGATGGTACGTTAATTAGAGAAATGAATAGTGAAATGCCAGATTTACACTACATAGGATATGATAATAGCAAGGCTATGATTTCTCTTGCGGGAACAAGGACACCTCATGAACTAGAAAACATTCAATATGTAAGTAATTTAAAAGAATCTTTGAAAGAAAATAACCCAAATAAAACATTATTAAATTTATCAAGCGTGATTCATGAAGTATATTCTTATTCAAATATTAATGGAATTGATAAGTTTTGGAATAATGTTTTTGGATATGATTATGGATACATAGCTATCAGAGATTTTTGTGTAAGTAGATCAGTAAATAGAAATAGTGATATTAATGATTATACCAAAGTGATTCAAAATGCAGATGAGAAGCAGATCATTGATTATGAATCAATATGTGGAAGTTTACGAGATAACAGGAATTTGATTCATTATCTTATGAAATATAGATATATAGAAAATTGGGATAGAGAAGTGAGAGAAAATTATTTTCCAATTACACTTGAGCAATTACTTAGTAAAATCCCTACATATAAATACGAGATTATATATTTTGAAGATTACATCTTACCATTCACATCTAATAGAATCAAACAAGATTTCGATGTCGATATTCACGACAATACTCATGTAAAATTATTATTGCAATTGAAATAAGGTGTAAATGATTGAGCTGTGTAGGGATTAGGGTTAAATATTTAGGTTATGTTTATAAGATGTATGGCAAAGAAGGTATAGTTATTGAAGACATTAGTAAAGAATATCTAAATGCTGTAAAAATTGAATTTGATAATGGTACAATTCTTGTTGTAGATAAAAAAGATGTGGTAGTAATCGAAAGTGAGGATGATAACATGGCAAAATTAGAAGGATATAAAGCAGTTGCAGTAACAAAAGAGGGTTATTACAAAAAGAAATATTATTATGCAATTTATGATGATGGAGAAACTTATAATGTAGGCGATAAAATTTTAGTTAGTGGTGCAAATAAAGACATCCTTACGATTGATGACATTATTGCGCCAGATGAATGTAATGTAAATATCACCGCCGAAGTTATCTGTAAAGTTGATGTTGATACATCTGCATATGATAAACGTATCGAAGAACGCAAAGAGAAAGCAGAACGCAAGAAAGAAGCTGATAAGATTAAGAGACAGATGGATAAAATGATTTTAGCAATGGATTATGAGATGTACGCAAGTAATAATCCTGAGTTAGCGGAGAAATTAAAAGTATACAAAGAGTTGATCGGAGAGAAATGAGCAAAGAAAAGATACATAAATTTCGTAGAAAGTTAGGCTGGATTGTTTTTATTGGTGGAATGATAGCAAATGTGATAATTTCGTGGGGATTTTTGTTCATGAAACCCGTCTTTCATCTGTTATTTTCCATTGCAGCAGGGGCATTTTCAGTCAAATTACTGGCAATTTCACTCTTAAAATGCTTTTTAGCCCCTGTTGTATGGTATGTATTATTATGGACGATAGAAGTTATCACAGGGTATTTGGGAGATTATTGATGAATAAAGAGAAAGAATTAAAAGAACATATTGAAGTATTTAGAGAATATATTAATAGTTTCGCAGTATATAAAGAAAACTCCACTGACGCTGTGAACAATCAGTAGAGTTATTGGAATAGATCAAGACCAGTGATCTATGTAGAAAATCATATCATGCTTCTAGGACTTGTTCAAGTCGATATTTCCAAAATGGATAATTAAAAATTAAATATAAGGAGGATTTATTTTATGAAATCAAAAACAAATTGGAAGTTGTCACTTATTATTTTGTCAGGTGTATTTGCAGTTATACTTATGTTAATTTTCGGTGTGCAAAGTTATCAAAATAGAGCTATTTCATTAGAAGAACAGGTAAATACAGCCCAGTCTGATATTAAAGTGCAAGAAAAACGTAGGGTGGATTTAGTATATAATCTTGTTGATTGTGTAAAGAATTATGATAAGCATGAATCTGAAACCTTAAAAGCGATTGTTGATGGACGTAGTAACACAAGTGACATTGAACAGATTACAACTTCTATTCAGGCTGTTGCAGAGGCTTACCCAGAATTAAAATCAAACGAGAATTATAAACAACTTATGAATGAACTTTCAATTACTGAAAATTTAATCGCAGAGTATAGGGAAAATTATAATAAACAGGTTAAAACATATCGCAAATATGTTAAAGCATTTCCTCAGAGAGTATTTTTAGATTTGCTTGGATATGAAAAACAGGAATTTAATTTGTTGGATTATAATGCACCTGAAACAGCCCCTCAAAATCTTTTTGGAGAATAAAATGCATGAGAAGAACTAAAAGAGGTTTTCAATTTGAAAGTTTTGAAATAACTAAACGTGAAATTTTGGCTAGTATATCTATTATAGCAATTTTCTTGCTTATCGGTGTTCTGATTTCTGGAAAGATTTCAGAACATCAGATAGAAGAAAATGAAAAATATAATAAAGCAGTAAAAATTGAGAATACAGATTTGTTCCAATATGGAATGGATACCAATATAGGTAATGCATTTGTATATGGTGACTTAAAGGCGGTTGATACAGTTACATACAATGAAATTGGTGGTAAGTATATGTATGTTAAGAAAGTAAAAGAGAAATACACAATGCATACAAGGAGAGTTTCTCATGGATCTGGTAAACATAGATATTATACTACTCAAACATATTGGACATGGGATTATGCAGGAAAAGAAAGTAAAAAATGTAAAGAAATAAATTTTTGTGGAACTATATTAAAAAGTAAGAAAATTGATTTGCCAAGTTCTGATTATATCACCACAATTAAAGAATCTAGTCATATACGATATAAATATTATGGCGTTAAAACAAAATATACTGGCACAATTTTTACAGTATTAAAAGACAAAACAATCAGTGATAATAGTCCATTTTATAGTGATATGAAGATTGAACAAACGGTAGAACATTTAGAATCTAATATTACATTGGTTATATTTTGGATTATATGGATAGTATTAGTTATCGCAATTGTTTTTGGATTTTATTATTTTGATAATGAATGGTTAGAATGATATATAAAATTGAATAGAGGTGAATAACATGAGTGAATGTTTAATTAATCTCGCACATAGAGATTATAACTCTGATGCAGATAAAGAAGTAAAAAATGAATTATTGATTGCAAATATTCCTGTATTTAAACTTCCAAGCTATATGAATACAGAAGTGAAAACTCATTATATTGGTTTATTAAATGGATTTATGTTTTATAGAGCATGGACTTATTGGGTTTGTTGCGGTGATATGCCATTAAATGAATCACAATATATTTACGATAATTATAAAAAATTGAAAATTCGAGCAGGTGGTCATTGTGGTAATGTAGAACCAGCAACAGTATCTTATAACCCTGTTTATGAACAAGAATTACGCAATTTATTAAATAAATATGATGTTCCAGAATATATTGAACGAGCTAAAAATATTGTCGATGATAAAACGTTACCTCGATTTGTGGATATGTATCATATTGATACTCAATTAGGATTATGTAAATTAACTCAGGTTATTAGAGAACATAATATTACATGTGAATTAAAACATTTAACAGAATAGAGGTGAAAGTATGGAGATTGTAGCACAAACAGATTATCAAGACATTTATAGAATTACAGATGGTGTTTTGCTTATTGTGAATAAGTTTATTTCTATTGATTATTCTGATAAGACAAAAGAATATATTCGTGTGTATAGAAGTAAAGCAAAATATAAATCATACAATAAAAATTGTCAAACATGGTTAAAAGTATTAAAAGAAGATTATGTGTATAAATATTGTCCCGTTGTTGTACCAAAAGGAACTGTTACATATATGGACATTCCAGTTATTTGTACAAATGATAAAGATAAATGGAAATATGAATTAAAAACAACTGGAACTGCATTTAGTGGGACTTATGATACGATGCTAGAAATGCTTGATACCGTAATTAATTGTATGGTTAAAAGTAGAATAAGAGTAAAAGACAACACATGAAATCTTGCTTTCAGGAGGTGTGATGAAGTGACAACACTTGAATTTAGAAGTGAATTAATACACAGGTTAAATAATAATGCAAGTCGTTACCACGGTGGAACTTGTAATGGAAAATATTTTCCAGAGGTAGAAACATTCGATGTTGATGAAGTTTATTAGATTATCGACAGAATTTTCTTCAATCAACCAGAGGATGATAATGAAAGTGAGTGATTATATTGAGTAGTTGGACTTACATAACGGGAACAATAACAGTATCTCCTATAGGACGTACACAAGCTGAAAAAAGATACATTCTTGATACTGTATTAGCACATTTGCCGATAGTTTCTGGCTCAGAAAAAGATATGGATGTATATGTGATTCAGAAAAATGGATATAATGGTTCAAGCTCATGTGATGAATTTGGAGAAAGAACAAACAATCTTGTTGATTGGCATGGGAACAGAACAAGAAGTAGGGGAATGTTGCGTACACAAGATGAATATATCTTAGTCGTAGATGCTGCATTAAGAGATAGGGAGTTTGATGAAACATACAGAGAATTTATTAAATGGCTTGTGAGATTAGATAAAAGAGTCATGATTGATAATGTTCTTGTGCAAATTAGTGGATATGATAAATCTACAATCATCAAAGATCATTGTGTACAGAATGAAAAGTATTCATATCAGAATGTTTTCTTCAATTTGTTTGAAGATACAAGCTGGATTAGAGATGATGGAGAAGTTAATTGGTGTGAATATATGTTATATTCAAGAGCTAAAAATTCTTTTTATCCTATGATGTTAGCTTATAAATACTTTAATGATAAAGAAAATGATAAAGAAGTAGAGAGAAGAATGAAATATGAGAGGGATAAATGAAAAAGTATAAAGAGAAATATAAGACAGGAATGATATTCAGAAGCAAGAAAGATCCCTGGACTGATTTGGTAATTGATTATGTTTCATACACTAGAGGATCTGAAACATCTTATACATTCAATATGAACTCAATTATAGATTGGGTAAGAATTAATGAAGAAGCATTCAATAAACATATTAGTGTAGCAAAAGGAATTGATTATGATAAAGTCAAAAATCATGAAGTGAGTACATTTCCATATCCATTTTTCGGAGAGATGCATCAGAAATCTATGGATAATTATATCAGGAAATATGAAATGGAATTTTGTGGTATGAGTGATAAAGAAGTTATTGTATTCAATGATGATGATTTCGAGTATAGTTCTGGATTTAAAAAGTAACTCAATGATGAAAATGTATTTTGGAAAAAAGCAAGTATTGAATTATAAAGGATGAAAAAATGAGTAAATGCAAATATTGTGATAAAGGTATTCCACTTGTAATAGGCGAAACTGATGATTATGGTATAGCAATTCAATATCCTAGAAAACTTATTGCATACGGATATGATATTCATGGATATGATTCAAATGGATTGGTTGTTAAAATTAATTATTGTCCTATGTGTGGTAAGAAATTGAGCGAGTAGAAGAAATTGGCATTTCATAGACAAAATTGGAGGTAAAATATGTTAATTAGAAGTCAAAATGGAACAAAATTAATAGATATGTCTAGTAAAACAATATCAGTCGATAAATCAGGTTCAACTTTACCATATAAAAATGGATATGATGTTAAAATTTTATATGCAAATAGTTCTGTTTGGCTAGGAGAATATGATAGCAAAGAAAAAGCATTTAAAGTATTGGATATGATTGGCGAAGCACATCATTATTTTGAATCAGGATTTGAGATGGAAGTTTTTCAGATGCCACAAAATGATGACGTTAATGTATCTGGAGTGAAATGTAAAGAAAATCCCACATTAACCGCAAATGAAAAATTATTTCTTGATTTGATTAAAGAAGAATATACATATATTGCAAGAGACAAAGATGGTCTATTGGCGGTTTATCCTAGAAAGCCTGAGAAAAAATTGACATATTGGTTACTTGCAGATAGCCCAAATACTGCAAGAGATTTATATACTAGAGCATTAGATGTTGGTTTTGACTTCATTAAATGGGAAGACGAAGAACCTTGGTTAATTGAAAATTTGAAGAAGTTGGAGTTGAAAGATGAATGATTTAGAAGATTATGAAGAAGATCCATATGATTACTGTTATGAATGTGGTGGATATGGTGATGATTATTATACGGACGAAGATGGAGAATTAGTCTGTAGATGTCCTGAATGTCCTATGAATCCTAATTCGTGGGATGATTAATGCATATCAAGTAAATTTCTATGGGTGATCACCCAATTATTTCCAAGAACAAAGAAATATTATTTTTATCGGTCGGTTGTAAACGTCCGATTTACGCAGCATTGCAGAGTTTATAGAAAGGAATTTAGGTGAATTCTAGGATAAAGTAGTTGTACAACTCCCTATAAAATAAGGGAATTTGAGTCATTTAGTTGAAAATAACAATTCATTGGAGAATGGATTAAGAGTATTAAGTCTGTGTGGTGGGGTAGAAACAGGATTATATGCACTATTAAAACTAGGTATTCCAATTAGAGAATATCATACATATGAAATTTTACCAGAAGCAATAGCCGTATCTAAATATCACTTTCCGTGGATTGTACACCATGGAGATTTATACGAAGCTGATTTTCAACAATTTAAAGCATTCGATTTGTTATTGGCTGGTACAAATTGTCAATCGCTTTCTCGATGTAGAATTGAAGATAAATCTGTTAATAATGGGCTAGACGGCACATCTAAAATTTTCTTTAAAGCGGTAGAAGCTCTCAAGGTAATTCAACCAAAATATTTCATGTTTGAGAATGTTGTGCCAAGTAGTGATGAAGATTTAGAAACTATGACAGAGAATGTAGGTGTAAATCCTATTCTCTTAAATTCAGGAATTTTTTCACCTCAAAATCGTGAAAGATATTATTGGACAAATATTTCATTAGGTGATTTACCAAAAGAATCTCCATTAGTTTTAAAAGATATTATGGAGAATAATGTCAATGAGAAATATTTTTATAAAAAAGATTTCAAAATTTTAGATATGAATAAACGTATTTGTGCAGAATTAAATATTAACACAATGGAGATGAACAAGCGAGTTTATAATCCAAATTTTAAATGTTGTACATTAACTTGTGTAAATGGTGGATATCATGAAAAGAAAGTTATAGATTGTGGTAAGCCACGAAAGTTAACACCAATTGAATATGAACGGTTACAAGGTCTTCCAGATGGATACACAGATGTATTGCTAAACGGAAGAAAAATCAGTGATACGAAACGATATTCATTGATGGGAAATGGATGGAATGAACCTACAGTTGAATGGATATTTAGTTTTATGAAGGAGAAACACAATGCAGATAACGGCTAAAAGTTATTTTAGTGGAGCAGGAGGGATGGATTTAGGAATAGAGGAATCTGGAATTAACATAATTGAATCATATGAGATAGATAAAAAGTGTTGTAACACTCTGAGAAAGAACTTCAAACATCATGTAAATGAAGCGGATATTACACAGATTACCGTTCTTGATCAGAATGACGCAGATGTATATATTGGTACATTTCCATGCACACGGTATTCAACTATTGCTGACATCTCAGGTACAAGAACAGGAGATGATTTATTTTTACATTTCTTTAGACATATTGCTTTGGCTCAACCAGAAATGTATGTAGTAGAAAATGTTCCTGGAATGCTTAAATTTAAAGTAGTTATGGAAGCATTAACAAAATTACCTGATTATTATGTAAGAGTTGAATGTCCTGTTAATGCAAATATGTGGTTACCACAAGAAAGAAAACGATTGATTCTAATTGGAAGTAAGAAACCATTCACCAATTTTGATTATCCTAATTCTCAGCCATTGAGACTTAAAGATATTATTGAAAAGGATGCTTCGATTGATATTCCACAATATGTATATAATCGCATTAATGGAAAATATAGAGATAAACCAATTATTTCAGACCCAGATAATGATGATCTTGCTCCAACTTGTGTAGCACATTATGTAAAAGATAAAGGAACAAGATTGATTAAAGACGGACAGAGAATTAGACCATATACAGTAAGAGAATATGCTAGATTACAAGGCTTTCCAGATTGGTTTGAGTTTTGTGGAACAGATAATGATGCTTATAGACAAATTGGCAATGCTGTTGCCGTTCCAATGGGACGTTGGATTGGTAAACAGATTGTAAAATATTTTAATTCATAATAAGAAAAGGAGAACACACTATGGGAATTACATGCAAACAGACAGGAAAATTTAGAGGAATGATGAGAAAAATCGAGAATGAGCAACTTAAAATGAAAGCAGATTCTGTAAAACGTAAGAAGAAAGAAGATAAGAAAAATGCCTGACATTACTATGTGCCGTAGTAGTGAATGTCCTAAACGCAGTCATTGCTACAGGGCGCAAGCCAAACCAGACAAATTGCAAAGTTATTCAGACTTCTCTGCTGAATGTTTTCAATACAATTTCTTGCGATTTTGGAGTATAAGGGAATCTGATGAGATGGATGGTTGATTTCAAATGAGATGGTTAATTAATTATATACGAAGTTGTTTTTGTAAACATGACTGGGAATTAATTTTTGATACTCAAGTACATGGTGAAAAATTAGATGGAAGTCGTTATGAATATCCATTATATCGTGTAAAAACATATCGTTGTAAAAAATGTGGAGTGGAGAAGAAATATAAAAGTGTTAAATAAATTTCCAATAATGCATTTGATTGGCAGTACAAAAATAGAAAATGAACAACAATTCGTAGTTGCTGAAAAATATTATACTAAGAATGGGTATATAGTATTTAAGCCTGTATTTTTCGGATTAGATAAAAATGATAAAAAATTGGCAATGTATACTGATATGTGTACACAAAAATTAAATATGTGTGATGTAGTTTGTGTCGTTACTGAGCATATTGGAGAATCTACAAGAAAAAGAATTGAACAAGCAAGAGAACTCGGTAAGAAAATTATATATTTTAATTCGGAGGAATAAATAATATGATTAAAATTATTTGTATTGTGAGTTTTATTTTACTTACGTGTGTTGCTATTGGTGCATCATTTGAATAATGGATAAAAGAAATCTTTTATTATATCAAAGGTTACAAAATGAAAAGACAAAAAGCAAATAAAAAAATTCAAAATATTGTTGGAAATATTTGTTGTAATTGCGGAGAAACAGATCATATAGAATATCATCATATAGTTCCGTTGTCATTAGGAGGAAATGATATTGAATCAAATATTGTTCCAATATGTCATGTTTGCCATATGGCAGCTCATCATGGTAGGAATATCAATCATTACTTTGGTTCATTCAATAAAGGTGGAAGACCTTCAATCGCTACTATTAAAGACGATTCTAATATTTTTGATATGTATATAAATGGTGAAATTGGAAATAGAATGGTAAAACAAATGCTTGGATATTCTGATTCAACACAAATCAAAAATAGATCTGTTTTTAAAAAATACATAAAATCTAAAGGTATAAGTAGTATAAAAAATATCATAGATGTAGCAGCAACAAATAGATCCAATGGATTAAAAAATGGAGATGTAGTTGGAGAAATTATATATGAAGATGGTAGACATGAAGATATTATTTATAAAGATACAGGATATAATCTTGTAGAATACCATCATCGTTGTAGTTGAAAAATTTATTTCAAGGAGAGAAAAGTGATTGAATGATTAATATTCAAGATGTTTCATTATTAAAGATAACAAAAGTGAAAAATTGGTCTATTCTTTTTGATTATGACAGCAAGCATTATTTATTGCATGGAGTTGAAGAATACGGAGAACCTGATCGACAGGAATTGTATGAGAGAAATCTAAATCAAAATGGAAAATACGACCTAGAATATCAAGGTACTTGCTATGGAACTGCATATGTATCAAGAGATTATATTAAAAGTAAAAGTAGAAGAACTATTGTTTATAATCAAATTGATAAAGATTTTTTCGCTTATAAATTGACTAAACGAGGATTTGCGGAAGGTATTATGGAAGATAAAATACAATATGAAAACGATAGAATAGATAAGATTCAGAAGCAAATTAGAATATTTGAATATAAAATTTCTGAACTGAGAAGAACAATACAAGATTATATTTAAAATATTTTAAGGAGGAATAATACATGATTAAATATATTTGTGACTTATGTGGTAAAGAAACAGGGTATTTAGACGGATATTATATTCCAATGATGAATTCAAATGGCAAATTCAAATCAGTACAATTACATTTATGTGATGATTGCTGTAATAGAATTGATTTGTTCATACATGATATAGCATCTAAAGATATGAGGAAAAGACTGGATCAGATGATAAACACAAACGATAAGGATTATCTTTGGTAGGAGAATCAATATGTGGAAAGTAGATTATTATACTTTAGCAGTAGATAGAGATGGCTATATAGGAAAAGTAAAACAATACAGTGACGTTTGGTATACAGAATACGGACTTCCAATTTTATTTGATAAATTGCAAGAAATCACAGATAAAAGAAAAGGTAAAAATCAATATAGACCTGTAATTGTGAAAATTGAGTCTGTAGGAGGACATGGTGATATATGTTAGAACCTTATGAATGGAGAAGTCAGATATACCTACATCCACCAGATAAAATGAATGATTTATATTATAAAGTTTGCTGCTATTGGAATGCAAAAACTGAAATGTATGATTCTATTTTAGCTGACAGTTATCTATATGATTCAGCATATATTTCAAATCCTAAACTTCGTGGCTATTCTGCCGAATATTCCCGTCAAATATTTCTGTTTTGTCAACACGTAATTATTTGTGAATGTAATAAGCCGTTTGATGAAAACTTATGGAAGAATATAAATAATAATATATATTCTGCTCGTCAGTGGATGAAAGAATATGAAAGATTAAAGTCTAATGGAGAATTATATTTTATAAAGAAGTATAAACAATAATAAATAATTAAAAGGAGAACAACGTTATGAAAGATTCAGTAAAAGAAACATTGAATAGACTTGGGATTTCACTAACAAGAGAAACAGATAAAGGAACTTGTGTGAAAACTTCATATGAATTATTGGAAGAATTAGCAGAAAAGTGGGAAACACATCTATTAAAAGATTGATAAAACAATATTAGACATAAAGTGTACAATATGTACAAAATAAGAATTGAAATATATTGATTTCTCGTTGCATTTTAGATGAATTTTTGTGCATATTGTACAGAAGTATTAGATGAAACACGAGTTTCACAGGAGGAATAATTTATGAGTTATATTATTAAATCACCAGACGAATTAAAAGATCCATTCTTATGTTATTGTGTATTCCATAGATTTATGGAAGAAGCTGGCGAAGATTATATTGATTACAATGAACGTATTGTAAACGGGACACCATTATTGTTCTGGATGCTTGGTAAAGGATATATTTCAGATAAAGAAACAGAAGAAGTATTAAAGAGAAGTAATGGGAGATATATTTATGTTTCAGATATTTTAAAAGACGATGCGATTTTTAAAGAGAGTTACGGTGACACATCAATTGGATCAGTAAAATCATATAGCATTTTAGCGGAATATATGTGTCAGATTTCAGAATTTAGACAAAGATTATATGATAGTGTATATGACAAAGCAACAGGATTTGAGAATTATAAATTTTATAAAGATGAAAATGGAATTAGTCTTGCTTGTATTATCGGTGATGAAAATATGGTTGAAAATAAATCGTATTCTTTAGAAGAATTAAAAAATATGACAGTATATGAATTTGACGATTTATCATATAAAGATCAGTTTAATGCAGTAAGAAATCTTACTATTAAAGAAGCCGATGGTATAGAAGAAAAATATAGTTAGTTTAAACACGGTTTTTAAAATTTGTAGGAGAAAAACATGGTTCTAAAAGATAAATATAATAATAAATCATATTATTGCAAACTCACAGAAGACTTAGACCATTGCGCAGGATTTGATAAAAAAGCTTATAAGTATTATGAGCATTATTTACTCGATTATCGAAATGTCAGTGGATTTCATAATTTCCCAATTCGTGTTCCTGGTGGTACAGTTGGTGGAATTTGGGTAGACGATCATAATGCAATTACCAATATAAAGATTGACCGCAATTATGTTGTGAAAACATATTCTGATGAATTGGATACGATTATAGAGAAATACATTGGTAAGAAGATTAAGTTTGAGAGGTGAAGCGATTGATTGCAATAAGTAGAATTGCTGTAAGAGCGTTAGAAGATAAAAACGGGGGTATAAAAGGCACTCCTATTGATTGGTGGAAGAAAAATAAATGGGCATGTAGTTGGTGTGTACTTTGTATGATGGCAACATTACCATTAGTGTTGTTAAAATGTATTGTGATGATTGTTTGTTTTATTCCTCATGCGATTTATATAACTTTAGACGATATACAGTTTTAAGAGGTAAAGTAGATGGAGAGATTAACACTTGACGACGCTATTAAATACATCAAAGAAGTAGCGAGAAAGAACAGAATAAACAAAGAGAAAAATACCATCATTATTCCTAACAGTTTTATCAGTAGTAATGATTGTGCAGATAAATACGGACAAGTTGCTAAATGGTTGGAAGAATTAAAGTATTACAAAGAAACGGAAAAGAAATGCAACTAGCAATGTGAACTTTTAAGGAGATATTATGAATATCATCAAAGATAAAAATGAAAAAATGGAAGATAATGAGAGAAAGAAGAAAGAATTCTCGAAAACTTGGATTGGACGAATGAAATGGTTACAGCAAAATAAAAAGGAAAAAAGAAGAGTATTTGAAATATTCGCAGATGTTATAAAATGAAAATTATTTATTGAGATGACGATAATACCAAGAGTAAGAAGTTTTATATAGTGAAAATTATTGAAGTCAGCGTTGATGAACTTATTAAAATTATAAGTTATTTTAAAGTAGGTGAATAAATAGTGGATCGAAGAAATAGAAAATATTATTTAGTGGAATTACCATATTGCCATAATGCATGTGTGAAAAAACTGAAAGAAATTAAGACGGTAAAAATTTCGAATCCTTATGATTTTGATAAAGACAATGAATACGGATATGCAAATTGTTTAATTGGGTTTTCAAATGATGTAGAAAATTCTGTTCTTACAATTTTAAATTCAAAATGGGGATATGGTTATAAAGCAAAGTATAGAGAAATCACTAAGGAAATGATTGGACATTAAAGCTGAAACGGCAGTTTCATTTATGAAAAAGGGATAAATTATGGATGATTTGAATAAAAATTTGGAGTCTGAATTAACTCCTCAACAGTATTTTAATAAAATAAAAGAAAGAAAACATAATATTACGGATGATGAGTTGGTTAAAGTTTACGATAACTGCTTGGAATTGCTAAATAAATATAAAATAACAGGGCAGAAAAAAGGTATGAAGAAGCTCATGTTTCATCTTGAGTGTATAGAAAAGGAACGTGAGATTGTAAAAATGGGTATTAATACTTTTATTTATCGAGACGATATTGAGGAATATATTGATTCTGTTGCAAAAGATACGGTAAAAATTATAGAATTGGAGAATTATGAAAGAGAAATTCCTGATGATATTGTAAGTATTATCGAAAAAGTTAAAGATAAATTTGATCAATTATATGTTGTATTTACTGATTATACAGGAAAAGTCGAAAGGCAAATTGAAAAAGAACGTAGAGAAAAAGATCCGATTTTATTTGGCACATTTCAAAATCAATCGAATAGAACAGTAATTGATAGATTTTATTATATCGGAGATTGGGAAGATGAATATTGTGATTTAACTCTTGATAAAATGGTGAACGAAACTGAAAAAGTAGGTGTGAGAAATATTACAAAAACAATTTCTACACCAAAAGATATTGTAGAACTTAAAGAACAATTAGATTCTCTTGAGAGTAAAAATAATACTTATATTGTCACCAATGAAATAAAAAAGAAAAATGTGTTTACTAATATCAAATCATTTTTAACACGGAAAAAATAATAATGAAATCAAATATTGACTTAACAGAGGATCAAATATTTAGCAGAATTAATTTTGATTCTATTATAAATGTAATTAGTAATGAATATTTTCGTGTTCCGTGGAATATTAAAACAGATAATTCTGGTGATGAGTATGATTTATTACATCAAAAGAAGTCTCTTATAGCTCTTGGAAATAAGAAGCAGAGAGAAGAAGTAAAGTTTTATAGAAAAATGGACAGTAAAAATTATTGTGAATGTTGCGGTAAAAGAATAAATTTAATACCTTGGAACAAAGAGATGGGACTTTGTAAAAGATGTGATAAATCAATGGAATATGATTTTAATGATAAATGTCCTTGGCGAGCAAATAATGATATAAAGATAAGTTGAAATGTTGTTTTCATGAATAAGAAAGAGAGGAAAAATAAAAAAATGAAAAGACAAGTAAGAAGAAATGTATTTGAAACAAATTCGTCAAGTACACACGCTATTTGTATTACTAAAAAGAAAAATAATTATAAACTTTCAGATCATATTGATTTTGAATTTGGTGAGTTTGGGTGGGGATATGACGAATATAGTGATACACGTAATAAAGCTTCGTATCTAATTACTGCAATTTTTAGTTTTAGTAAAAGTAAGGTAGATGAAAAACTTGCACAATTAAAAAATATTTTGGATTCTCATAATATTACATATTCAATTCCAGAACCAAAAGTTGAATTAGATAGGTGGAGAGGGAAAGAATATTATTATTATGATATTGGTGATAATTACATTGACCACGTAGGAGAAACGCAAGACTTTGTAGATGCGGTTTTATCAGATTCAGAAAAGTTATTTAGATATTTATTCGGAAATTCTTTCATTATTACAGGTAATGATAATGACGATAGCTACAGGGATAGAATGTGTATCTATGAAGGTGAAGAAGAAACAGATTATGGAAGTTATCCGATTTATGGAGATTTAAAACCTGAATTTAATGATTATGAAATTTATGAGAAAGGAAATTAAATTATGAAGAGACAAATTAGACGAGGTGTATTTGAAACAAATAGTAGTAGTACACATTCAATTACTATGTGTAGCGGAGAAGAATATGATAAATGGTGTTCTGGAAAATTATTATTTTGGGTAGGCAAAGGGAAATTCGGAACAAAAGAAGATATTATTGAAGAATTAAAAGAACTTACTCGTTGGGATAATTCTTTAATGTATCCAGATGTCAATTGGGATGATAATTCAGTAGTTGCTGATATTTTTGATAATGAAGAAATTCAAACCAGTGACGAATTTTTTGACGATGAATATTTAGAAACATTTGAAGAGAAATATCATACTCCAAATGGAGAAGAAGTTATTGCATTTGGAAAATTTGGATATGACTAATTATAGAATATTGCTGATTAATACATAAATTTGGAGGATTAAGAATGGGATTATTAGGAAGATATAAAAACGGTAACTTTGTGACAACTATTTTGAGTGATGGGACAAAAATTAGGGAAACAAAAGATGATGAATTTATTCCTAGTTTTGCTGAAAACATGGATATTAAGTTGACCAACAAATGTGATGGTGGATGTGTCTGGTGTCATGAGGGAAGTTCTGTAAATGGTAAGCATGGCGATATTTTAAATGAAAAATTTATTGATACTTTACATCCATATCAAGAAGTTGCGATTGGCGGTGGAGATGCAACCAGTCATCCTGATTTAATACCATTCTTACAAAAGCTAAAAGAACAAAAAGTTATTGCAAATATGACTGTTAATCAGATCCATTTTGAAAAGAAACAGGAATTAATCAAAAAGTTAGTTGACGAGAAATTAATTTATGGTCTTGGCGTTTCACTAGTAAATCCCACAAAACATTTTATTGAGCTTATAAAACAATATCCAAATGCAGTTATTCATGTAATTAATGGTGTATTGAAACCATCAGATATAAAAGCATTAGAGAATAATAATTTAAAGATGTTAATTCTTGGGTATAAACATTTGCGTAGAGGTAATAAGTATTTTGAAGAAGAACAGAATGATATTGAGACTAAGCAGCAATGGTTATATGAAAATCTTGAAGACATCATTCAGAAATTTAAAGTTGTAAGTTTTGATAATCTTGCGATTGAGCAATTGGATGTAAAAAGGTTATTAACACAGGAAGAATGGAATGAATTTTATATGGGGGACGATGGAAAAGTCACTTATTATGTCGACATGGTAGAGCGTAAATTTGCTCAGAGTTCAACAGCTCCGTTTAATAAAAGATATGATTTACTTGACTCAGTAGACGATATGTTTAAGGCTGTAAAAGGAGAAAATGTGTACTCAATTTAATAAAATAAATAATATATAAAATAGAGGAATTAAAATGAACAGATTTTTTGGAATGATGCCATGTAATGAAATTGATAAAGAAGAAACATTTATTGATGAAAATAATTATAAAGTAACAATTCAAGCTGGATGCAATGGATATACGATTATATATGCAGATGGAAGTTCTCAGTATGAAGATATTACTTGCTCTACTAAAGAGAATTTTAATAAAGCATTCAGATTAGCTGAAAGTAGTGTTGGAAAATTAACTAGAACTGGACAAGTAAGTGAGGAACGTTAAATTGATTGAACTACATAAAGCAGAACAACGATTGAAAGAAATAGAAAAGAAGTTTGGTAAAGATGACTTATTTGGGTATATTAACGGACATGATTTTTCAGTTATTATGCAAGATTTATTAATTCCAGATGGAGATTATGTCATTGATACAGGCAACTGGGAGAATGTAAATTATTACTGTGCGTATGGATTGATTAAGAGAATAAAGAAACATCCGTTAATATGGAGATTATTCTTTATAATTTAGTGATGACTTGTTGTTTCATTTGAAAGAAAGGAGAATTTTATGCCAACAAGAGATGATCTAGGAACTAGAATGAAAACTTTTTATGAGGAAATTCCAAAAACAAAACTTATGCGTCGCTGTCCAGTTACTATTAGAATTGATGGAAAAGCATTCCATACATTTACAAGAGGATTTCAAAAGCCATTTGATGAAATTTTAATTGAAGCTATGCAGAAAACAATGAAATATCTTTGTGAAAATATCCAAGGATGTGTATTAGGATATACTCAGTCTGATGAGATTACATTGATTCTGATTGACTATAAGAAATTAAATTCTTCTGCATGGTTTGACTACGAAGTGCAGAAAATGTGTAGTATCGCAGCTAGTATGGCTACAATGGCGTTTAACAAATTCTTTAAAAAAATGTTGAAAATCTTGAACAATATTATGCGATAGAATATGAAACTAATGGTTGGTATGGCAAAGGTACACCAGAATATGAAATGTGCGAAACATATTCTAAAGCTGTTGAAAAAGGCGCAATGTTTGATGCACGTTGTTTTAATATTCCGAAAGAAGAAGTAACAAATCTTATCTACTGGCGACAATTAGACGCTTCTCGTAATTCAATTCAAATGGTAGGTCAAGCTAATTTTTCTCATAATGAACTTCAAAATAAATCGTGCAATCAGATTCAAGATATGTTAATTGATAAAGGAATTAACTGGAATGATTTACCTGCTCATCAGAAGAGAGGAAGTTGTTGCGTTAGAAATAAGATTGTTATTTCGATAGACGGTACGACAGAAACCGTACAGTTAAGAGATAGTTCTGAATCTGAGAATGCTTGGATTATTGATAAAGAAATTCCAATTTTTAAAGGTGAAGGTAGAGAATATATAGATAAGTTGATTAATGTAGGAGAATAAAATGCGTCTTTCATGAGGTGAGAAATATGTTTGAATTAGAATTATTTGATAAAATTCCAATGTCTGTTTATAAATTAATTTATGAACAAACTTTTGAACCACAAAGATTACAAAGTGAAGATGATTTATATTTTAAACATGGAATATCTGATCCAAATAGTTGCGATTATCATATGATGGATTTTGAAACAACTGAAATTTTAGGTGCATTTATGGATTTACGTCAGGTATCTCCAAATCAATTAAAGAGGATATTAATTTTAGGCTATTTATTTAATATGGTTTTTGGTAGATATTATACGGATAAAAATGAGGAGCATTAGAATATGAGTGAGTATGTAAATTATAGAGGTAAACTAAAATTAATTCACAAAAAAGAAAATGAAACATATGGTGATTTTTGTAAAAGAGTTGCATTAACTTGTCCTGGTTGTGATGAGAATTTGCCGAGTTATTATGACACATGGGAAGAATATCTTATATATGAATTTTATGATTATTATGTCGTTGTTGGTGAAAATGTGTATAGGATTATGTCAAAACAACAAATTGATTATGATGAGTCCACTTTTGATCTGACAAAGTTACAGGATGGAGAATATAAATACAATGTTAGATATTACAACGGTGGATGTTGTTTTAGTGAAGCTATTCAATATGCGTTTAAAGAAAATGAGGAATAATAAATGGATGGATTTACAGTAATTGTAGAAATATTATTTATGCTGTTACTTAGTGGGTGCGTATTAATTGGAAGGAACAAATAATGAGGTTAATAGATGCTGGTGAGTTAAAAGAACGATTTTGTGAAGAAACCTGTGGTAAGAACAGATGCGTTGGTTACATGGATAAATGTGCATGGATTTTATCAGTAGAAGAAAGTAAAACTGCTTTCGATGCGGAAAAAGTTACGGAATCGCTTATGAACAGATTTCGTGTTGTTTCCAATGATGATGACTTAGAGTGGAATAGAGCTATAGATTATGCTATTAAAATCTTAGAAGGTGGTGGAATTGAATGAGAGAGATTCTTTTTAAGGCAAAACGAATTGATAACGGAGAATGGGTAGAAGGATATCTTTTTGACAATGGATTTGACGGAGAAGAGAAAAAGTATTTCGTAGGTGGTTTAGTTATTGAAAAATACAATGGAACTGCTTGTGATGAGTGGGATATTACAGGAATTGATTTTTGTGAGATTGATCCAGAAACCCTCTGCCAGTTCACAGGGGAGACTGACAAGAACGGTAAGAGGATCTGGGAGAGCGATGTTGTTTGGCTTGTTTATGATGGGAAAGAACATATTTATCAGATAGTTTGGGATAACTCTGAATTAGATTTTAAAGCGACCAATGGTGAAGAAAATTACGGATCGAATTTTGAATATTTACTATGTTGCGATGAAATTGAAGTGATTGGAAACATTTTTGATAATCCAGAATTATTACAGGAGGAATCAAATGAGTAAAGGAAAAGACATTTCCACTATGTTCACAAGAGAGGAAAACAAAAAGAATGGAAGACTCGGATATGGACTGGCTACCAGAGAAAAAGATACTATCATTAGTCCTGCACAATATGGAGCATTCTTGCAGAAAAGAGGTAAGAGAAGATGAGCAAATCAGTATTAGTGATTGATACACCAGAGAACTGCTTAGATTGTCAATTCTGTTATGAATTAGATGAAGGTGTTGAAGCATGTTGTTCAATCTCAGATGACGATAAAGACACAAGCATCATGAAGAAAATTGATTGTGAATATGGATATTGTCAAGGTAAGCCCGATTGGTGTCCGTTGAAGCTATTACCAGAAGAAGAGGATGATTGTTCTAATGATTATTATGATGATTATTATAGAGGACACGCCAATGGATGGAATGAATGTTTAGAAGAAATTATAGGAGAAAATATTAATGAATAAGGTTTTATTACTTATGGAAGAACCAAATTCATGTGACGAATGTATATGTGTTGAAGAAGTTGGATGTAGAAGATATTATTGCGAAGCATTATGTGAATATATTGAAAATTTAGAAAAGCGAAAACACTCAACTGTTCCTAAAGTATGTCCATTAAAAGAACTTCCAAAAGAAGATAATAATTTCTCAGGCGATGAATTTGAAGATGGATTTACATTCGGTTGGGATGCTTGCTTGAGAGAAATTACAGGTCAACCGAAAAATTAACAGTTAAAAGTAAACTTTCATTCATAAAAAAGAGGTGAATTTTTATGACAATAGAAAAGATTAAAGAAAAATTAAGAGGTGAAGAATACGATTTCTTACGAAAAGATAAGAATTTAGGTAACAATATTATTATTCTTACACTTGGTGGAAGTCACGCTTATGGTACAAATACTGAAACAAGTGATCTTGATATTAGAGGATGTGCGTTGAATAGTAAAATGCAAATTCTTACAAATGAAAATTTTGAACAATTTGTAAATGAGAAAACAGATACAACAATTTATGCATTTAATAAATTAATTTCTCTGTTATGTAACTGCAATCCTAACACAATCGAAATGCTGGGTAATAAACATGAACATTATTTTTATGTATCACCAATTGGTAGAGAATTTATTGATAATAAGAATTTATTTCTATCGAAGAAAGCAATTTATTCTTTTGGTGGTTATGCTAACCAGCAACTCCGTAGGTTGGAGAATAAGTCAAATAGATTAGTTGGACAGGCTAAAAACGAAGAACATATCTTTAAGACAATTGATCATGCAATGTTTGACTTTAAACAAAGACATTTTACAATGCCAGATGATGCGATCAAATTATATATTGATAAAGCAGTTCAAGAGGGATATGATACGGAAATTTTTATGGATGTGAATTTAACACATTATCCTCTAAGAGATTATTCTGGTATGATTTCTGAAATGCAATCAATTGTAAAAGCATATGGCAAGATTGGTAAACGCAATCAAAAAGCAATTGAAGCAAATAAATTAGGTAAACATATGATGCATTTGATTAGATTATATATGATGTGCCTGGATATTCTTGAAAAAGGAGAAATCAATACCTATAGAAATAAAGAGCATGATTTACTTATGGATATTCGTAATGGTAAATATTTAGATGAAAATAGGCAACCTGTTCCAGAATTTTATGAAATGGTAGATGAATATGAAAATAGATTAGATTACGCAAAAGAGAATACCGATTTGCCAGATAGTCCAGATTATAAAAAGATTAATGAGTTCGTAGCTTCTGTAAACGAAAAAGTAGTAAAAGGTGAAATCTAAGAGCGTTTCTGCTCAAAATTCTATAAGAATATTATTGAATAGAGGTGAGAGTAATAGTACACAAATCTAAAAGATTCACTAATACATGGTGGAGTTTATGTACTAACTATGAGGATTATCTTAAATTTGCAAAAGAAATGTATAAATGGAAAGGTGAAGATGCCATATTTGGCGGTGAGCAATTCCAAACAGAAGACTCATTATTTGATAGTGTGAGTTCTTGGATGGACACATTTGGAATTCCATATGTATTAGATGATCCAGATGATAAGTATTCTGATGAACATGAAATCAATGATCCATTGAATGACGAATATCAAATTACAGACAAACCAGGAGAGAATGAATATCCTATAGTGGTATATATGTATAAAATGCAAGGTTATTTTAATATTGACTGGTTTAGTATTAGAGAATTAGAAAATGATGATATGTAAATACATGAAACAAACGATTCAAGGCAGGTGAATAAATGTCAATAGAGGAAATTATTAGTATATCTTGGTTTTTAATCGGGTTAATAACAGGAACTATAATGATATTATTAGATATGCGAGGGGAAGAATTTGATGAAGATTATTTCTCATCGGAAATTATAATATTTTATCTTGGTTCGATATTACTGGGATATATTACTACATTTATTTTTATTGGTATTTGTATATACAATCATAGACCATTTACAAAATTTATGTATTGGTTGGCAAATATCGGAGTTAAGAAAGATGGTGATAATAAATGACATTATTAGAGTTATGGAAAGCATTAGACGAATTGCCTATAACTATTCTTGAAAATACAAATGCTATAGTTCTTATAAGTGAAGGAGAATTTGAAATTGGAAATATTGAGTACAAAAATAATCAGATTAAAGTGGCATGATCGAGAAGATTACCCAGAAGAGAATAAATGGATTATTGTAAAAGACAAAGATGGTAGAGAATTTAAATACCATCAATGGACAGGATATTGTTATTATGCTTATGTACTAGACGCTGATGGATGCGATGGGTGGCGCAGTGATATAGATATTGTAGCCTGGCGATATGATTATTCAATTTAACAAAAAGGAGAAGATGAAATATGAAAACAATCTATGAATTAAACGAAAAAGATATTGTAAGTGTTGTAGCTGAAAGATTTGAGATTGAACCAGAATGTGTGCATATAAGTTATGATAATGTAACAACTGGTTATGGTGTCGCAGAAACTACAAAGCCAACTATTAAGATCCAAATTACAATGGATAAAGAAATAGATGAAGTGTGGTTTTGAAATCTCGATTTCATGGAGGTGATAGAAATTACAGATGAAGCAAGTGAATTAGTAGAAGAAAATCATAATTTAATATATTCATTATTACATAAATGCCATTTAAACATAGAAGAATGGTATGACATTGCAGCAATAGGTTTGTGCAAAGCTGCGAATTATATGAGAGAAGGGCTGGATGGTTGAAATGAAAAACAAAATACCTTTTATTTTAAAAGATAATGAATATTATAAGAAAAGTATTCTGGATATTGATAAAATAGACTGTGAAAAAGAATTTTGGAATGTAGATGAAACGATTTCAGAATTATCGTA